TTTTCAAAATAATATTCACACTTTTCGACTTTCCCTAGAAATGTATATTTAATCATTTTTAATCTCCTTAAATAATTTAGATAGCAACTTCAAAATCTAATCTATCTCCATGTTTATAATCGATTAACCTAAAATCATCGATAGTGAAATCGTAAAAATTATCGACTTCTGGATTAATCCAAATTTGAGGAGCGGAGAAAGATTCTCTACTCATTTGTTCCTTGAGACCTTCGATATGTCGAGTGTAAATATGAGCATCACCAATGTGGTAAATATAGCTTCCCAATTCTAATCCTGTAACCTGAGCAATCATTCGCTGTAACACATTGTATTGAAATACGTTAAATGGATTCCCTAATGCCATATCGTTTGATCTACATCGAACTTCGAGATGTAATTTTCCACCTTTCACATGCCATTGAGTTTCATACACACATGGCGTCAAAGCCATATCATCTAAATCATCTGGATTCCAAAGCGTTGTGATATGTCTGCGTGAAGCAGGATTGATTTTAAGCTGATGGAGAAGGTGATCAACTTGGTCAATCTTTTGACATTTGATAATTCCATTCTCCATGTATCTATGTAGATAAGTTGCTTTTCTATTTTTCTTGCCTAGCTGATAGCCATAAGCTTTACCAATTGTTCCATCTTCAAGTTCCCATTCGTTCCAAATCTTAACTCCCATGTCACGAAGGTCTTGAACAACGTTAGATTTCTTTTGCCAAATCCAAAGCAACTCTTTGATTGCCGTTTTCCACGCAACCTTCTTTGTAGTCAAAATAGGTACTTCTGAATTGTCAAATCGCATTGATTGTCCAATGTAAGAAATGGTGTGAGCAGGAGTTCCATCTGCCCACACAGTCCTTACCTGTTCTTCTTTATCGCTATATCCATGATTTAAAATTGTTTCAATAATCTTTCTGTATTGTGTATCTGCTTGATTCATTATGTATTTCCTTTCAAAATCATTTGCCTCTATTAAGCTCTTCACTAACGATATTTGCCATCTTTCTCATTCCCATATACTTACCAAAGTAATAAACTGAGACGAAAAAAATGCCTGCTATCAAACCAATGGTTGGCGTCATAATATTATCTCCTCCTGTATAAAACTACACTTTTATTCATTATTAATTAGTTTTGTAGTATAAATAGCAACTTTCCGATCTGTGTATTGACATGTTTTCTTTCCAATAATTTCAACCAATCCTTTTGCTCTAAGTTCATTCAAGCGCGGATGGACACTATTACGATCTGATGAAGGGACTAGATTTTTCTTATGTAAAAAAACTGCTAGTTCTTTGGCTGTAGCTCCATTTTCAAATGAGTTATGTAAATTTTCAAAAACGACACGTTGACGTTCACTCAGAGTTTCTGAAACATGTGCATATGCTTCATTGCGCGTCTCCTTGGTGATGTCACTTGTTTTGTTCTTTTTGAATAAAGACGACAATCCACTAAAAAGTGATTCAGTAAAAGGCAACTTTGTAATCATATATCATTCTCCTATTCTTCTAAGTATTCAAAATTCAATTTCAAGACATAACCTTTTTTAAATATGTGTTCGTTTCCACACGTCATACAATATGTAGTATTTTCTTCAACTAGATTTACTCTTTTACTTGAGCAAGATGGGCAACTATTGATATCAAAGTCTCCTTCAATTTTTGTGAAAACTTTATCAGATGTAACTTTCTCTTTAAGTGATTGCCCAAACTGCATGCAAGATTTCTTTACAGTAGTTGGATTAATTCCTAGCTCTTTTGCAATAACCATCCTAGGAACTCCATTTATATCTCTTTCAGCAATAATTTTTTTAAACTCATCTGTAAATGTCTTTTTGTATCTGCTATTTTCTTTATATGTATTCAAAACATTTAATACATCGCTACTCGATATTTGAAAACTGTCACTTATAAATTCAATAGGGCTTCCTTCTGCATAGGCAGTTAAAATCTTTTCTATTAACACATAATTGCTCTCCTTTTAAAGTAAATGTCGGTCATAAATCAATGTTGCTCGTTCATTGTTAAAAAACTCATCTAGAACCTTAATTACAGGAACTTGGTTGCCATCTTCTGATACACTTCGGCTAAACAATAATAGAGCAGTGAAGATATCTATTTCTCTGACTCCTTCTGGATTGTCAGCAGTGGCGTGTTCGTACTCTTCAATAGCATCCTTCTCATCTTTGGCTTTAACTAATGAGTAATATGGATCGTCAAATTCATAAAACTTTAAACCATCTAATTTTTTAACCTGATCTATAATTTGATCAATTTGTTTTCCTAAACTAAAAGAATGAATATCTGAAACATCGGGACACACACCAACTTCACCAGCTACAGATAATTCCAATAATTTTTCGCGTACTTCGTTAGGGTTAACAAGCTTATCTGCTCCCACGCTTTCAGAAACAACCAAAAATTTTTTTGTCATTTCATTACCTCCTATTGTTTGCTTAAAGATTGTTTTACAATTTGATTTACAAGCTTCATATCTGCTCTACCTTTAAGCTCTTGGCTTGCAAGTTTCATCGCCATCCCCATATTTCCTCCAGAGACTTTTACATATTCGACAATAGAACTTACGACATTTTCAACTTCACTTTCAGTTAATTGTTTTGGCAAATATGACATGAGCAATTGTTTTTCTGTTTCTTGCTTTGAAACATCGCGATCAACAGCTTTATACGCTTCAATCTCTTTGTCTAATTCTTTAATATTTCTTTGAATTACGGTTTGCACCTGATCATCGTTTAATTGAGTGATGTCAGATAGTTTGAGAGTGATCTTTTCTTTTTCCAACTTTGAAACCAATAGCCTCAGCGTAGAAAGTTTGTTTTTATCCTTCGACTTCAAGGCATTTTTGGTATCATCTTTAATCTGTTGTACCAGTTCAGTCATAGTAGCATCTCCTTTAATATCTCACACAAAACATTATTAATTAGTTTTGTATGAATGTTTTAATTTGAGTTATGCATTTATTATAGCATTATTAATTAGTTTTGTAAAGGTTTATTGAAAACTTTTGAATAAGGAATGATTAGTGTATATGAAATCAATTCTGCTCTATAAAATCTTCTTAAGAGACGGATTCACTTCACCCTAATAATAAATAAAGGTTGTAGACGCAATACGCCTTCAACCTCCCTCAAGTAGGCCTTTTAAAAAAACGTGACTTCACCCTAAATATATTTTCATGCATTTTAACGTATAATTAATGATGAAGAGTAAATTGACTCCTCTCCATTCTTATAAATTACCTTAACTTCTTCGCTTTCTGGATTCCCTATAATTTTGCTTATATTATTTTGAATAAAAGACCTGTCAATTTCGTCTTCAAAAATGTTAAAGTGACCGCTTATTAGCCATAGAACCTCATCCTCATTTATTTGGTTTCTTGAACAGTGATTGGCTCCATAATTATCATACGTTGAACACACATAGGTATGTTTCTTAGCTCTCTTTTTAAATTTATGCTTCTTGCCACATTTCGAACAATAAACTAAACCTTTTAGTAAAGACATGTATGTATCCTCCCTGAACAACGCTCGTCTCCATTAATAACATCTGTGATTATCTGGAGATAACAAAATAAAAGCACCCTTTGGATGCCTGAGTTTCAATTTTTATCTGATAATTCATTATCAATTATTTTCTTTGTTGCTTTCAGAATAGCTTTTCTTAATTTTTTATTTGATGCAAGCTCTTCTTTGCCGACTTTCTCTAGATATGAGATAGTTATGTTGAGTGAATCTTCAACTTCTATTCCTTTAATTAAATAATCGAGAGACACTTCATAATAATCGGACAACTTTTTGAGCATTTTTAAATTTGGTTTACGCTTTCCATTCTCATAGTTTGCATAAGTATTCTTTGCAACACCGATTGCTTCACCAACTTCTTCCATAGTTGGCTTAAAAGGAATCTTTTTTCTTAATTCTCGTAGCCTGTTGCCAAATTCACTCACTTTCTTCATCCCCCCGAGACGTCATCATTTTGAAGTATTTTTATAAGATTGATTACTGTCTTTCGTTTTTCTTCTGTTAACTTATATAAGCTATTTATGGTTTGGTTTATTTCTGACTCATAAAGATGCTGTCTTTTCATTGTTGATTGGTTATATTCTGATCTTCCAAGTAAATAATCTGTAGTTGTATCCAACACATCTGCCAATTTGCAGAGTATATCATGAGATGGAGTGCTGTGACCTGTTTCATAATTTGAAATAGTTCCTTTTGTTGTGCCTATTTTATTTGCCAACTCAGTTTGAGTTAACTTTTTCTCTTTTCGTTTCTGTCGCAACCTCTTAACATCCATGTGTTTAATCCACCTCACAGTCTGTATAAGCATATCATACATTGGTTAAGTTTCTCAAACAAGATCAAATAAAAAAGCACCCCGAAGGATGCTTTTTATTTGAAGATAAGTCTGTAAATCATTCGTTTTGGCTCATCTCTTCCGTTTTTCAAATCTGAGCGATCAACGGAGTGGATATACCATTTATGATGTTTGTCAGACCAATTCATCAATTCAGTATCAACGATATCTGGGAAGCTATATGTATACTCTTCATCTGTTTCTGGATTTTTTAAATCCACTAACAGTATTGCTCCCATTTTTGCTTCAATGATTTGATGTCCTTTGATGCGGTGCAGGATTCTCTCATCAGCTCCGGGAATATCTGGACTCATACTCAATTCGACAGTCGAATAAGATTCAAGACACCCAATTAACATAGGATCAATAATCACTTTTAATCACCTCCCTCTTTTTATATCGGACGTGGAGATGTAAATTTAAGGGTTTTGTAAAAATTTATAATAAAAACACCCTTTGAGGGTGTTTTGTTTTTATGCTGATGGCGCATGGAGAGCCTTCCTGTACTCTTTAAAGAAGATTCGTGCACGTTCATTATCTTTAATGATATCTAGATTCTTACTCTTTCTTACAACTTTATTTCTGTATTTTTTCTTTTTAGATTTGACGATTTGTTCATTTTCACTAAGTTTATAGGCAAATGTTTCAAGGAAAACTTCGATCATTAATCCAAGCACTAAAGGATATTCGAATATTGCAAGCTTTAGAATGTGCATCGAATACTTCGCATCTTTTGTCAAATTTATAACTGCCCAAACAAAATGTATGATGAATATAGCTAATGGTGCAATCAAATATATTGATTTACTTTTCCCGATTAAGCGTATACCGTTTTGATCAATTTTTTTATGTGTTCCAACTATCAATCCTACATACATTACAACAGCAATAAATGGGACTCCACTAAGCAACATTTTCATCCCTCCCTAATTATAAGTGGCAAGGTTCTTTAAGCATTTGTCTTTTTTGTTGCCCACTGCTGATTATTCATTCTGTAAAAGTCTACTCTATCCTCCATTGATTCATGCTTCCTTCTTTGACGAGTAAGCTCTTTTATTCTTTCCCTATGCTGAATTTCCTTTTTAGAGCTAAAGGCAGACCAATCAACAAAAGCTAAGAAGACATATGAACCAAGTGAAAACCAGAGTATTGTTTTAACCCATACATTTAAAAAGGCAGGATGAATGTTTAAGCCACTCCATGTAAAACCTTGAATGATTGCAACTAAGATCACTGTAGCCCAAAGACAGTAATTTCTTCTTTTAATATTTTTATTCTCAATTGGTTCTTGCGTAAAGTAGTCTAATAAAAATGGTAGTAAGAAAAGAATAACTGTGGAGAGCAAAGCACTCTGAGTAGTGCTTTCTTTAATTGTATTACCGAGAGCAAACCATACCACTAAGGTATATGCGGCTCTTACCCCATAAAAATTATTGTAATCTTTTTCATTGCTATAATCTTTCCCCAATACACAACACCTCTATATGTGATTATCTCTATCTTACCACATAATGTATAAAAATTGGGTAATTTTAAATGTTTTTCTTTAAAAATTTGTCGTATAAGCCGGAATAAATAAGTGAATTGAACTATTATGGAAGAACACTATTTATTGCTTCTTCAAGCATTTCATTAAAGTTTTCAAATTCTTCAATTACTTCTCCGCTTGGCTTATCCAATTCGACAAAGACATTGTTATCAACATCAAGACAATACCAAGAAATGTTGGAGTCGCCAAAAAATAAATAGTTATAATCCCAATCATTTTCACGCCATATTTCATTAGCTCCAATAATTCCATTGTTGTCGTCATTAGGACTTGCATTATAAATAACTAGCCCATTAAAATCTAACCCATTTGCTTTCTTTAAAAATGCCTCATGGTCTTTTACCCAAAGATTTTCTTTCACATTTTTGGAAACCCATTCTTTTGTCAGTTGAATATCTTCATTATTTGCTGGTATCATAATTGATTTGTTATTTTTATTTTTAAATTCTTCTATTCGTAATAATAATTCAGAAATCACAAAAATCACTCCTAGTCTTTTGTGGTTGGATATATGAAACCATCTGGCATAGGCCATTTAATTTCTGCTGATTCTCCCACCTTTAATCCTTTTGTTAAAGTTCTTTGAGCATTTGTGAGAGCCTTATGATAAGGATCGTTTTTAATTAAAACCAAATTCTCAAAATCATTTGTTCCACCATCATCTAGAGGGAGCTTGTGGTGAACTTGATAACCATCAGGAACAAGACCTTTTTTCATACTTTCAATATCTGCTTTAGTTAATCCTGCATTTATTAATTGATCAATCTTCTTTGGATCAACTGTCAAGTTCATAAGAAAATTTTTCCTAACAGAACTATTAAATTGATTTCTTAAAGTTTTAAATTCATCTCTATTACGTTTAGTGTAAGTTATCTCTCTTTCAGAGACACTTTTTAAAGTAACGTTCTTACCTTTTAATTTCCCAATATATTCAGTTCCAATCTTTTGCATCGTGTCGATTACATTTTTATTCAAATCAGAAGCTCTCTTTATATAGTGAATGAGCTTATTTTTTATATTTTCACCATTTAGGGCATGGTAAGGGATTTTTGCTCCACCTGCAAATTGAACTTGAGGAGAAAGAGGGTTGTGTATTTGAATGTTTTTAAGTTTATTTATTTTGTCATGAATATATTTTTTAGAAGCTTCTACAGCTTTTGTTGTAGTCTGACCAACTTTACCTGCTTTAGCGGCTTTCCCTACTTTATCAACGCCTTTTGTTCCAACAACTGATGTGCCGACCATTCCAATAGCATATGTAAACCATCTCGCTCTACTTTCTGCATCGCCATTGATAACATCTCGCTCAAAAGAGTCTTCTATCCCTTGTTTTATAATATTGAAGGTGTCAACAGGATGCATGATGGTATTAGCAATTCCTTTTAACGTTTCCATTGGATTAGTTAAGGTGTCCCAAATGCCAGTAGCAGTATCAACAACTACATCTTTCACTCCAATACCGATGCCAGTAAGAATGTCATCGCCTGTTTTGTTGAATTTAGCCAGATTGTAAATTACCTTCTGATCAGCAGTTAGATTGTCATAACCAATCTCGTCAGCAATTTGAATATATTCTCCATTATCTATAGTGTTATCAAGCTTTTTCTTCAATGCCTCTATTCGCTGTATTTCTTTTTCTGCGGCTATTTTTTCAGCCTCTTCTTTTTTGATTGTAAGGTATTCCTGTGTTTTCTTATGGATTTCATCTTTGTACTTAAATGCTTTGGTGTCATAGTAATCTTTTGCATTAAAGTTGATCGGTTGAGCATCCCTTCCTTTGCCTGTAGCGTCCAACAGGGCTTTGTTTCGCTCTTTGATATAATCTTGATTTAATTCCGATTTCTCGTATTCGTTTTTTAATTTCCAATCCATTTCATGAATTTTGTCAACTGTATTGTCTTTAATCACTTTTGCATTAGAGATATGTTCTTTAAAGTCTAATGTTGAAAAGACTTCTAACGGAACGATATCTTTTATATCTTCTAAGATAGTTTTAATCGCTTGCTTCTGTCCAGCCACAATTTCATTCGATTTTCCATAGGCAACCTCTAGTTCGTTTTCTAAATAGGAGGTGTCAACAAATGTATTGCCCGAGAGACCAGCTTCTTCTAGTTTTCCAGCGATGCTATCAAAAAAAGCGATTTGCATGTCAATCATACCAAGCCATTCATCTACATTCCTAGCATGCTCTTTGTAAAAAGCCTTAATGTTGTCAGCACCTTCGCCTTGGAAATCGTCTCCTAAGTTGGCTATTTCCTGAAAGGCGGTTTGAAGATTGACAAATTCTTCTCTAAGGTTCTTATATTCATTTGATCGACTTTCCATTGCGGATATAAGGGTTTTGGATTCATATACTTTCATGGATTCAATCCTTTCCCAAGCGATAGTTAGATATATTTTACCACTTAAGAGAAAGATTGGTGAAGAGGATTTTACTTTAAATCAATATTGTAGGGGAATATAGAGGTCAACTTAAAAACACAGTGAGAGTTGTGTACAGTTTTTAAGTTAATAGACTATGTTAGTTGTGGTTACAACGCTTTGCCGTTATGTTGTCAACTAGCATAGTATGGGTGAGCTAACATTCTCAAAATACGATTAGCTGGCGAGGTATGTTTCTGATTGCTCTTTACGTCCTTTAATGAGATTGCCAATCACACCGACAATTGAAATATTATATTGCTCACCTTCCCACTCAACTATAATTTCATCGATGAGCGAGGATATGATTTTTTGCTTTGTTTCAAAAGAAATCTTATCTTGATTCTTAATTTCATTTTTAATCTGTCCAATAAATTTTATTAAATCCTTTCTATTCTGATTGTCGATTTCTTTATCTTGAATCTGATCCTCATATTTTGATATTTCAATTTTGATTAACTTTTCTTTTTCATTTAGTTTTTGTATATCTAAATCCATTTCGTTCTCTTCAATATAACCTTTTTTAAATAATTGAAGTATTCTCTTTCGTTCTTTGGATATCTCCTCTAATTTAAACTTCAATAAATCGTATGCTTGTCTAACTGAATCATTTGCTCTTTCTTCTTTTCCAGCGTGAACAATTTTCGAAGGATCAAAAATAAAATCATAAATCATTTCCCAAATTTGCTTTTCAATTTCGTTAGCTTTTAAAATTTTTGAACAACAACTTTTTGCACCTTCTCCGAAAACTCGACCATTCTTATTCACGCATCTATAATTTTTGTATGAATGTGTTGATGTAACCTCTCCTGTTACTTTTGATCTCGTTTTAGAAGTAGTTGTGTAGGACGAATATTTTGCACCGCAGTGAGCACATCTGATCATTTTTCTCAAAAGATACTGATGTTTCACATTTCCTGAATGACTTGTATTTTTGACTCGTTGATTTTCTGCTAATGTAAATGTCGCGAAATCGACAATAGGAGGAACAGATACTTCGATCCATTCTTCTTTATCTCTATTTTCATAAGCTCTTTTTGGTTTACCTGATTTAGTTTTTTCGCCTTTAATCTTTTTCATTTTTTTCTTGTTATAATAAAATTTCCCAATGTATGTTTCATTTTTAAGAATTTTATTGATGGTGCTCTGATTCCACAAATGACTCTTTTTCATTTTTGTTTTGGCGCCCAATATGGAAAGTCGTTCACCAATTTCTCTGATCTTCAACTTATCATAAACATACCATTGGTAAATTTTCCTAACAAATTTTGCTTCTTCTTTGTTGATAACTAATTGCCTATCTACATAGTCGTATCCATAAGGTGGTACACGCATAGGCATAACAAATCCATTTTTTACTGCCTTAATTGATCCTCTTCTTGTTCTTTTTTTGATTAATGCCAATTCATACTCAGCGATTGACGACTGAATATTAAAAAAGAGCTTCCCTTCTTCTGTATTCTTATACTCAGTATCAACAAAAACAAGCTCTACGTTACTTTTTTCAAATTCAGTACAAACAAGAAGTCGGTCAATCATGTTCCGGCTTAGACGGTCAGGATGAACGATGATAATTCTTTCTATCTTGCCCAATTTCACATCTTCTCTTAATTCATCCATCCGAGGTCTTTCAATATCTTCTCCAGAAAAACCTCTTTCTTCATATTCAAGAATAAGATCATCAGGAACATTTAACTCTTTCGCCTTCTTCAAACAAGCCTCTCTTTGATATTCAAGACTTGTTCCATGATCTACTTGCTTATCTGTGGACACACGTGTATAAATTGCTGTATATCTAATGACAATTCATCTCCCGAAGTGTACACAACTCTCATATTAATTATATACACTATTATAGTATTTGAAAAGAAAGAGATGAAAATCTTGCATTCACCTCTTTCTTATTATGTATTAGCATCATTCTTCTACTCTATTAATTACTCCATTTAAAACTCCATTTAGCCTTAAATCATTCCAGATTAGTTGATAACAATATGTTAAAGTCTTTTCAACATCGTCTTCATCAAAATCCTTTTGAATGAAACTAACTTTATTTAATTTACTCAATTTATTTTCACCTTTTCTTACACTACAAAGTGACACTTAAAGATTTAGGATCAAGACGTATTACACTTCTTTGTCTCTTATTAGCATATTTAACTGTATTCCAAGTTCCTCCGGCTTCAACTCCGTCCCAAATTGCAATTAGAAATTTCGAGTTGTCTACCATCCATTCATTTCTTCTTTGCATACACCAAGGTGTGTAATTTTCTTTTGATATATAGCAGATATGATCTGCATCTTTTAAAATATTATGATATGTATCTTTGTCTTCTCTCTTCCACTTTTCGCTTTGATTCATACAGGGGACTGCACAAATCAATTTAATATGTGGGTATTTCTTTCTTAAAGAAAGGACTACTTGTGCTGACCACATGTCTGATCCAAGTGCCATACCTGAGACAAATGTATCTATTCCTCTTCTATTAATAAGTCGCTCAACAAGGGTTTTTAATTTCAGAAACAGTCGCATATTCCCCTCTTCCAGAGGGTCATAGCCAAACAATTTATCTGGTCTATGACCTGTAAAAGCAAGGGTTTTATCAAAATTTATTTCAAATTGAAAGCAACTCATTTCTTTTTAGATTTAATTTGCTTTTTGCTTTGTTTTTCTTTGTTTTCCGTTTTAACTTTCTCTTCTTTTTTATTAATGATTTTCATTTGAAATGGTTTTTTGACCGTTTTAATTTCAAAATCACCTTTAACATTTAGAGCAATTTCTGTGATCTGATCAACTCCTTTATATTCGCCTTCATACAATAAAGGAGCAACATTCAACCCTAAATCTTGTCCAATTCGTTTTACTGCTGTATGAAGCAGGTATCGATCTGCTTCATTGTCAAGAATGTCTTCAAGCAGAAATTCACCTTTTTTTAACCACTTTCCTAAAAATGTATATCCATCACCAACATGAATTTTTAAATGGTCAACAAATTTATGAAATTCAAGAACAGATTCTTTATCGCGAGATGCAGAAAATCCCACGAGGTTGTTGACGACTCGTTTAAACGAAACGTTAATTCCATTAACAAATTCTCTAACAATAATTTCGTCACCTTTTACAAGGTTATCTCCTTTAGCAATAGATTTTTCAGCATCATTTTCATTTAGATTGATTACAACTTTGATTTGTTCGCTCATTTTATTACTCTCCTTCTGTTGTTACTTTTAATTTTCCATTCTCTAAAGAAAAGAAATTGATTTGTTTTTTCTCGGTGTTAAAATTGACTCTGGTAATTATTGATTTTTTAACGAAATCTACACCATTTTTAGTAGACATTATTGATTTATCTACGAAGATGTGTGTGAATTTTTCATCTGCTTCTATTTGTGCAATTGGTGCAAAATAAATCACACTTCCATCTGTAAAAAACTCTTTTCGCAATTGAGGTGAAGGCATTTGATAACCTGTTGTCTTTTTCCCTTCGGAAACCAAGTCTTTAACAACTTTCTGAAACATTGCCTCCCTTGCTCCTATAGAAGAGATATCTTGGCTATTAAAATATGTAATTAAAATTTTCTTTGGTTTATTCTCCATAATTAATATCATCAACTCCTTTGTCATATCTAATACATTTAAAGCTAGGAAACCTCAAAGATGGTTGTCCTGTTTTTTCATCTTTAGACTCTTCGAAATATTGAACCTCGATAATCTTTCCACAAATGAGGTCAGGATTATCACCAAATTCCCTTCTTTGATCAGGGGTGAATCCCGATCCAACACCAACGATATTGCCTTTGTATTCAACGTTTACTCTGGATAGCAATCCTTTGAACTGACCATCAATAGCTTTTTCAATTGATGTGACAATAAGGTCTGCTGTTTTGAATTTTTTCACTTTCAGTAAGCTATCGGTTCGTTTTGTGGCATATAGTCCATCTGCCTTGTTAATCATAAGACCTTCATGATCTGCTTCTTCTGCCCATTTCATCAAGACAGAAATCATTTCTTTGTCTTCTCCTGCATAAAGAACTGGCAGGATTCTTATGTGATTTGAACTACTTCCAGCAAGGATTCCATCAAATAAATCAAGTTGATTTCTACGTTTTTCATATGTATTTTTTGATTTTCCATCTTTAAATTCTGCAAGAGGTAAAGCATCAAACATGTAAAACTCTAAATCTTTCTTCTCTCCATCTTTACGAACGACTTTTTGTGTTGCTCTAAAAAGATCATCGGAAGAAAGGTTCTTTTCATTAGCAAGTAGAAGTTCTCCATCGAAAACCCATCCATCAGGTAAGCACCTGAACTGTTCTTCTAACTCGGCCATTCCATTGATTTCTTTTCCTTGACGTGTAAAAAAGTTAACTCTACCCTCATCTTTGATTGCAACACATCGATTACCGTCAAGTTTTAATGTTACATAGAATTTGCCCTTTACTTTTGGTTCTTTCTTAGCATAGGATTCTGCTAACATTACTGAAAAACTTGGGATGAAACCTTTGCCGTAAACCTTGTTGATAGTTTTCTCGGTAATACCAACTTTTAAATCTTTTGTTGCAATTTGTTTTGCTAACTCTTTTTCATCATCAGTTTCAAGTCTATCCACAAAATATTGCACGCTTAAAATATCTGTATCTCTTCCACTATTGAGGCGTTTCAAATAATCCATCAAACCTTGAATGTCTCGAATAATCGTTACATATTCATCAAGCTTTATGTTTTTATTTATTTTCTTAGTCGAGATTCCAGTCACTATGTATGGGTTGAACACAAACTTTAAAACTTCTTTAAACAATTCATTATCTTCATACTTTTTCAGAATCGCCTCTTTACCGTTTCGAGATGATTCATTTTTTAATTCGTGAAAAATCTTTACTAACTCTTTCATTGATACACCTCTTTATCCATTATTAATTAGTTTTATATTAGTTAAATAATTTCGTCTACAATTCCATATTCCAACGCTTCATCTGCAAATAGGTAAAGCTCTTCTTTGTGCCGCTTTGTTTTATCCATTAGCTCTTTAGGAAGCTTAGTTCGGCTAATGATATATTGATCATATCTGTCGCGAAGCTTTTCAACATGATCAATTTCACGTTTTAATCCTTCGACAGTGTCTTTTTGTCCAGTGGAAGCATCATGATACATAAAAGTAGCCAGTTTAGATGCGAAACGCTTATGCCCTGATACGTAAATATACAACCCAGCACTCATAGCTTTCCCACTACAGTATGTATGAATAGGAGTTTTACTGCTCTCGATAACACCAATTAGCATGTTGGCATCGTACAGCACACCACCATATGTATTAACATAAATTTTGATTGGTTTTGGTGTATATGATCTATCTTTTTCTAATTTATCCTCATCATACCTATTGATTTCAATAATTTTGTCTACTAATTTATGAATGCTTTCTTCATTGACTGTTCCTCCAAGAATTAGGTCTCGTTTTTTGCCGCTACTATTTTGAGTATTATTTTTTTCTTTTTCTGACATATTAGATTTCCCCTCTCAATGTTCTTCTTAATTCAGCCAATCGTGAGCAAATGGTTGGTTAAGAAATTCCCCTATAATTGGATGCAGATCATCTGTAACATCTCTTCTCTCCAGAACCCCATCCCAAATGTTGATTTCTATGATAAGGAAAATTCGTCCATCTTTCAATTCAAATCTATGATTCAATAGTTAAATCTCTCCATTAATTACAATCTCTTTTATGTCTTTTGTTTTAAGAATGAAACTTTTATCGTTATTATCTACAACCCATAGTGTGTTGTAATATTCTAATGAATTAGCTAAAAAGTTTGCAAGCTTGCTCTCACTTTCTCTGCATTCTAAAGCATCAATAGAAGAACCGTCATTTTTATAAACTGTGTAAGAAAAAACTTTCAAATCAGGTTTCTTTTCTTCTTTTTTCTTAAAAAACTTTAAAAACATAACTCCACCCCTCCTTAATGTGCTAATGTATCTGCTTCCCTTAGAAATTCCAGCTTTTTAAATAAATCTTCTCCCACATATTTTTCAAGCTTTTCTTTATTAGCATTTTGATTTAAGAGATACATATGAAATTGAATCAATGTTACAACAGTATGTATAAAACCATCGTCAAACCCCATTTGTTTAAGAAGGTGCACAGCCAATTGTGAGCCAACGTATTCATGTCCAATAAAATTGGCATATCTCACCTCTTCTCCTTTTCTGTTAACAAAGCTCTTACAGAATGGTTTCCCAATGTCATGGAGGAGAGCAGTCCAAAGCATCATTTCTTTCTCAGTTTCATCTTCTGTCTTATAGTTGTCTAAAACATGCTTGTAAACGTAATATGTATGTCTACTTGTCGAAAAGCTATGATATTTCGAATCCTGAGGAAAGTCGTGAATAGCAAAGAACTCTCTAAAGTATGAGGCAAGAAAACCCATAAGATCATAACCTTCTCTGTTTAACAAGACTCCTGCTCTCACCGCGTCAGCAAATTGTTTAGGGAGTACATCTTCAATTAGTCCTTCTGGGTAGTTAAAGACAATATTGTCCCAGCCTTCTGAATAAATAGGGATTTGTAGACTCTTATACATATTGTCTATTGCGATTTTTGGCACAGTTCTCTCACGATGAGTGTTCATATCTATGCATGATCCATAGCCTGTCGCCATGTATACTGCCGTTTTAACCACTTCCTTTGGAAGTTGTTGAAGCAATCCTTTACGCTTTTTTCGGCTAATATTAGTAGCATCATAAATGACGTGTTTACCTTTTCTTAATGCATTTAACGTTCTTGTTCTCATTAGTTCAAAAACTTTTGAAGGGTCAGTCTGAACACTCTCATCCCCATATAATTCTTCTCGAATCTTATCTGATGAAAGATATTTAATGTCATCTCTTTTAACACCGTCTTCTCCTTCAATTAGTTCTTTTGCAAATGTAGACTTTCCACTTGCAGGCAAACCAATCAGCATTAGAAATCTCAATTGTCCCACTAGCACATCTCCTCTTTTTCGTATTCGCCATAGTTTTTATAAATATCTTCTTTAAGCATTTGTTCTGGGAATGTTCCTGTGCCATACATTGCGAACATATATTTTTGCAACTCTGGTGGAATATTTTCTGTTACAAATAGAGCAAACTCTTTTTTCTTGTCGGGTTTTGCAATTTGATTAAAGGTCATTCGAATTAGTTTTGATTGAGCTTCGAAAATTCTATCGATCTTATTTTTAAAGCCCTCAATCTCTGGTCTGAACTCTTCTGGTAATGACACTATGTATTCATCAATTCTATTTTCTGCCCAAGCTTTATATTTAGCCTTAGTAGACAGACCATGCATTAATCTATGTACCTGTAAGTATTCACTGCCTTTAATTTTCAAACGTTTACCATTTGAAAACCTAATCACCCAACCTTCTTCATTAGCTGATAGCATATCTTTCATTTGAATCAATTCTTCAAATTTGTACTTATACTGCTTAGCAAGAGGCATATTTAATCTGCAAGCTTCCCAATCGACATCCCCACAATTAGCATCATGAATAGAGTCGAAAAGATATATAACACCAAGCAACACTAAGTGTTCACTATCTTTATAATCAACAACCACTCTATTTTCTGGGTAGATAATTTCTACAAGGTAGGTTACTGGTGTATAGCAGTAACTATAAATATTCTCATTTTGAGAATATTTATTTTTCCACATTTCAGTAGCTTTGATTGCCTGATCTGATGTGAAACTCCCTTTTGTAGCAAATCGAATTTCATTGTTAAAGAAATAGGAAATCCCTAATGAGCCATCGATTTTTTCCATGACAGATTCAATTTTTGAAAAGTCAATGTCCTTTTCATACTCTGGATTCTCACCATAATTAAAAAACTTATCAAACGGTTTTGCTAATATGTATATAAATCCATTATTATTTAGCTCTGTTGTGTCAATAATTAAACCTCTGGCGGTCATAGTCTCATGATTCCATCGTTTCTCATATACAGCAAGTTTTGTATAACACAATATTTTTATGTTCTCATCTTCTGGATGACTTTTGATGTTGATATACCCATTCTCTGATTCTTCTATGTATTTTTTATATTCTTCCTTTTTCATTGTTGGCAACTTTGAATATAAGATTTTTTTTAATGACTCCAATCTTATCAGCTCACTTATCAAGTAATAAATTCATTTAAATCAAGAGTCTTATCATTCAGACTATCTATTTTTTTCTTAATCTCTCTAATATCTATTTGCTTTCCGTTATTTCTGTAGTAGGAGATTAATAATGCAATTGCTCCCGCAACTAATGGCGACGCCATTGAAGTACCAGTCATTTTTGCATATTTCCCATCTTTATAAGAACTTAGAATTTCAGTCGAGGGTGCAAGAACATCGAATCCACTATTGGTAAATGGAGAAATTTTTTTATCTTTATCAACACCACCAACAGCTATCACTTCGTCTAGACGTGCAGGATACAATGATTCGCTGTTTCCATCATTGCCAGTTGCACAAACCATGACAATCCCTTCATTATAAGCTCTTTCGATTCTCTCTTTAAAAATGTTGGGAAGTTCTCTATCCACCCCTAAAGACATACATAAGACATCAAAGCCATAGTTAATTGCATAAGTAATCCCATCCATTACGCTTGCCATATTTCCTTTGCCGTTATCGTCTAAAACTTTGATAACATGCAATTCAGCTTTCGGTGCGACTCCAGTATTTTTTCCTACTAAAAGTCCAGCAACATGACTTCCATGCCCTTTTTCATCTTCAACATTATGGCTTCTTTCAAAAAAGTTATAGCCAGATTTAAATGCATGGGATAGCTCAGGATGATCTGTGTCTACTCCTGTATCCATAAGAAGTATACGAACGCCTTCTCCTTTTGTTTTACTCCACACGTTAGGAGCATTGATCGCTTTTAGCCCCCAATCGATTTCGCTATCATCTCTTCTTAAAGAGTCAAATACTTCAATTTTGTCCAGATCGATTTCTCTTCCTTTCAAGTCTTCTTTTCTCCTTTTGGGTTTTTCTTATCTCCTTTTTATTTCTATATTCCTCATCATATTTTTGTTTCTCGCAAATCCTGTCATAGTCATGTCTCAAAACTTCTTTTTCCTTTTTACATTTAGGACAATAGATGATATAAATTTCTTTCAGTTCATAACCGACAGTCTTATCGATATCTCTTTTATATGTAGCCACAAGTTTGAAATCATGATTACAAAACAATCTTTTAATTAAATTAATCACTTTACTTATCACTTCCTAGTGGTGCAACCTCTCTAAATTCAGTTTTTAAATTATTATAGATAGGCTTAAACACTGCTTTAATTTCATCCCAAGAGTCCATCTTTAAAATTTCGTCCAAAAGATAATTGGCACATGAATAATCAACGATTTTGCTATGTTTTGCAATTTGAATACCAAACATCAAAATTCTTAATGAATGAAACATGCTCTTCTTCCCAATATAATCCTCTCCAATAGCCAGTTTCTTTTTGCATTTTACAAAGCTATTAGATGATACAGCAGAGATTTCACACCTAAGCTTTTCTTTGTCAAGCATAAAATATTTAAGGTATGGATCATTTGGGGCTTGAAAGATGCACTCCATGACACTAATATGATGATCTTTAATCCTCTCGATAAATTTACCTTCACTATAAACTGTATAATCTGCTCCTTCTTCTCGCAAATTGTAATACAGATTCCTGTCGTCAGAATCTACTACGACAATATAGTCTGAGTCTGAGTTTTTGGTTTGAGAATTATAAACACTAGAACCATATGAATATACTTTTATGATTGGCTCATCAATTGTATCTCGCGTTTCATATTGTTCATCTTCCATAACGTTTCACCTCTACAAAATCCTAATCGTAAATTGCCTCTTCTTTTAAAAGCTTTTTAATGTGAGACAGTAGCTCAATTTCAATGTTCGCTTTTCTTACTCCGCGATCCACAAGCTGTGGCACATGAATATCAAGCTGTGTTTTTAGAGAATTTAAAATCTCCAAGTCCTCTTCATTTAATAGGTATCTGTTTTCCATGTGTTTTCTCCTGCATAAAATCCCTATTTTATTAAATATAATCTTCTTAATATATTTCGCAATATAAGCGAAGTGCGAATGTCTATCTTAGATATTCTTTAATTGTTTTTAAACTAATCATTCCGTCTTCATTTGCCATTTCGGTCATATCTTCTAGTGCATGTTTTTTATAGATATAGTTATCATTTAACGATGCAATTACAGCACTTGCTTTTGTTAATGGTTGAGTTAAACCTGACACTTCTTCATATACTTTAGGCGCTTCATTCAATAAAATTCTGTAATCTGCTAATTCACGTTGTACTTGGTCAAGAATTAACTCACCATTTTTATCTTCAACAATATCTTTCCAAAAATTCTGATATACTTCTTTATAATCCATTCTCATCACCTTTCTCTACTTCACAATTTTTCAACTGTATCAAAATGGCACTTAAACAATCTTTGATTGAAGAATACTCTGTTTCATCAATTCCATCATTTCGATTTTTTTCTTATGTATATCTTTACAAATTCTATTAATCTCAAGCTTTACGTCACTTGACTGACCCATTAATTTTTCTAAGTATGTTTTCTTTTTAAATAAAGCCCTTAATTCATCTTTAAGTTGATTCATCTTAAGCCCCCTAAGAATATTGATTAATAATGTTTAAAATAATTTGCACTGTTTTCCTCAAGCCTTTACCTCGAACATTTTTGACCACATAATCAAAATTATCTCTATTCTTCATTTCATTTTCATAAGTTTCAATTCGTGATAAGGACTGTTCAATGGTGTCACCTCTTAGAAGCATATTCGCTAGGCAATCCTCCTTGCTCATGTGTAGGAAGATCCCAACTGCATCTGGATATACTTCTTTTAATTGTTTATATCCATGATAATCAGCGATTATATATGCATGGTTATATTTCTTCATAACAGTTTCAATTTGATGCTTGGTTATCCCATAGTAGTGACTTCCATAGACAACATGTTCGACAAATTCACCATCATTCATTGCAGAAGTAAACTCTTTTTCTGTAAGAAAATAGTACGACTCGCCATCCACCTCACCTTTTCTTATAGGTCTAGTTGTTGTAGAGATACACTCTCCGATCATTTCAGTATGATTTTTAATTTCGTTCATAATCGTGGTCTTGCCAGCTCCACTTGGAGCTGTAATTATAAACAGTGCCATTTAAAAACCTCCTTTAAATATTTTATTTACTTATACTATTATTATAACATTATTAATTAGTTTAGTCAATTTCTATTTTTCTTTTTCGATTTTTTAGACATTCTCTTCCGAGCTTTCTCTTTCTTCTTATTGCGCTTCGGGTTTGTTTTACTAATAGAAGGTGTTTTAATTGACTTTACTTTTGCAAAAACCTCTTGGAGTGCTTGATTCACTTCCTCTGGTGTCATCCGTTCTTCATTTGCAACCTCGTAGACAATCTCATCTATGGATTTATTTGATACTTCATCAATAACTTCTTCATCTGACAATAACTTATTAATATCCTTATATAAATCGTTCATGTTATTTATCCTCTCCAATCCTTTTAATCATATTTTCAATTTCTTCATCACTAAAATGTTGTGTTAAAATACTGCGAAGAATATTATTCTGCTCTAAAATCAATTCGTGTTCTTTAATTATCTGTAGCGAAGCCCTTGCTAATTTATCAACCTTAACCTCTCTGTCCTCAGATGCTTTAAGGATGTTCATATACTTTTTTTCATAAAAATGAACTCTGATCTCTGAGAACGCTCCTATGAACACCACTAAAGCTGACGCACAAATTAAAATTGTTACAGGTGATGGCATATTATTATCTCCTTTTTAAAAAATAGAGAGTGAAATTTCACTCTCTATTTTTTATTTATTTTCCTGTAGAACCCCAACCACCAATTCCACGTGTGCTAGGTTTTTTAATTAACTCTTCATATGAAATATGTTCATCTTCTGCATCAGACTGTTTTAAGACAACAGCTTGAGCAATTGCTTTAGAGTACGGTACAAAATATGTATTTGTTTTTTTATCATGGAAAAGTTCGTCCACTTCACTTGAGATAACTACATCCCCGATCAATGGGACTACTTGCAAAATAACTTCTCCTATATATGTCGCATCAATCAGTCCGCTTACATTAACCATTCCAATCGATCCGATTGATGAGCGTTCGTGTTTTAGGGATAACACATCTTCAAGATTTAGGTATGAGGCAAATCCCAAAGGGATTTTAGCTAATGTTAATTGTGGGATATGTAATTCGTAAATCTCTTTACCTTCACGAACAATTGGTTCTAATCTTGCATAGCAATCCCTACCACCATTTTCTTTATCTTTCGTAGGAATTACCCCTCCCTTAACTGATGCGAAGTATGTAACCTTTTTATTTTTTTGCTTTCTTGATTTTAAGAATTTTTCTTTTGCTTTATATTTCAGCTTGTCGATCTCCCACATTTTTAACGTTTTTTCTTTTGTTGCATTCTTATCAAGTTTAATTTCAACTTTTACCTCAAGAGAGTTTAGATCGATAGAGAGGACTTTCGCCTCTGTCTTTTCTTTAATAACCCAAACAATTTCTCCTACATTATAATAGCGTCTTTTCCCTTTTTCCATGTTCATTCTCCTCATTAATGTATTTTATCATTATTAATTAGTTTAATAATCGTAATCGGAATCTCTCATATCTTCTACAACTGACATCAGGTATCCATTTCCGACTGCACTAAAGAAATCATGATTTGTTGTAGTAGTTGAAAGACCATTAATGACTATTGGATTTACATCATCCGCAGTATCAGGGAATAATGGAGACAATCCTAGATTCATCAAAGCTTTGTTCGCATTATATCTTAGAAATACTTTGACATCCTCAGTCCATCCAATTTTGTCATATAGGTATTCTGTGTATTTACATTCATTTTCGTAAAGGGTATATAATAAATTATATGCCCAAGATTTTAATTCTTCTTTTTCTTGATCAGACAATTTATTGAATCCTACTTTGAACTTATATCCAATGTAAGCTCCATGTGCTGATTCATCGCGAATGATTAGCTTGATTACCTCAGCCACATTAATTAATTTCCCTCTTCCCATATAATAAAGAGGTGTGTAAAATCCTGAGTAAAATAGGAATGATTCTAGAAAAACACTTGCAACTTTCTTTTGCAAAGGACTTCCATTATGATATACCTCTCTGATAATAGAAGCTTTCTTTTGTAGGTATTCATTGTTTTCTGCCCATTCAAAAATCTCACGAATTTCTTTTGGAGTATTTAAAGTGCTGAAAATAGAAGAGTAACTTTTTGCATGCTCAGATTCCATAAACGCTATATTGTTATAAACCGCTCTTTCATGTTGAGTGATCGCATCTTTTTTGATTGCGTCAATTCCGTCTTCTGATTGCAAAGTGTCTAATCCTGTTAATCCTCCAAACACTTTACCGACTAGCTCTTGTTCAATTTCAGAGAGCAAACTCCAATCTTTCTTGTCTTTTCCGACAGGCATACGATTTGCCAGCCAGAATTGACTAGCAAGTTGTTCATAAGTTTTCTTATCTAACATATCCTCAACAGCGTTCCAGTTAATTGGTTTGAGGACATTGATCGCCTTTTCATTATTCATCTTTAAAACACTTCCTCCTTAAATTGAGCAACTTTCACATTCATTAGCTCCGATCATATCTCCATCATCAGTGAATGTTCTAATGTAATAAACTGATTTGATACCTTTTTTCCACGCATAGTTTCTAAGAATACTTAAATCACGAGTAGTTTTCTTAGTAGGGTAATCGCTATCAGCTTTCCATTCATACATGCCTTCTGGAAGCTCTTCTCTAAAGAACAGAGTCATGCTCATGCCCTGATCAACATGTTTTTGTGCTACTGCATATGTATCAATAATCTTGCGTTGATCAATGTCATAGGCTGTTTTATAATAAGGAATCGTGTCATCAGAAAGATATGGAACTGGATAATATACTTTACCTCGTTTGCCTTCGGTTCTCTCCTCAATCCGCTGAGTAATTGGGTGAATTGAGGCTGTTGCTTCATTAATGTATGAAATAGAGCCTGTTGGTGCAGTTGCCAATCTATATGCATTATAAAGTCCATATCTCATAACATTTTCTTTAAGTCTTTTCCAGTCTTGATGTTTAGGAATAAAGATTCCCTCAAATAGTTTTTTAACTTTTTCATGCTTAAATTCGCAATCAGGAGCGCTTAAGTACATATCAAAATAAGTTCCATCTGCATATTTTGATTTTTCAAATTCAAAAAATGTCTCTCCTCTTTCGCGAGCAATATCATTACTTTCAACAAGAGTCCAAAAGTTTAATAGCATAAAATAAATGTCTGTAAACTCTAGAGCTTCTGGAGAGCCATATTCAATATGATTTTTTGCTAGATAACCATGAAGGTTCATAGCTCCAAGGCCAACAGAATGATATCTGTCATTCCCATTTTTCACTGTCGGTACAGAATCGATATTTGAATTATCACTAACGTAAGTTAGTGCGCGTAACATTGTCCTAACCGATTTCCCAAAGTTCGGTGACTCCATGAGCTTTACAACATTGGTCGATCCTAAATTACAACTGATGTCACTTCCTAGAATCTCGTATGTTTGATCATCTCTGATGATCGAATCTTTCATAATTTGGAAAATTTCCGTGCATAGGTTAGACATAATAATCTTTCCATTAATAGGATTCGCATTATTGGCCGTATCAATATTGATTATGTATGGGTAGCCGCTCTCATTCTGCAAGTTGCTAATCTCTGTTTCAAGCTCACGTGCCTTAATTTTAGTTTTTCTAATTTCAGGGTTGTTGACCATGTTGTCATACTCTTTCGTGATATCAACATATGAGAATGGAACACCATAAGCTTTTTCTACATCATGTGGAGAAAAGAGATACATATATTCATTTTTTTTGATAAGTTCATAGTATTTGTCTGGAACAACCAAGCCGAGCGATAGCGTTTTAATTCGAACTTTCTCATCAGCATTTTCTTTTCGAACTGCTAAGAAGTCTACAACATCTGGATGGAAGATATTGAGATAGACTACACCAGCTCCATCTCTTGCTCCACCTTGGTTTGCGTACGAAAAAGCATCTTCAAAGAGTTTCATGATAGGAACTACTCCGTCGGCCAATCCATAAATCCCTTTAATCGGGTCATTATTTGCTCTGATGTTGGATAGATTTATTCCAACTCCTCCACCTCGTTTAGACAGTTGCAAAGCTGAATTAATTGATCGACCAATGCTGTTCATATCATCTGACAAAGTTAGCAAGAAGCAAGAAACCATTTCTCCTGCCCTCTCTTTACCAATGTTTAAAAATGTAGGTGTTGCAGGTTGATATCGCTGATTAATCATTTCATCTGCCAAATCCATTGCAAAATGTTCATCACCGTTAGCTATTGCTAATGCAGTGAAAGCAATTCTGTCTTCAAATCTTTCTAAGAATCTTTCTTTATCATTGGTTTTCATTGCATATTGTTGATAGAATTTATAAGCTCCCATAAAGCTACGGAATCTAAATTTGTGATTATACAATTTCTTGAATAATCGCTTAATAAACTTTCTGCTATACTTGTTCAAAATATCGTCTTTTATGTATTTATTCTCAACTAAGTAATCAAGCTTTTCATCAAGTGTATGAAAAAACACTGTATTTGGGTTTACATGCTCTAGAAAGTATGCTCTTGCGGCTTCTCTATCTTTCTCAAGTTGAATCTTCCCATCTTTAGGGATGTTTAATAAGTTATTTAAAGTAAAATAACTATCGTCTTTAACTTTCTTTGTTAATTTCGGTGACTCCAAATTCTTGCACTTCCTTTTTAAAATCAGTTATGTCTTTTTCTGTACCACTAAATTCAAACTTGAATATCAATGGTTTACTGTATTTGTTTGAAAGGTCTCTAGCATTAAAACAATACTCATCATCAAAATTCCTATTTCCACTGCCAACAAACCCAATCAAGTGTTTTAAGTTATCTTTATACTCGATAAACTCACTTATAACATCTGTCAAATCATCATCATATGAGGGAGTTACCACAATATAATCTTCGTCAACCTCTGTTAGAGGATTGGAGTAATCTAATTCAAGACTATCCATTCCAACCCTGCCAACAAAGTCTCTAACATTGCCTGTTAGTGAAACAAAAACTAACAACATTATTTTTTAAGTTCTTCTAATTTATCTGGTCTAAAACCTGTGAATGGCTCTTCTCCCTCTACAACCACAACAGGCATAGCTGTTAAGCCTAAAGTATGTTTAACATACTCCAATGCTTTTTCATCTTCTTCTACATTAATAGATGTAAATTCAATTTCCTCACCAGTTAAAAATCTTTTTGTCATTTCACATTGCGGGCATCCGTTTTTCGTATAAACCATTACCTTTTTCAAATAAATCAAACTCCTTTATCATTATTAATTAGTTTAGTTGTTTTAAAAATCATTTAAACTTCATTGGCTTAGACGACCTCCTATTCAACATGTTACAATTATTATAATATCATTATTAATTAGTTTTGTCAAGCGTTAATAAAATATCTGAAAAATCTTCCTTACGAAGATACTTTCCAACTCCGGCATTTGTAGTTCGGTAATATTCTGCCTCTTCACACTTGTCTTTTAGTAAATAATACGCCTCGGCAATACTATCATTCTTTGATTTTAACACTTGAACACCTATTGTAGTCTTGCTGGTTTTTGAATTAATCATTGATGTATTAAATACTAAAGCCTTTCCAATTGAAGAAACCGCCAAAATATCAATATCTTCTCTAATGTGCTCAAAGAAAATGGCTGTTTTATCTGCATAAGCTTTAGTAAGCATCTTTCTATTTTGTTTAGTTTGGTATGCGGAAAGATCAATTTTTGCAACCTTCCCGTCCTCAAACCCAACAATTAGATACCCGTCATAATCATTAGTCACTGCTACAAAAAGAACGTTTTCTTCTTTTAATTCTAATAATGACGGTAAATACTCTCCTAAGCTAGATGGTTTGTGGTCTTCAATTTCATACATTTTGTGCTTGTACACTCGGTGCTGATCCGTAAATACTAAAACTTCCGAGTTATTGGTGGTCTCCACTTCTTTAATAACTTCATCCCCGTCTTTAACTTTAAGCGAGTAATTTCCCCTTAGAGATGTAAGAGGAACTTTTTTCAGATAACCATCTTTAGTTATAAAGACTTTTACATTGTAATCATCAACTTCAATTTTATCCGCTTCTATTTTTGGGATATCACTTAGTTGGACAACGTTTGACTTTCTTTGCTTCCCGTATAGTTTTTTAACATTGGCCAATTCATCGATAATATACTGAGCCAACCTTTTGCGATTGTTTAAAAGATCGTCTAAGTTCTCAATTTCACACTTTAGGTTCTCAATATCTTTAATACGATTAATTAGATATTCTTTATTAAGATGTCTTAATTTAATCTCCGCAACAAATTCTGCCTGCTCTCTATCAATCGAAAACACAGACATAAGTCTTTTGACAACTTCATTATTTGTCTTGGTTTCTCTAATGATTTTGATCGCTTTATCAATATCTAAAAGAACCTGTTTTAATGCAGACAACAAATGCATTTTAGATTCCTTCTTCTGCTTTTCAAATCTAAATCCACGTTTGATTGTATTTGCTCTAAAAACTAACCATTCGTGAATAATTTGCTTTACTCCCAAAACCTTTGGTCTACCATTTACAATGATATTGAAGTTGCATCCGAAAGAAGATTGTAGCGGAGTTAATTTGAATAACTTTTCTACGAGTAGCTTTTTGTCAATATTGTTTTTAACTGTAACTTCAATACCCTTTGAATTGATTCCGTAAATATCATCCACATCTACAACCTCTTTAAGTTTTCCTTCTTTAACAAGCTGGGAAATCTTCTCTATGACCGCTTCAAAGGTTGTTGTATAAGGAATGTCCTCAAAAATAATTGAGTTTTTCTCAAACCTGTATGAAGAACGAATAACCACCGATCCTTTACCAGTATCATAAATTCTCTCAAGTTCACTTTGGTTATACACAATATTTCCGCCCGTAGGAAAGTCTGGAGCTTTAATATAGTCAGAAACCTTTGTATGTTTTGGATTTTTGATGTATTGAATAGTGTAGTCAATTACCTCATTTAGATTGAATGGTGCAATACTTGACGCCATGCCATTCGCAATCCCATTCTGCGGATTCGTTAATATTGATGGGAAAGTTACAGGAAGGTATCTTGGCTCTTTCAGTGTTCCATCATAGTTATCGATCATCTCAACGGTATTTTTATCAATGTTTTTAAACAGTTCTTTAGCAATTTCAGTAAGTCTTACCTCAGTATATCGCGCTGATGCGTACTTCATATCTCTGGAATACTGCTTCCCGAAGTTACCTTTCGAATCGATAAATGGAATCAAAAGTGCTTCTGCATCTTTAGACATCCTTACAAGTGTCTCATAGATAGCCGCATCACCATGAGGATGCAAAAACATAGTTTGTCCTACTACACCTTGAGATTTTTTACGGCCGCCCTTTTGTAAGCCCATCTTGTACATGGTGTATAATATCCTTCTTTGAGATGGTTTTAACCCATCGATTTCAGGTAAAGCTCTCTCCATAATAACATGCGCGGTATAAGGCATATAATTTTTGGTAAGCGTTTCAACAATGTTTTCTTCAATCATGTTAGTCATTTACTTCTCCTCCTAATCAAGCGCATCTTCTATATAAAGATGAAGGTTATCTTCAATATATTTTTTGCGTGCAGATAAATCGTCTCCTAGAAACATTTCAAAATAATGCAAAGTGTCCTCTGCGCCGCTTGGAGTTACTTTGATTAATTTACGCGTTTCAGGATTCATGGTAGTTTCCCACATCATTTCTGCGGTATTCTCTCCTAACCCTTTAGATCGTTGAACCGTATAGTCACCTTTCATATTTGATACAATTTCATCTTTTTCTTTGTCACTGTATGCAAATACTGATGCGTCATTTTGTTCAATTTCATATAATGGAGATTCTGCAATATATACATATCCCTTTTCAATAAGAGTAGGCATAAGCCTATAGATAGCCGTAAGAAGGAGTGTTCTAATGTGGAATCCATCTACGTCTGCATCTGTTGTAATGACTATTTTTGACCATCGTAATTTGTTGATATCAAAACTATTCAAGTCTTTGGCATGTTTAGATTTAACTTCGATGCCACACCCAAGTAATTTAATCAGATCGATAATAATGTCATTTTTAAAAATTTTGTCATAATCAGCCTTTAAGCAGTTGAGAATCTTGCCACGCAATGCATATATAGCCTGAAACTCAGCGTCTCTTCCTTGCTTTGTAGAGCCTAGAGCTGACTTTCCTTCTACAAGATATAGCTCAGTTTTCGTATTATCTTTTGACTTACAATTTACAAATCCCTCAATACGATTAGTTAAATTGTTTACTGTCCCAGAGAGCTTCTTTTTGACACTAAGTCTCGTTGCCTCAGCCTTCTCTCGACTGTTCTTGTTTACTAGCACCTGTTTTAAAATAAGATTTGCTTCATTTGGGTTTTCCACAAAATAAATTTCTAATTGTTCTCTGAGCCATTTTGTAATCGATTGCTTCATGAAGTCTGAACCAATTTTCTTTTTTGTCTGGTCGGTAAATAAAGAAATTGTAGAGTATGTACTGGTGACAATAAGAAGACTATCTGAGATATCATCAAATGAAATCTTCTTCTCTCCTTTTTTATAAAGGTTTTGCTCTTTTAAAAATTTATCAATTACATATGTAAAAGAGTTTTTGATAAATTCTTCTGGTGTTCCACCGTTCTCCAACCATGACGTATTGTGATAGTATCTGCTAAAGGATGTTTCGCGATTGAAACTAAAATAAATATTGGCCTTAATTCTATAATCTTTATCTGAGTCATTGTCTCTCCCTTTCTGTTCTGTAGAAAAGGAAATGACATCAGTCAAAGAATATTCCTCATTTGACAGAGATTTAATATAATCAGGAACTCCATTTTCATAAAAATATTCAGTTGTCTCTTCTGTCTTCTGATTGGTGAAAATAAATTTCACACCACCATTGACTATTGCTTGATCCCGAAGAGTTGTAATAATAAACTCATCATCAATTTCGCTTTTGCCTCTAAAACACTCGGCAGAAGGTAGCCATGAAATTTTTGTTCCTCTCGGCTCACTTGACTCTTTCTCTATTAAAGACGTATATTCTGCGCCCTTTAAATATTCAATTGCAAGCAACCTTTTTCCGTTGTATGAAATTGCTTGGAAGTAATCAGAAGTGTAATTTGTTCCCGTGGCTCCCACACCATTAGTCCCTAATGAATACTCATAATTGCTTCCGCCATCTTCATCATTATTCTTATACTTTCCTCCTGCCCATAGCTCATCAAATACTTTTTTATATGCGTATTCGCCTTTTTCATTTTTTCCCATTGGAACTCCGCGGCCAAAGTCACGTACAGATATAGAGCCATCTTCATGCTTTGTTACAATAATTTCTTCTCCATATCCTGCGCGCGCTTCATCAATGGCATTTCCTAAAATTTCTAAGAAGGTGTGGTTGTGACTTTCAAGACCAATGGAAGCAGGCTTTGCCCGAACTCCGCCTAAAATTCCTAACGATTCAATTGCGTTTTCATTATACTTATTCATACCATCATCCTTATTTTTCTGTATTGTCATTATTAATTCGTTTGATGAAATAGTATTAAACCTCTTATTTTAACTTTCTTTTTACTAACTGCATGATTAACTTATCAATTTTTGACTTTAATTCTAAGTTGGGTTCATGTGAGTGATACACCTCTTTGAGATGAGAAAACGTAGAATCATGATAATGTTTAATAAAGTTTTCAAAAACTTCTCTTTCAAAAACTCCATTCCTAATATCCATCATAAATTCTTTATCTTCTCCAGAGTATTTAATAACCGTTTCAAAGTCTTCAAATTTATTCTCTGCGTAATCTACAATTACCTTTAAGCATCTATAAGCGTGCTGAGCTTGTTTGGTGTCATATCCAAACTTATCAACTAAATGTTGAGTTCCTTCTGTTCCTTTATGTAAAAGACTCATTTTGTTCTTGTGCATTCCGCCGCAAGCATTATATAAATACGGCAGATTCATTCGAAAAATATCCTCCCTCATTGAATAGATTTCTTCAATTTCAGGGTTGTTCGCTACTTCGATTTCTGTCGAGGCCAATACCTCAAGGAAGTTGATATTTGATTTAAAAAGCAACTTTGACAGCTTTCTGATATCATGAATATCATTATCTTCCGAATCAGTAATTACTGATTTTGAATATTCTTTTCCCATATATAAGTCTTCAAAAGTTGGAGCGACAAATACTTTATAATCCTTATCAGATTCTTCTGTTGCTAAATTATAATTATGACTCCCCACCAACGCTTTTAAGACAATTTCTCTATCTGTAGTCATATATCTATCTCCTTTGTTGAATTTTATTCAGAACTATAGTACAATAAAAGGGCTATATTAATTCCCACAACACTATGTTTTCATCTTTTCTGCGGCACTTTAAATAAGTGCCGTCTTTTTATTGATAAGTCTATTATAACATTATTAATTAGTTTAGTAAACAAAAAAGAACGATTTTATCGCTCTTTTTAAGAAATTAAAGTCTTATAACATTCCGTGACTAATCTGATTTGATATTTAACATCATCCAATGCATTATGCTCAACTAGATTTTCATCAGCCATAAAATGTTTTACTGTTTCTTTTATCTCTCTTTCGTTAACACCGATCTTTTTACTTGCCAATTCTAGGATTGTTCTAACGTCTCTATCATTTTTATAAAATATAGGGTATGGAAGATTGTGATCATTTTCAAGTTGATACTGGATCATCTTATTATCAAAAAGAATCCCATTTCCCCATAGATAAACACTTTTCTCTCCTCCTTGATCTACAATCCATTCATAAAAATTATTAAATAACTCAGATGAAGACACTGTTCCATTGCTAATAAGTTCTGCAAAAAGCTTGGAATCTGTTTCAATCCACCATTTAATTGTGTCCGCATCTAAATTTGGTGATTCAGAATTTCTTCCCAAATCAACAACCTGATTAAAACTTGATATGTATTTGCCTGTGTTAATATCAAAAGATATTGCGGCAATTTGAATGATTGTTGAATCGATCTTTTTGCCAAGTGATTCAATGTCTACCATAATATCTACTCTCATTTATTCCTCTCCTTTTTAAACCTAAATCATCTTTTATGAATTGGATATAATATCGTTTTCCTTGCCAAATTGGTCTTCTTCTTCACAGTTGCAAAATGCCTTAGAGTAATAGCACTCCTCACATCGAGAATACACATTTGTAAATTCGTTTAAACTCTCCCATTCATGTGTTAATCCAATTTTATAAATATCCTTTTTATTTCGTATGTATAAACATTCTTTTTCTTTCTTAAAGTTTTTCAAAAAAGAATTTAGACCGCTCTTAGCAAAATATCTTACAACAAAAGGAATCCAATATCCTTCATTACTCATCATAAGAAGCATATCACCGCTTAATGAATGTCTTCCAAAATACTTCGTACCTTTCGTAAATGTTCCATGATTATGGTCTATATCTGTATTTGCTGTATATACCGAAACCTTTATCATACATATTTCACCTGCATTTTTAACTCTTCCTTTTATTTTTCTTCGAATACATTTAAAATTTCAAATTCAGTCTCTTCATAGTTCCAATCATCATGATTCATTAAATCTGCCTTTTCCTCAGCAAGTTTATCGATTCTTGGATCGAGACTATCTTTAAAGTCACCCTCAACAACTACTGTAGTAGTGAATTTTTGAACAATTTCTAATTCAACTTCATATCTTTTCATATTTTATCTCTCCTCTATTATTGAATTTTTTAATAAAGCCAGGGAGTTGCTCCCTTGACTTTATTACTTATCCTCTAGCGGCAGTTGAATCATTGAATTTGAGCCAGTTGCTTTAGGTGTCTTTCCGTCCCATTTTTGAATCCATTGATATTTGATCATTTCATCTGACATCGATTTTCTAATGGTTTCGTTATAGTCTGCAATACCTTGCGCTTCAATCTTTTTCTTCTTAGCTTCTGCTTCTGCAATTTTAATTTCTGTTTGAGAACGCTCAAGCTCTTGAGATGATTTCACACGCGCGTCAATTGCTTCTTGTGTAGCTTTATCTGGCTTTGGAACACCAAGAGTTAAATCATCAATAATGAATCCATATTTCTTCATGTCTTCTGCAAAAGCCTTTTGAACTTCTGCGGCCGCTTCGGAAGATTTTTGACCATATGTATCAATTACTGAATATTTAGAAATTGATTGTCTTGCCGCATCCCATAGACGCGTTTTCAAGTATGTATTTTCAATTTGTTCAACATCAACTGCACCGAACTTATTGAATACATCAACTACTTTATCTGGCTGAACGACATAGTTATAGGCAATGTCCATTGAGATATTTTTCCCGTCAGAAGTAGCTACCTTAATATCTTCGTTATTTACTGTTTGCATACGAACCGGATACTCTGTCACTTTATCGAACAGGCCAACCACATGCCATCCTTGATCTAATGTCGTATCTTTCACTCCACCATTTGGTGAGTAAACAACTCCTACATAACCATTTGGAATCTTCTCAATAAACATTGATCCCAGAATCCCTCCTAATACCAATGCTCCACCAACAATAATTCCACCAATAATCTTTTTATTCATTCTTATCTTCCTCCATAATTTTTTTAATTTTAGTTGCTTGCTTACCTACTTTCCCGAAAGTTGGGCTTAGCATTAACCATACTCCAAAAGCAAAAATAAACAGGATAATCAGAGAACCAATTACAACCTTCATGCTTTATCTCACCTCTTCATGAATAGCTAGAGCAATTCTCCTTGCAAGATTCACATGATCTTCTGGTTTAGCAAAATCTTTAACTACATCAAAAATACACATCGGAAGTGAGGTAAAGCTATGATAATTCGCATTTTCTAATTCTTCACCAATGATATCGAGAATTACATCTGTATCTTTGATTTCATTGAATTTTGTAATCTGGTTCACTGAACCGCAGTGTTCACATACCTCAAAATCACTTACATGAGAATAGTGATTGTCGATATACTCATTAAAACTATAGGTACATTTAGGGCATTTAATGTGCACATAACTTTCCATACTGGAGACCCTCCTTCATAAAAGTTGAATTTTATACAATCTTGAACTCAAACTTGTTAAGCATATCCTCTATTTGATTAAAAGATTTATAGGCTCGCTCACCATTTTGCAAATTCTCGATAGTGATATAGCTTGCATAAGTTCCTCTATTACTCCCTGCTTTTTTCACAGGGATTGACAACATAATTTTGTCTCCAATTTTTAAATCTTTAAACATTTTTGCATTTGTTTTTGTAATGATCTTTTCAACTTCTAACACTTCACTTTTTAAAAAAATGTTCATTATAGCTGTCCTCCATTGGCTATAATTTCTTAACCAGACTTTTTATCTCTTTCGCCATATCTTTTTGTCCTTTATAGAAAAACATGTCATGATCATCTTCCCGATCAACTGCGTCTTCTTGCCATCTCTCTGACCTATTAATAAGTTTATCTAGCAAGTGAACAAGCTTATCCTTATAAATTGAAACTTTTGATTGATTCATAAAATAGTTTTCCACTCCTCTTATTCCTTTATACATTTATTATATCATTATTAATTAGTTTTGTAAAGGAGATTTAAAAACTATTTACCCCTCTTAAATTCATCTAAAGCCGACTCTTCTGGTGGATAATACACCATTTCTTTTATGCCATCTTTACTTTTCAAAGTAAATTTTTGTTTTCCATTATAATATTTAACTATTCCTTCAACTGAATACAATTCCCCATCAAATTCAATATTTCCTAAACATGCATAGAAAGGAGTATAAATTCCCATTATTCATCCGCCGCCTCCTTAATGACATAACCCTTTAAAATGGCTTGATTCAAGTCAAACGCTGACAGACTGTTCAACGGTTCGAATAAACCCTCCCACGGTTTAGCATCACCTATCTTAATGATGAAGTGTTTACCAACGAATTGAAGGCGTGCAAATTCCTTTTTGTCTCCTTTGGTCAAATCGTTTACTCTTTCAGGTTCAGCATCAGCCATTATTAAATAAAACTTCATTCCCTCATCAATCGCCCGAACCTGCGCTTGCGTGACTTCTACCTTGTCACTTGTTTTGATTGTAAATTTGTTCATTTTCTCACCTCTCTATGCACTCAGTTGTTCACACTTTACCTTCAAGTAGTTTCAAAATGTTGTCGATGTCCTTTCCCTCGATGTAATGGCTTTTTGCCCTTTGACATATGAATTTAATTTCTTGCATGCGCGTTATGCATTCATGCAAAGATCGCATGATTGCGGCATTTTCTGTCATCCCTTTTTCAACCTGTTCGATAAGCCATTCCATATCATCGCGCTCAATTTCGTCTTCGTTAAACCGTTCTTTGATTTCGCTTAATCTGTCCGATTTCTCGCCTTGAAGTCTACCTTTCAATTCTATTTCAATTGTAAATTGCTCTTTATTCATCTGCTGTGCTTCTCCTTCTTAGCTCCACTCGTTATTTCACGCATTAACTCCCTTGACTTTATGCCCCTGTATGTCAAGTATCTCTAATATCACTTGAATAATTTCAGGATTGTATTCATCGTATGGCTTGTTTATTTCCCTGTTGCAATAATACTCATACATTCTTCTAATTTTTTCGTTTTGTTCATCAGTCATGCTCATTCTCCTTCCCGGCTCTGACCGTTGTTCATGTACTGCTTATGTTTCTGCTGATGTTCACATGGCCACATTTAAGACAAAAATCGTGTTTGTGCTCATCTATGTACTCTTCCCAATCGCACTCATTACACCGATATAAATACATTTTCTCACCTTCCTTACACGCAAAAAATGGCCTAATCAACTTTCATAATCACTTGGGTTTTCAAGATAATCATCCACTAATTTCTTTAAATCATTAACAAAATCTTCGATCACGTCTTCACATTCGTAAAAATTATCTTCTAAAAACCAACCATCATCTTCATGCATTACTGTGTAGTAGATGCTATCCCAACCACCTAACGCTTTTTCTCGTTTCGCTTCAATTTCAAATCCTCTGTAATTAACCTTCATCTTTACACCTTGTTATGTTGCTATCCCTTTCTTTTCAATTAATTCAAAAAGATCATTTTCTTTATTGTATTTGACCTTCAAACTCATTCCATTTTTGAACCAAATATGTAAACTCATATCACCAAAGGGTCTATAATCCTCATAAAATGATTTAAGCTCAGGGAATTTCGATACAAATAATTTATAAAGCTCACCATAAGTCATGTTGGTTTGTCAACTCCATTTCAAACCTCTTTTTAGATTCTTCTAATTTTTGTGGATCAACTGTTTTCATTACAATAGAGACACCACTTAATTGAACCTTCCCACTATTTGAAATCAATGTTCCTCCGCACTTTACGCACTTTATACTTTTATCTGTCTGTTTGAAATTTTTAATGTCATATGTTTGCCTACAGTCATGACTCCAACAAACTAAGTACACAAATCATCCTCCTTGTCTATGCATGTTTATTGCTCTACTATAAGTATAATTTCTAAAAGCTTTATTCGCTCATAAATTCAATAGAAAACGCTATTGGTCTAAGACCTTTATCTAGCTCTATATATTCTCCTTGAAGTTCAGGTGTGATATCCCATAGTTCAATTGTTAACTCAACTTCACTATCGTCAATCTCGTTTGCATTTGTGATTTTACCAATAACTTTAGGGATATGTTCTTCAATGTTCTTTTGCGATGCACTTCTATCAATAATCGGGAGATGTATAAAGTTTTTAATATCTACATTTGTATATCTTGCTATCTTTGTTTTAAATATTAACATGCTCACACCCCTCATAATCTTCATTCCTATAGAAAAGGATAATTATATCTCACTTTTCACAATCGACTCCATCAAAGCTTGAATACAATGGAGACATCGCAGTTGTTTTATAGTTGCCTTGTCCATCTTCAACATAAATATATTTACATCCTGTTTTTGAGTCGGTAATTATAGTGATGCGATTTGCATTTATACCATTGAATCTGTTCTCTCCATTGGTAGGTGCTTCACTTACAACAGTTTGTCCACAGCCAACTAAAAATGTTAGCAGTACAGTTGGTAATAACTTTGTCAGTTTCATCTTTTCTCTCCTAATATTTTTAACATTTTATATAATTTCGCTAATGTTATCATATTTTTTCAATTCGCCAATGACCTTTTCCATTTCAGCAATTTTCATTCCATTTAATGCTGGCACATAACCCAAAATCCTATGTAGAAACCATCTTTTTTCTTTGATATTCCCAAATCCTACTCTTTTAAATTCTTTGTCCATCTCTCTTCTTAATACAGGAAAGTATCCCATAGCAGTGTAAAAATACATAATAATCACTCCAGAAAGCTTTATTTAATCTTAATAGAGGGGTTTTAATTTCTTAATAAAAGAAAAGTTTTATTCAGAATCAAAACCCATTGAGAATGTTACTGGCTTGACATTGCCGTTCGTTTCTCTTAAATATTCCCCTTGAAGTTTATTTTTCCATAATGTTATTGTTAATTCGATTTCGTTATTATCAACGACTTCTGCATTTGTTATTACGCCAATAACTTTAGAGTTGTCGTTTCCATAAATAACGCCTTCTTTAAAATTCATCCGTGCTGTAACTCTATCAGTGACAGGAATATTTATGTAATCCTCAATATTTACATTAGTACGCCTTATTGTTCTTGTTTTAATGATCATCATGTTTATGCACCTCTTTATAAGATAGAAGTTTTATCAATCTTTTTCTATGGTCATATTGCATAAAACAATATTTTCTGCCATCTTCTCTGCACATTTCTTACAGATTTTAGGAACTGCTGTATTACCCCACCATTCTTTTTGTCCACAGAATGCACATTCAAATTCTGTCATAGCACAACCACCTGCGCCACTTCTTGAATACTGGATGGCTCTTGCAAGTTTTTGAATATCATATTTAGACTGTTGTTTTGTGATTCTATCTTCTAATTCGCACATAAGATGTATTTGCTTTTCACTGTCTAGTTCTTGCACCTCTTTCCAAGACAACACTCTTCCAAAAATATCTTGTAAAAGTTTATTATAAATGTCCATATTTCCTTTTTTCTTATGTGCAATGCTATTAATATAGAAATTCTTCATTTACTCACCTCTTCATAAAACTCGCATTTTAATTATTATAAAAACCAGTGTCTCTTTCCATTTAGTACGTTATATGGAATTTCCTCATCCATTTCTACATCATACCCCTCTGCCCAAGGGTTAGAATTTACAGAAGTTTGATTCCAACAAACTCCAATAAAATCTTCGTCAAGCAAAATCTCTTCTGAAATAATTCTTGCTTGTTCTGGCAAATTACTGTTCGGATAAGTCTTATCATATTCTTTAAATGCTTGTAATAGATTAGGGACATCTTCTTTCTTTACCACAACATTATCGAAGGTTGCCTTCATTGTGATATTTTCAAAATCTTTAAGAACACCTTTATCAGCCATTTTCCAAAGTTGATTGAACCCTCCAAGCATTCCACCTTGAATACCATAGGCATCAGCTAGACTCTGCCATACATGAAAAGCACCTGCGAAAGCATTTCTTACTTCATCTACAAAAACAACTTCACCATTTGTCTTAACTCCATAAATTTCTGTATAACTCATTTTATATTCCTCCTTTATAAAGCAAGCATCTTATCTATTTTAATAAGCCTCTTATCTCCCCTGCATCGATACGTTCATCATCCCACATATCAGAAATTAAATCTTCAATGCCATCAACGTTCTCAATCATTTTCTTAACTTCTTCATATGCTTCTTCCACTTCTTCTCTGTGGTCATCTTCTAATTCACAATCTAAATAATGTTCGAAAACATAATCTATTACATATTTAAATTTATCTCTTTTCATAATATCACCTCTGTATAAAACTGAACTTTATTCATCTATTACTTCATTTTTTGTATCAATCTATCTTCTTTAAATAATCAACCTTAATCACACATTCAAAATCATAGAATGGGATACCATTATTCTGTATTACATAGTATGTCTCTTCTGACGGATGCGGATCATATAAATATTCATATACCTCACCGAAGGTTAAATCTGTTCCTTGTAAATCCTCATCTATGATTTTGACATGTGTTGCTTCTTTTTTAGCACAAGAAATGAATTTCATAGTATAATCCTTTCCAACCCTATATCCAATCCAATAGCACGCAAATCCTTGCAGAATGAGCATAATAAGAAGTTCACCAAATCCAAAATACATTTATAATTCTCCTTTTAACTATTTCCAATTAAGCTGAACAATCTATCAATATCTTCTGGTTTATGCCCATCCCATTTTGGAGCAAATTCTAATTCTTCAACATCAAACAATTCCCAATAGTCTTTGTGATAGTGGTAAGTATAGTGGCCGTGAGCAGTCTCAATCCCAACAATGAAGTAATCGTCAAACATTGTTCCATCATCATGTTTCCAAGACTTCCATGCTTTATCTTTATATGTATTACAAATGACAGAGAATAAAATCATTCGATGATAATATAATTCATCAAAAGTATGATATCCATCGCTAATTAAACCTTTTCTTTCTACGTTAAATTCAAATTTCGACATCTATTTCTCTCCTAACCTTTGAATAGTTGTAATCTCTTCACATATTTTTGCGCCTCTGATTTTTTCATAGGTGGTAAGACAACAACAGTTTTTGATCCTTTTGGTATCTCTGTTAATCCATTATCAGTAACCATGAAACTGTATGTTACATTTGACAGGATTTTATGTAAATCTTTTTCTTTTCCTTGAAGTATGATCTTTTTTTGATCTCTCTCGTACCATTTCTGAAATGTCTCTTGTTCACTCAGCATCACAGCGGAAATGGTTGCGCCATGTGCAACTTGTGCAGACATTTTTCCTTTTGACATATTAAGTTCTTTGTTAACAACGTAATATTGAACAAGCTCATCCATATAATTCTCCTAAACCAATTTAACTTTTATAATATCTCTCTTCAATTTTTGCATAGTCATATTCCTTGTCTTTTGGAGCATAATGACTGACTAGATTTAAACACGAACTCAATGTTTCAGGAGGGTGATCGAATTTTTTAGATTCATGTACAATGCCTTGCCCTATGTATTGATTTTCCCATCCACCGTTTAAAAATACATTCATATAGGTATTACCGTAATAAGCAATTACATATTTTTTAATCATGTTTATCTCCTTATTATCTATTGATGCTTTATCCAAATAACCTATTCTTCATATTCTTCAAAGCCTCTACAACTGTTTCACCATCTGTCGACTCCATATCCATGAAGCTACGTCCTTTTGGAACGGCATGTACCGTTGGTTTGCGATTTATGTCTATTGTTATTTGTAATGCTACGCAATTTTCTTTAAAGAAATCCAGTAATTCTTCCATCTTGTCACTCCCTTTGTAAAGCTGTGCCCCATAATATTAATTTCTTTCCAAATACAATTTCATAGAGCTTTCAGTACCCCAAATATAAACACCGTTATCTGAATACTCTTCACGTTGTGGCGGATTGCCTATAATCTTCGCCTCTTGTTCAAAATCGAAATTCTCTAATTCTTTTAAATTAGTGACAACAAGCTTTCTAACCTCTCCAAGATAACCAGCAGGACACATTATAATTTGAATTTTTCTCTCATCTTGCGGAATGTTTAAATCGTCACAGCCAATGTTCTCTCCGTAGTAAAGAGATACAGCATAGTTGCCTTGCTGTTTAAATTTTTCTAAAACATCTTGCAATTTCATCTCAAAACTCCCTATAAAATATATTTTTTATTTAACTCTAAAAATTCTTGATGATTTAATTAAATAGTAAGCATTGCAACATGGGCACTTCACCTTTAATTCTTGTAAGTCTATGCTCATGAAAAATGTATGACCATTTTCGCATTCATATCTCGTCACATTCACGTTATCATCTCCTAAATAAAAGTAAGATTTTATTCTGATTCAATCTCTTTAAAACTAACTCTCGCTACTTGACTAAGAGAAATAAACATAAATTCTTCTGCATTGTTTAAGCGAATAATTGCACTAACACCTTCTTTAAAAGCTGAGTCAATAATCTTTGCAATATTTTCAAATTCTTCTTCACGAAGTTCTTGCACTGCCTCCTCCTTGATTCCACTATTATATAAAATACTAATTTTTACTTTCATTCTTTTTTTCTCCTTCCTATGTACCAATTTAAATTTTAAAATTCTTGCTCTAAAGAATTTTCTAAAAACAATTTTAAATTTATTGTCTCTTCTCTATCTAATTTAATTTTTCCATGAATAGAATGTGTTATTGTAATATTGGACAATCTTTTTTGAGGAACTTTATTTTCTCCAGTTATTCCGACTCCGTAAAAAGCACGATTGACCATACAATCTTCGCTGAGTAACTTGGTGTCTTTAAAATCTTTCATAATATTATTTCTCCTCTCATGATAAAAACAAGATTGATGCATAACTCTATGAATTACTTGTATTCAAAAATGAATCCTTCTTCTTCTTTAGGAATTTTAGAACACTCATTTGTATTTGGTTTAGAATTAACATATATAAATTCTTTATCTTCGCTCAAAATTTCATATTCTTTACCCTTTTCAAAGACGATATCACTGCAATTATCAGTAAAGAAAACATCTCTTTTAAAGACAACTAAATCCATTCTTTTCACCCTTTCTGTTTGATATGCGATTGATAAAAATGATATTTTATTTATTATCTTTCACAATCCAACCCCAATCACCCCAACTAAAGAGATTAAAGATATTTCCTTTGAATCCCCATTTAACTACCACCTTATCCCATCCATCATATCCATCTGAAAATCCATATTTATCTTTGATAGGATTTTTTAATGTGCCGCAACCGCCACAACATTCATCTAGTTTCCACCCGCTTATATGTCCACATTTATCGCATTGGTACATTGTTTTCCACTCATTCATATTATCACCGCTTAATCATCAAAATTCTTCTTCTTCATCTAGTCCCATCAATTCAATTTCTTCTGCCCAATTTTTAATTTGATTTACAGGAATAGCAATTTGGATTTCTTCAAAGTCTTCATCTTTTACATCCACAACAATTGATTTATCTGTAACTACTCTACCTTTACCTTTCAATAAATAGCCTTTTTGCATCTTAATCATTCAAAAACATCTCCCTTGTAAGTTGATTAGTTCTTCTTAATTCATACGTATCAAACGTTAGGTGAAACTAAAATTTGCAATCCGCTCTCACCATAGTCCCACATTTTAACGAAAGGATACGTGCCCTCTGGAAGATTAAAAACTATCTTTTCATATGGTTTGATTACTTCCATGTCACATACAGTTCCATGAATTTTCGTTGCAGGGTGTATACTTATTTCTCTTTCTGTATCATTAAAATATACAAACTTCATTAAAGCACTCCTTTGCTCTTCTTTCATTTGTTTTTGTTTTTCATAACACACATTAAACAGCCAATCCTCAATCAATCCATACCGATCTTCAATTAATCCCTTCCATTCAAGAGGTATCTCGACAGTGATCTTCTGCATATTTCACTCTCCACTAATTCTTTTGTTACTTCTCTTTTCTGCCAACCACATAAGTTGATTTTCCTTCAATCTTTCCTCAACTTTTTCAGGTGGTACTAATGGAAATTCGGTTGTTTCCCAAAGAATAAACTCGCACTCTTTATCGTCTGCATCAGGGAAATATTTTCTAACCAAATCGAACCAAGTCATTCCTTCATAAAACATTTGATTTCACCCTCATTCAATTAATCTTTCAGTCATTATAAATTCTGTCTAAAAGATTCCATTGCCATTTATAAAAATGCTTTTCAGGGTAGGATAATTGTTTAAAATTTATATAAACACTTTTTTGTCTAATAGTCATAAGAATAAAAAGCATTTTGAAAGGAGATTTAATGGCTTTCAAATTCATTCATTCCTTTAGTTAAACTTCAAATTTATATAATTCGTAATCATCATCAACTAATCGGTAGCATTTAAGGCTGTCCAAACCTGAAAATTTCTCATTTAAAAATTCAACAATTTTCTCCCCGTGGTATTTATTAATGTTTTCACAAACCAACACATCGTCTACAGTTTCTTTATTAAAATTGTCTACGCAAATTATTTTCAATATTACTCTCCTTCCACTACTTCATCTTTAAATACATCTTTAATTTTCTTTATCGCTGATTTAATCATTCTTATATCTGTTATAGCTCCATCTTCATATGGTTTTTCCCATTCCTTATTGAATAACGCATCAATTCTTTCCTCTTCTTCTTTTTCTAAAACTGCTAAAGCAAAGCTAATATCTTTATGTTTCATTACGACCCTCACCTAGATTAACCTTTTCTTTTGTAAGTTTATGTATCATATTAGCTATTTCAATTAAAAGATAAAGTATGTTGCTTCCCAATAAATATAAGAGATGGACAGAATTTGTTGTTATATTTGTTTTCATTAACTATCTCCTTATTGTATTGCCATTGTTAATAGTATCGGAGTAAAAGCTGAGGCCGCGGAAGTAGAAATTATTGCTCCCCACATCATTGCCGCTCCTCTGTGTTTTTTAGAAAATAATTGACCAATAAAAGTTCCTAGAAATGGGGATGCGAGTAGTATTGTTATGTAAATAATAATCATGTCATTTGTCAAGAGGTTTCCTCCTCACATATCAATGGTTTTCAACCCTCATATTCTCCATGTGTATCAAATCCACACCGCCGACAATATCCAGCTTGTTCAATATCGTAACTCCAGTATCCTGTACTAACTGTATATGTAATCCAATCATGATCTTTGTATTTGCAAATCAAACGTTTTAAGTATTTCAACATATCTATCACCTATAAAACTTCTGTTAGTATTCTAAAAGATTTAAGCCTATCGCCTTCTATTTCAACTTCAATTGGCTTTCCAATTAATTCAGAAACATAATTCACTTTTGCATCATCAAGAACTCTCTTTAAGTCTTTCAATGCTCTTTCATACCTTTCATATTTTTGGATTTCGCTTTCCCAAAAGCAATTTTCACTAACATTTACAGTATGGTATCCATCATCGCTAACATTGAAACCTCCATTAAACTCAAATGCTAGTTGGAGACCAAGAAAATAATCTCTTTCTTTAACAGTTCCAAATTCAGCTTGTACGATTTTCCCTAAAAATGTTCCATCCATTGCTTTTCCTCCTTTATTCATCTTCTTCACTCAAAGTATTCAAGTAATCGCAGAATTGTTGACACTCATCTTCTGTCTTAAAAAAGGTGCTCCATCTATCTAAGCTCCCAAAATCCATTCCATTTTCATAAACTGTTTCTGAAAATTTTTAGGTGTACTTATAAGTGCGTTCTTATCAACAACGAAACGATCTCCGTCATATCCAGTAATGATATAGTGTTTACCTACCTAAACCTCTCGCCAACCGTTTCGCGTTTTGACTGCTGGTTTGTGAACTGATTTAGGCATTACTCCATCTTTATAGAAGTAGCCGATAAGTTTGTCTGAAAAACACTGGATAACATGCGTAACCATCTTCCATTCCCATCTCAAATAGCTTGGCCTCTACTTCAAGCATTTTGTAATCTTTCACCATACTACTCCCTCCTATCCGTCCCATTCAGGTTTAATATTCTGTTTCGCACACCATTCTTCATACTTTCTTGTTACTTCATCTGCAAACTTATAAAGATATGCGTAATCTTCGTGCCACTCTTCTTTGTATGTGTATTGATACCATTCAGTGAATGTCATTATTACTTTCTCATGCTTTTCACTACACTACTGAATAGCTTAAATCCAAAAACAAACCACAGAACATAGATCGCTACAGCAATAATTTCTGGTAGCAAGACTAGAAACCAACTCCATCCGATTACACCCATACATTTCAAAACAATAAATACAATTGTCAATACTTCCAAGAATCCCATTAAATTAACTCCCTTTCCTTATATGGTTATTTATATCACTTGATAAAAACTATCTTTTATTCAATCTCTATATTCAACCCTGTTGCTCCCACTTTAATTTCCTTCATCTCTCCAATTTGTGGTATATATAAATGTTTCTTTCCATTCACCGAAACAATTTCACCCTTCCAACAACCGTTTTGCACAAAGAATTTTGTCCCAATTGGTAAAGTGTGAATATCTGCGTTCTCTATATATTCTCCTTCCTCTCTATACACCTCTCCTTGTTCAGAAACCCTCCTTTTAGAAACTTTAATATCGATTTTGTATAGTGAATTTTCATCTTCAAGCATTAAATTATGTAACCAATCAGTTACTTTTGATTGCCCATCAATAACGTTAACTGTATCGAAAATCTTCCTATACATGTCATTCCTCTTCTCTTGAAAAATACTTGTCTACCACTTGTTTTTCTAAGTAAACGACACCATCTATTAATATGCCTCTATGTGCATCTACATCTTTAACAGTAACCGTTCCGCCTTTCCAGAAGTTATTTAGGCAATCTTCTTTAACAGTTAATGTTTGACCCTTATAATAATCATATTGATTCCTTTTATTCATTGATCTCCTCTCCAGATCCATCAGCTTGTCCTCCGCTCTGAATAAAATAACCCCTTTATTGAGCCTTATAATTTCGACTCTTTTGCTTTTTATGTTTACTTATGAATGCCGCTCTCTTCAATTAATTCATATGTTTCTTCAAAAATCTCTTTTTCAACCGGATATCGCTCACCTTTAACACCTGTAACAATATAGTGCTTTCCAACTTCAACTTCATACCATCCTTCAAGTGTTTTAATTGCTGGTCTCCTATTTGTTTTAGGAATGTACCCATCTTTTGGGAAGAACCCTAATAATTTATCCGAGAACAATGGGTAGCATGCATATCCATCTTCCATTCCCATTTCGAATAACTCCGCTTCAACAACAATAGGTTTTTTACGATATTTAGCCAATCCTTGCTCCTCCTCAAATTGTTTTATATGTCAATAAAATGATAATCTGTAAAATATGTATACCCTGATCGATCACCAATCCTGCACCTAACGGATTTAACTTTTTATAAAACCCTACGGGTTTTGCTTTCATATGATCTGCGATAGCATGAACTACAAATAGCCATACAATATCTATTGGTGTGACAAGAATATTCATAAACCACAATGCGATACAGATGACACCTGTCCAAATTCCAGCATGTGTTGCTAAGATAATTAGATTTTTACCTTTCATATTCGCAAGAAAGTCTCCTTGCAATGGGTAATCAGCCAATAAATGTGCAAATAATAAAATTAAAAACATCATATAAACGCTCATAATTCACTCCCTTTACAAAGCAAATCCTGTTACTTTTAGAAAATAAATTAAACATCCTAATCCCAAAAAGAATGGAATAACTTTAAACACTACCGAACTACCAAAATCTCTCGTCTTTAAAATTAGACTAAGGAAAATATTGTAAATACCACATGCTAAAACAATCCAAATCATAATTAATCCTCCTTCTTTTCTACTTGTTTTATAATGTCTTTTAGGTCTACTACGGTCAGCAAGACTGTTCTTCCATCAATCGTTCCTATAACTGCATCGTTATTATCAAGCATTTCAGATGTAAGCTTTGAATCTAAAAAGCGAATTTTATTTACGTTAATCTTTAACTCCATATACTCATTCCTCTCTTAGCTTTTTGAGTTCTTCTACTTCGTCATATTTTGTACCGCGCTTAATTTTGAAGCATTGTACTTCCCTCATCAAATCTTCCTCCGATCTGTTTCCCAAGCAATGATAAACCTAGTCTGATCCTTGATAGAGAATTTTTTCACTTTAAAGCCATATAGCCCATACTCTTTAGGATGATAACCAACTTCAATGCTAGTATTGAAAACCAAATCATTTTCATCAACCACGCCAGAGGCTTCTATCAGTGCTTTGTGTTTTAAAAAGTATCCTGAATGACTTTTTTCATACTTTAAAATTTTAATCTCCATTATGTATATATCCCTTCTAACATTATTAATTAGTTTTGTGGTGTTTTAAAAAAGATGATTTGCGTAAATTGATCCATCTAGTCTTTCAATAGTTACTTTGTCTTCATTTTGCAAGGTTTGCATAACAGTTTTTGAGTTTAATCTGTGACCAGTAATTCCGAATTTATGCTTTGTTACTTCGTACAAATTGTTATAAACCTCTGTAAAGTAAAAATTAGCTCTTTCTTTTGCCTTTTTGTTGCACTTTGATTCATATATATAACGCATCAAAATCTCTCCTTATTAAGCAAGATCGAACTAACAATTAATTATGTATTATTATTTTCTCATTATTAATTAGTTTTGTCAACTGCCAAAATCGTTTCTTTCATCGTTTATATGTAAAATTTCTAACTCTCTTTCATTAAAGCCAACTTCATGTAATTTTAAAAGCATCTTCGCCACTTCATGATTAGTAATGGTAAATCCGCGCTCAACAAATTTCTTTATTCTAATAATTGTTCCACAAATATCTCTAGCTCTCTTTTCATTGTATTTAAGCTTATTGTCATTTAAATACTCCCAGCCAACTAACGTCTCAATCTCTCCATTTATGTAGTAATACATATTATGTTTAAAGTCAAATTCTCCAATTACATCCTCTGGTTTGCCCACCCATTTAGTAATTATCTGGTACATTCCAATTGATATTGCATTGTCAGTATATACAAGAGTCTCACCCTTATACTTTCCGATTTTGACACCATTTTTATATTTAAGTGTTCCATTATCAAAGAATCTCCGTAATTCTTTTACGAGCGACTCATCTGTTAAAAAGAAATCATAATCCTTTGGTATTTGATTATTATATAAACTGTAAATAGCTCCACCAGCCAAATATGATTTGTTTTTAAACTCCTCCTGATATTCTGGAGGAAGAAGGTTTGTAAAATCTTTCTTTGCTTTTTCAAGGTCTTTTTTAATATTTGCAAGTTGCAAAAAAGGCTTCATACCTCGATAAACAGTTTCTTTCCCCATTACTTCACCTCGTCCATAGCTAAGTTTGCCAACTCATCTGCTCTTTCGTTTAGATCAACACCTGCATGTCCTTTTACTTTTAACACTTGAATATCTTCCTGTTTTGAAACAAGATTATCAAGGTGTTTCCAAAGTTCAAGGTTTTCAGGATTTTTTCCATCGCCTTTCTTCCAACCTTTTTTCTTCCATCCTTTAACCCATTGATTTATTCCATTTACCACATAAGCAGAATCCATGTGTAAACGAACAGGAATATTTGTTGTTTTAAGTGTCTCTAGCGCATTGATAGCTCCTTTTAATTCTTGAATATTATTGGTGGTATTTCTTTCTCCTGCGTAAAGCTCTTTTACATGGCCGTTATATTGAAGCACCGCTCCCCAACCACCAATATTATTCTCTTTACCATTATTCCTACAACCTCCATCAGCATAGATAATAATTTCGCTCATACGCTCCCCTTTCAAATGAATTTCCAATAAACGGTTTTTGATTCTTCATCTATTCCCAACTTGATTTCGTAAATATCTCCCCATCCACCTCTTATAGTCAGGCTTTTATTTAAATGTATAATTCTATTTTCTTTTAATTCAGCATATTTCTTTGCATATTTAATTCCAAAGAAAGTTTTATATGAGAGTAATATTTTTTCAATATTTGCAAGAGTGACCTCCACTAGATGCATTCCAATTTGCTCAATCTCGTATTTTGGGAATAATATTTCAAGACTATTTTCAATATATTCAGCAGTATAAGAAGTTACTGCCTCAACTCACTCCTGACTTCCATAAGAACTTTACCTAATAAATTCAGACCTTTCCACTTTTCAGGGTTTTCGGCATCAGGATGACTTTCCGACAATCCAATACCCCAAATCTTATCATAAGGGCTGGCCTCAACTAACATCCTATTCCCTGTAGATAGGATTGCGATCTTTGCATGTGGATGTGAGAACTTATCCTTTAAGACTTCTTTATAAATTCTTTCTCTGTTTTTCAGCCAGACTTCTTCATTAAATGGGATTTGTCTGCTTCTCCCCAAAGATTTACATTCTTTTGGTGAATTAGCTTCTAAGATTTTCGATGCAATTTTATGTGCTCCAAAAAGCTTTGCCTTTCTGTACATTACAGCTTGTTCTGACCATTTAAATGAAACACCTTGATGTTCAAACGGAAAGTAATGAAAGTTTGAAAAAACATCTTCCGCTCCCCAGAAGAAAACAAATTTATCAGTTAACTTCATTCGCCCAATTCCTTTCGTTAGTTCTCGTTTGCCGGATGACGGTACAAAATTTTTATAGAGTCCACACGACCAATTCCCACGGACATTTCTGTTACGTAACCGTTTTCTGGATTATCTTTCATTAAGCTTCTTGCATACACTTCAATGTGTTGGTCTGAAACTCGTTTAACTACTCCAACTGTTTTCTTCGGCAAATCGTAGTATCCGGGAGGCAGTTTTAGTAATCGGAACTCGTATTCACTAAATTCAATTATGTCTCCCTTTCCAATCTTACTGCGGTCGAATATAGTTCGTGTTTCTGTTTTTGTAATCATCCTTCGCCTGCCCCCTTTCGTTGGTTTTCACCTTTTAGATATTTCTCTTTCTCTTCTTCATTTAAAACTTCGTAGTCATCGTTCTCAAGAAAAAACATCACTTCGAAGCACTCTTTATGGATATCCACACCCAGAGGAACCCAAGTTGGGAAAGCCGTTACTTCATCTGCTTTAGTTCCTTCTGGGTAATTGATTTCTACATGCTCCTCATCGTACTCTCCGTTTTCAATCTTCTTTCTAATCGGAGACATATCGATTGTCTCATGAACTCGAAGAACACTTCCTTCCTGATAATTTTTGCCTGCGTAAATGGTCAGTCGAATCAAATCACCTATGTTTGCTTTAGCTTTAGTCATTCACTCAACTCCTCAGCAGTTTTTACAGCATCAATAACTAATTGTATTGGCAAGCTTCCTTGAGCATCCATAATGACTTCTCTTCTTTTACAATCAAATAATTCAAAGTAATCGTGCATCAGAAATCTGGCAAGTTTAAGCCTAGGCAATTCTTTCATTGCTTCTTCATAGGTGTTAAAGTGACATACTACATCACTCATACCCCCTATAGGTTTAGATGTGTTTAAGCTGAATAATATAAATCTACCATAACTCATAATAACTCCTCCTTAATTGCTTTAGTTCATCTTTTATAGAATTTCTTAGAGAAACAGTCTCTCTAAATTCTATATTTAAATTCTTATGTTCTTCTAGGTGTAAACTTAAAGTGACTCGATCTTCTATTTGATTTACTCTATGCTCTCTCAAAATCTTAAGATGGTTATCCATTTCTTCTAATAATGTGTTTAGTTTATTTTCTAGCTCTTCTATAAACCATTTTAATATTTCAATCCTTATTTTGTGGTTTGATCGTTGATTATGTATGTCTATTCTTTCTTTTATTTGGCTGATAATTCTTTTCATTTATGTTCACTCCTTAATAAAAGAATGGTTTTATACATCCAGCTTTCAGACGATCTATCATCTTTAATAATGCTTTGCTTTTTTAATAATTTCTTCGATATCTGTATGGTTAAAATATGTAATGTTTGACTCCCAATCCTTGCTATACTTACTATAGTCTAATCGATATCCCTCGCTAAAGGGTACGCAAACATAGTCCCAGCGATTCATGGTATTTGGGTTCACCTGTCTTACACCAATTATGATATACATTTCAATCTTTTCATCATCGTGCGGTGGATAAGCCTTTACAATACTGCCATGTGTAAGTAAAACATCTTTCATTGACTCTCTCCTAATTCTTTATTTTCCTTATAATTTCTCCAACTACAATTCTCAAAAACTTTAATGTCTGCTCCTAAATGCCATTTATACCAAGCTAAGTTGAACCACGCTGTGTCTAAAATGTATTTAATATAGCCTAAAATCTCATCCACCTCGTTTAACTTTCTTTTCTAACGCCTTTCTTTTCATTCTCTCTTGATTTAATTTGTGTTCAAGCTCTTTAATTTTCTCTTTTAGTTTTGCCTCATCCTTATATGCTTTCTTAATTCTTAATAAATGTGGCATAATCGAAGTTTTCACAGAATGAAAATAAGCAGAATAATCGGGATATTTCTTTCGAGCCTGTTTAAAGAAAGGAATATAAAATTCCTCTGTTTCCTTTACCTGTTTCATTTCATGTTTCCTATTTGATTCATTCAATGTGCTAAAATTATGCTTTCTGTCCGCCGCTTTTATTAGGCAGGCTCCCAAGCATATTAAAATATTATTTAAATAGTCTTTTAAATTTTCTTCAATTTTATAATCAATATCATCTTGTTTTGTGACACTCAAAACTAAGTGAGCAACATCTTTCCCATATTGATCCTCAATTAAATAATAGTCCACCTCTGGAATATCTTCTATTGAATCATGAAGTATACAAGCTGTAATAATTGATTCATTCCTGATCCCATGATTCAATAAATCCTGAGCTGTATCAACTAAATGATAATAATAATGGCTTCCATCATGCCTCATATAATTGTTGTTTGCATTCATTGTCTCGATCATCCAATACAAAGCTCTTAAGGCATTGTTGTAGTTCAATTGTTTTAAATCGTTTTTTAACTGAGCAACCCTTGCTTCCTTTGCCATGTCATCACCCTTTAACTTTTTGATATTATTATTATAACATTATTAGTTAGTTTTGTAAATGTATATAAAAGAAAAAGGTGAGAATTATTTCTCACCTCAACTTTTCACATAATCGTGTAATATCACCTGTGGTATAGCTACTAATTTTCTCGTTGCAAAATTAAACCACTCGTTCATTGTTAGTTGACCTACTACATCAATCATGTCAAAATAACCTAGTTCTGACGCGTATTCTTCGTTAACTCTAAATTTAATTAATTCCATATCATTTAAAGTTCCTATTTTTACTGTCTCTCTTGTCTCACCAATACAAGACGGCTCTTCTACCGATATACCATTAACTCGAACAATCACTTTAGGGAATCCATTCCCTGTAAGCAGATTAAATTTGTCCAACTCTTTTACATATTGATCAACCTCATCTACGCTGATATCCAGATCGTAATATACAGTAGGCTTCACATCTTCAAGAGAAGGCATATGTTTTTCAATATATTTCTCTAGATCAGGAAGTAAATCTTGAGATATCTCAATACCTCCTGCACCTTCATGTCCAAGAGCATCAAGCTCTCCATCAAATTGATTTAAAAACCTCTTAAACTTAAATCCGTTATAGCTTCGAAAACTTCCTGATAACTTACCGTTGTGTATACGCCCAACAATCACAGGGCGCTTGTATTCTTCTGATAGCTGTTGAGCTACAATACCATTAAATCCTTTACTTGATTGTTCATCAGTAACAATAAGAACCTTCTTGGTGTCGTCAATGTTCTTTTTGTATTGCTCAGTAATCTCTTTTTGCTTTTCTTTTCGATGCTGATTTAATTTGTGCATTTGTAGGCGAATTTTTTTACAAACCTTATCATCATCTTCTAACAATATATCGATTGCTAATTTGATGTTATCCATACGTGCCGCTCCATTTAGCATTGGAGCAATGGTGAACCCAATTGCATCGCCTTTCATTTTGTACGTGTTCACTTTTCCACCTTTTAAAATGCGAACAAGACCAGTATTCTTCATATTTCTTAATCCTTGCATGATTAAATATCTGTTTTCTAAGATATCTAATCTCATAACATCCGCATAGAGACCAACTGCCACCAAATCAATGTACTGCCAAACGTCTACCTGATTTAATGTATCCTCCATTACTTGAATAGTTTTAAATACTACTCCCGCACCACTCAAATACTTGTTAGGGTATTCGCATCCATCCTGCTGTGGATTAACTAATAGCACATAAGGATTCTTGCATTCAATAGCATGGTGATCTAAGATTATAATATCTGTATTTAATTTTTCTTTTATAAATTTACAAGTCTCTACATCATTTGAAGATGAGTCAATTAAAATCAGCAAGTCCGCATTGCGAATCTTATCTGTATTTAACTTATTATGATCAATCCGCTCAGCATCTTTTGATGGATCAAGACTACTGACTTTAATCATCTCTGTAATGCCGTGTCCATCACTTCTTTCACCATATATGTAATCAACATTATCGGTGTAATTTTTCAAATATCTCAACATGATTGTTGTAGCTGTCAACCCATCCGCATCTGGATCATATGAAACAATTATTCTTTCATTCTTATCGATTGCCTTTATGATACGGTTGCTTGCATCTTGGATATTTTTCATGGAGTATGGATCGTGTAATTCCACCTCTGTAGGATTTAAAAATTTTTGATAATCTTCGATGCCTCTGATTTTTGCAATCCTTTCTAGGATCGAGTCATCATTATTTGGCTTTCTTATAGGCTTTCTTTGTATCCAATTCATAATAAATAACACCTTCTTCTGCAAAGAAAAACTCCTCAGATATTTCTAAGTTGATTTTCCCCATTTCTTCATATCCTTTAGCCATTTCTAATTTATCGATATTTTTCATATTTCATTTCCCCTTTCAGAATGATATCCAAAAGCAAATGCAACTATTACATCATTATTAATTAGTTTTATGAAATATGAATCTTTCCCCTTTCGGGAGTTATATGTATTTCGGATATGTCGATCATTATATCACCTCTGATAAAATTGAACTATGACAAAACTCATAAAACTAATATAACATTATTAATTAGTTTTGTAAATATGTTTTTAAGATTTATTTTTAGGTATTTTTACTTCAAATACACAATTGTCAAGTAACTTATTCCATGTCTCAATACCTTGGTCAATAGGAGAATTTTTCTCTTCAAGAAGGCCTTTTGTATCGAACATCGCCAGCACTCTTCTTCCTTCAAACATCTTTGCATTTTTTCGTATTTCATCAACCGTTATGCCTTTGTCGTAGCATAGAACTATCTCTATATCTAACCCTATTTGCATTACGATCTGTGCCTGCTCTGGAGATATTTCAGATGCACCAATACCTAATGTATTATATATCCCATTGTCAAAAGCTTTCATGTTAGACTTCTCCGCTTCAAAGATATACACTCTTTTGTTCATCTGTATATAGGGAAGTGCGTAATGAAAATTAAACCACTCATAACGATTTTGATACGGATAAAGATAGAGATATTTTCTATCATCATCCTCATCTTTCATTATTCTGCCTTTGACACCAACCAATTGTCCAAATCTATTTCTCATTGGAATGATTACTCTTTTTGTATCAAGATCGAAACCAATCCCATACATTTCTTGAGTTTTATATGAAATCCCCTCATCAATCCATCCTTTATAAGGTAGGGGTTTATCATAAAAGTAATAATCGTTTAAGACTTCTTCTGGAAGAACAGGATTTGGTTTAATTTCTTTAACCCTTTTTTTATCTTTTAAAATAGCTTTAAGAGGTGCTACATAATCTTTTTTTGTTTTAAACGATCCACCTTTTAAAAACTCTGTCCATCCTAAATGTTCGCAGATAAATGTCTTTGCATTATGTAAGTCCTTTAAGATATCTTCTCCACGTTTATCATTGACAATATAAGATACAAGAGAAAATATATCCGGTGAAGAGTCGATATTTCCGCTCTCAAAATCTGGTCTATTGCGGATAGCTGAGGTAAGCCATTTATTAAGCTTGGTCTGAACCGCTCTCTTATTGTTGCTATGATACCTTGATGGCAATTGAGCTTCTATTCTTCCTCCACTGTATGATATATACTCACAGCCCATTGCTCTGTAAATATCTTCGACCTTATCTTCTCTAAGTATCCTTTCTTTGATTTCCTGCAAGTCCGACATCCATCTTACCACCTCTTTTACTAACTAAATAATCAACTTGAGAGAGACTACCTTCCTGCTTTTTCGTTTGGTACAAACGTCCAGCCAATCTCTTTAAAGTGATTACTATTAAATATTGGTTCAATAACCAACACAGGCTGTCCATTATCATTATTAGCTCCGAATCTGTTTTTAGGCGTAAAGACTAGGTAATATGTTTTCCCTTTTTCTAATTGGAAAAACTCTTTAAGATACCCATCTCCTTTAGGGTTTTTCTTTAATCTATAGCAGTTTAATTCCTTCTTTTCACCTTTGTATTCGTCTGCCCAAATAGGTCTAAACATCATAACAACAGATGCTTCGTTCTTCGCCGCTTTCCCTTCTCCAATTGCATCAAAGTCTAAATAGCGATTCTTAATTGCATAGTCAGCCAACTGAAATGTAACAAGAGTACGAAGGTTGCAACCGCCAGCATTCTTACGAGTAATACGGTATATAGTCTTCATATCTTCAACAAAAGTTTCCCAACGTTTGTCATGATGTGAATCATCGGAGACTTTGTGCGTATCGATAAGAAGATTTATATAACCTCTATTTGCCCAGAATCTAATTATTTTTTCGAGGTCTCTAATTACATATTTTTCCATGAAGATTATTTTGATTGTTTCCTTATCAATCAGTTCCTTCATTTTTGCAAATGCATTGTGAATCTTATCTTTATCATTTTGTTGAAGCTTCCCATTAACCATACGCCGTCTATCTATTCCTGTTTTATACTCATGAAAAAGAATTGATAAAACGATCTTTTGTCTATATGCCTGTGCATCTTCTTCATTTAAGACCACTAGAAGCTTCTCATTGTTATCAATACAACTCATTGTAAACTTTTCAGCGGTAATCGATGATTTACCTGTATTACCAAAGCCACCGAACATTAAGACATGCCCTCTAGCCACTCCCTGCGTTATACTGTTCATAAGAGTGCTATTATAAAAAGGCAACATCTCCGCGGTGTCTTGTTCTAATCGTCTAATAAACTCTTCTGCTTCTATGTATAAATTCTCTGTTTCATATCTGTTGTTAACATTATCCATGCTAATTTTGTTAATCTTATCATTCCAGTACATAGAAAGCTGTTCTCTATTCATGTCTTTCCATTTATACTTTCCCTTGTCGATTAGCACTTTGTCGCCAAACAACTCATAAAGTTTTCTGATTACATAATTTTTCTTAACAGTTTCAAAGTAATAAGAAATATTTGCAGGATTACCACGAACTATTGCAACTGCATCATCGATGGTAGTCATTTTCCCGAACTTTTCAAAATCATCCATGATGTTATACTCTTTTACTTTTGTATGGACAGTAATATCATCGAATTGTTTAATGCCTTCATCAAACATCTTTCGCCCTAGCTCAAAATAAAACCCCCAAACATCATGAATAAACTCTTTTTGATGGATTAATTCACTATATTCACTATAGTTATTGAACGGATCAGACCATAACAACCCTACAAAATATGCTTCATTGATTGAAGCCTTTTCACGAATTTCTTTTACTTCTCTTTTGACTAACTCTTTTGTATTGTCCTTTGCCATCTAAAACATCTCTCCTAGTCATCTAAAAAATCAGTGATATCTGTATGTTTAGAAGGCTTTTTATAACTATTTTCAAAGATATACTCTTCTTCATTTATGTTTTCAAAATGTTTTCTAATCTGTCTTTCCTGCTCTTCTTTTTGTCTTCTTCGCTCTTCAACAATTGACAACTTATTGCACACAATAGTCAATCCATATCTAATTGCATTTGTTGCTCCACTAAAAGACTTCTTTCTATTTGCATTTTCAATTGTTTCGGAACAGTATTCGAAAGTTTCTGCAATTAAATCGTAAGAATAACCTTCTTTATATTTATAATCATGCTTTCCAAAAAACTCTGTTCCATTTCTTAAATCTTGTAGATATGGGTAAATGTTATTTGGAAACTTTTTTAAACCGTATATGTTTTTTATTGTTTCAACTAGCCTATCAAGTTCTTTCCTCTCTTTTTCTCGAAACTCTTTTTCTTTTAAATGTTTTTCCCAACAATGCTTGTGATAATATTTCTTCTGCGGCTTTTTCTTCCCTACATATTCAAACTCCATTTCATCTACATGTGTATCATCTAATCCACAATGCTGACACTTTCTTGTCATTTTAGCCATAGCAATCCCCCTTTTATTTTTATATGATTATTATATCATTATTAATTAGTTTGGTCAATCTAAAAATAAAGACCGATTAACGGCCTTTATTTAGATTTTCAATAATTAAATTAAAAACTTCATCACTTTCTTTGCCGCTTGTATCAATTTCATGTAGTTGCAAATTTTCACTTCCGTATTTAAAATAAAATTGATCAAACAGTTTTTTATAAATTTCTTGTTGCTTTAATGACTCTTGAACACTGTCATCCACTTTGTTGAAAGGAACTTTATCTCTCATTAATCTAGATGAAAGTTCGGCCTTATCATTAATGGTCAATAGGATAATATGAATTTTCACTCCCATTTCCGATAGGTCTTCTAATAAGTCATTTAAATTTTCGTAATTATCCTTGAAGGAATATTCTTTATAGAGGTGAGAATACACCATTTCCGAAAAATAAAATCTGTCGAAAACAAATTTTGATTGATGACTACTTAGAGAAAAAAGCGCGTTCATCCACGAATCATAGTAATGCTTAACTTTGTTTAAACCACTCTCTCCATCATCATGAAATCCTGTAAAGTTTATTAAAGTAGTTTCTGGGGTTCTTTGGCGCAACTTAATTGCCACAGATGTTTTACCAGTTCCTCTGCACCCTTCCAGAATGAAGATTTCCATTTCTCACTTTCCCTTCCTAATAATCTCTATATCCACCATCTGTCTACCATTTATTCTGGCTTCATTCTCGGATGATACTAAGAAATCAATTATTTTACCTTTGATGCCTCCACCTGTATCAAGGCTTATAGCAGTAAAGCTTCCTGACTTTGTGTGAATTTTAACAATAGACCATAGTGGTATTACATTTGGATCGGTTGCTATAATTCTGCGCCCTTCATAGGTAATACGATTTTTAATATCTATTCCTGTCCTTGTGATCCCCGTACATCCTTCTTGACACATTGCAATATAGGAAGTCATCTCAAATTTTCCAATGTGATAACCGCCCACATCACTTCCTTTCTTCTCGATATTAAAATTTTTCTGTTCTTTTTTATTTAGTTTGTTTTTTAATTGCTTAATCTCTTTATTCTTCTTCTTTAAAAGTTTTTCTTTATTTTTAATTTGTGATTCTTTTTTTGCGATAACCTTTTTATTCTCTTTTAGTTCTTTATCCTTGTTTTTAACAACATCATCTAGGTTGGCTATCTTGGCTTCTTTATTGTCTAAATTCTTTTTTTGTTCTTCCGTTTCATTTTTAAGGCGATTTACATCATCATGTGCTAAAGTCCAACCGCCTACTGACACTACCAGCCCTACAGCAAGTACACCTGTTGTAATTTTATTTTTCATATTTATCACTTCCTAGAATCGTTACTCTAGAATGATGTGTTAATAGGATAAAAAAATAGTAGGAAGGCATAAGCTTCCTACTATTTTATTGTTTAATTACCGTTTGCTTTTTACAAATTTCAAAGCCTTTTCCAAAGCGTCTACATCTTCGGACTTTCTAAAGTTTGCATCACCTAGGATTTCTTTGAAATAAACAGCAATTTCTTTCTTAACATCGTTGTCTAAACTTCCAACTATTTTTTCAATGTCTTTAATTAAAAATTCAGCAGACCGTTTTTCCTTTTCAATTGATTTTTCTGCCTTTACTTCCGCTTCTTCTTTCTGTTCTTTTTGAGCTTCTGCAACGGCCTTTTCGTCACCATTATATAAACCCAAAATTGCTTCTTTAAAAGTTTTCACGAAAGTCTTCGCATCATTATCAATCACACTTGGGAAAGTGCGGAATCGTGTTCCACAAAGGATATTACCATCACTTCGGAAGCGAAGTTTTCTAGTCTCAAAAGCTTTACCTTCTTCACTTTTTTCAACTTGTAGATCACCGTAAATGATCATATCCGCTTCGCGTTCGATAATATCAGACGTCTTTGTCAACACATTGAATGTTGTGTAATCATATTCAAAACCATCTTTATTTGTAATCTTACGTGTTTTTTCATGTCCGATAATGAATACACCGAATCCAGCTTTCTTAAGTCTGTCAATCTGCTTGTAAATTTCCTCGGCCACCATATTGTAACCTTTCCCCCAAGGGATGTCAGAGATGTCTGTATATCGTTTACCATCTTCACGGCTTGCTTTTCTTAAAACATATGCAATCGCATATCTTTCTAAAGCTGTGATAGTGTCAATGATAATAAATCGAAATGGAACATCAGATTTGTTTTCAATCAGCTCATCAATCGTCTCAATAAAACCACGTTGTTGACCATCATCTTCTTCCGCATAATCAAATCCTGTAACTGGAATGGCAAAGACTCCATCCATTGTTTTATATCCAATCTCAGTAGCTAAGAGCAGTGTACTATCTAAATTTCCATAGAACTCTTTTGCTAAATCTACTGAGAAAGTCGTTTTCCCAAACTTTGACTTTGCGAGCATTGAAATAAAATATCCTTCCAAGCTTGCTGTTGGTTTGTTTGGCTTAAGTTGTTTTAAAAATGACATTATATTTTTCCCCTTTTTCACATTTAATTGTGAATGGGGATGCTTCCATTCTTGATTTAACATCCTACGTTTATTATGTTATCAATTTAATGCGTTTATTTTATCATTATTAATTAGTTTTATTAGAAAGGTAAATCATCATCAGAGATGTCAATCGGCTTTCCATCGTTTGCGAATGGATCGTCATCAGCATCAAAAGGATTGCTAGATTCTTTTTTCGATTTTCCACCTAATTCATTTTGAAGGTCTCCTTCTTTTTGGAGCACACCATTATCTACAAAATCCTCTTCTTTATACATTTTTCTTTCCCATGCATCAATACCTTCAATTCTCATTTCTTGAATGTAATTTCGAATGGTGTATTTCTGTGCATGTGCAGGTTTAGACCTTCCTCCAAGAGATTTCAATAATTCATCTGGATTCTCTTCCTCATCCTCAGATTCCTCTACAACCACTTGATTCAAAGCGTTTCCGAATACCGTAACAAAGTCTCCAAACTTAATACGTTTTAAAAACGAATCTCCAAGCTTCTTCATACCTTCATCAATTCCGTCTTGACCATTGGAAAAATCGATTACAAATTGAGAATCATGCCAATCTTTATTATAATCAATTGTTCGACCAGTTATATAGACCTTATTTTGTTCCTTGTCCAATTCTGCATCAACATAAACCATGTCTTGCTCAAAATATGTAACTTCCTCAAATTTTTCACTTTCAAAATCAATATCTTTTAATCTATGTACTTTTTCTATTTGAAAGTCTTTTCTCTCAACCGTCTTGCCTTGTTGATTCTCATATGTACTATATCGAATCTTGCCTTCCACTACTACACTGTCATTATTACTTAATTGATCATAAATTTCTTTCGAGGCAACATAAGAGGGTACACCCTTACTATTTAATTTACCATTTTCATCATATTCAAGGCCAATTCTCGATTGTAACACTGCATATCCTGACTCCCTAAGCTCATCTTCTTTCTCTACCCACTCTGCAAAAGGAATCCTTTCTCCTTTATAAGACTTATTCTCTTCTTTTGCTTTTTTTGCTTTTTCGCTATTCCATAAGAAAACCTCATCTGGTTTAAAATCAAACATAGAAACCATCATTTCATTATTCGGGCTTGTTTTCACTCCAAATCGTAAGCTTCTATATAACTTGCCTTGATTTTTGGAAACATCCTCTTTAAAAGCTCCGTCCTTATCGATTCGAGTCACTTTCCCTTTAAATCTAAAGCTATTCTTAGTTTGTTGCAGTTCTGCCATTCAAAATCCTCCTGATTCATTATTAATTAGTTTTGTACTGAAAAGGGAGAAGTGATCTCCCTCACCACATACAATTATTATAACATTATTAATCATTTTTGTCAAGGCGTTATAAAACATTCTTCATAATGTTTTTGTGAGGGTTAGAAACAAAGTTTATGTAAATTTTCTCTAACGTCACTCTTCCACTATCTAATGCCTTGTTTATAATTTCAATGTCTTCTGGTGAGAAAGATTGCATAAAAGTTTCTTCAAATATTTTATGAATCCCATGAGTACGGCAATTATCTAAAAATCTATCTAAAGTCATTTGCGAGTTTGAAATTTTATATTCTTTGAAATCGAGCAAATCATCCAATTTGCTTCTATTTCTCTTATAGAATTTTTTAAAGAACAGATTGCAATCATCTTCTGACTTCAATATCCCTTTTGCAATTGAAGGCAGTGATAAAGATTGGATGAATTGTTCGGCCACTTCCACAAATACTTGTAACATAAATTAACCTCTCCCTTTTATTTAGTTGTACACTCTTGATCGCCAATCCAAAAACCGATCATGTGTTCGTATTTTTTCTGTATGGTTACTATATCATAAGACTTTAGTAATGTCTACTCTTTTTTTGGTTATGTATGTAGAATAAGGGTAAAACTTTACTTACCCTTATTCTGATACTCTTCTTTCCACTTCTCTTTTTCCTTCTTCTTTTTCTCTACATCAATTTGAACTTCATTGAAAATGTCTGGTATATTTACATTTAAAACCTGTGCAATTGCCCAGGCATAAAGCAATTTCCAAGTAGACTGATTCGACAATAGGCTCATAAACCCTTTATAGGAAAGGTCTAACCCATATTTTTCTTTTATCAGTTCATATAAATCCTTATATTCACCAATGCCTCTGCTTTCTAGAAGCATTTTCAATCTTTCTTTATTAATGTGCATCTCGATCTTATGAATGGTGTAGGGTTTCTTGTTGCTTGCTCTACTCAACTTTATCATCTCCTTCAACAACTTGCGGATACGTCTTAACAATATTTTCAATTGTTAGAAATCCTCTTAAATTGGTAGCAGATTTAACGTTAAAATGCTCTGCAACCATTTGCCTATCTTGATAAGAAAGCACACCATCTTTTACAAGTTGGCTTGCATAATAAATCATCCCACTTCTCTGGAGAAACTTAGATGTTAAATAATCAATACCTAGGTTTTCTGCGAGTTGATTTATCCTCGTGAATAGGACATGCTTTTTAATAGGACTTCTCCAATTTTGCAAGTTTGAAATCGATGGCCTGAATACATACTTGTTATCGACCAAATCCATATAAGGTTTAACATTATTTTTCAAATGTGATATATTACCATTCTTCTTCATGTAAACCTTTTGATTCATTGCTCCTTTAAGTAAATAGAGCGTCCTATCGTCCACTGGCAAATACCTTTCAGTGAACTTAATCGGTTCAAAATCATTATCACTATTTCCTTCTTCGAATACATTTTTTAACCTTAAAATTTTATTATTGAAATCAATATCTGTCTTCTCAAAGTATCTAATTTCCGATAAATTCTTCCCACCTACTCCTAAAAAGTAAAGTCTCAACAATGCAGAGTCTTGATAATTTTCAGTTAAATCTTCGTATCTTCTCAATTGTTTCTCTGTAATGTATTCTTCTGCCTCTGTTACATATTTTTCGAAATCCGTTGGCTTTAAATCTTGGAGTACATTTTCATTAGTCAGTCCTTTTCGTATCGACCACTTCAAATAAGATGAAATTATTCTCGCATAGCCTTCAACAGTATTTTTGTGTTTTGAGTTAAAACCATATAATATTGTTTCAACTTCTTGGAAATTGAATTGATTCAAATCTTTTTTCAATGCGTTTTCATATTCTGCGGTAATGGTAAATATTCTCCTGTAACTGGTAACTGTAGCTTCTGAAATACTATGGTTTTCAACCATTTCAGATAGATAATCTTCTTTTACTTTTGCGTTAAATAAATCATTATTAATTTCTTTTGTCATGTTCATCACCATACCAAAATCATCTCCCAATTCGTTTTATGTAGATTCTCATTTATTTGCTTATATCAATGGTTCTAGGGTGATTTTCTGTTTAAAATTTTATCATTTAATGTATATATAGTCAAAAATATGATTAATAATGTTAGCTTAGAACCTATATAAGACGGAGTGTATTCGAATTGTGAGTGATTAAAAAGCGTCTTATTGACAGCCTTTTATGCTCAGTCCTTTCTGTTTATTTATGTTTATTTTTACTTTGTCTTATGAATTGTATACACATTATTTTACTTATTTTACCACAACCTTTTCAAAGAATTGTTCACACCCTCCTTCCCTTATCGTATATCACTATTGTATCATTATTAATGAGTTTTAATCAAACATAATAATTTGATGTTTATTTCTGGCAGTTTTTATTGGTTAATAATTGGCTAAATAATTTTTTGTTTTTTGTGTCAAGCGCTTGATCAATCTGCTGTTTCTTAATCAAACGAAGCATATGTTCGTGAAATTCCTCTACCTCTTTAATTGGTGTATATAATGACTTCGCTTTTAAATCAATTACGCGCTTTAACATTTCGTCAACGAAATAGCACCTTGGAGAAATGTCTAAAGTATAACCCTTTTCAGAAACGGCCATAATTGTAGCCCTTTCTCCAAGGTGCTGACTCATTTCTTTTGTGAGTATACTCGTTATGTCCGAATTTTGCATTGAATATGTTTCACCAATAATTAATTCCTTTTTAATTCTTATTTGATCACCAGCTTTGAATTTAAAGACATTTCTCATATGTTCTCTTCCTTTACTCAGTTTTATTCTGTTTGTTTTAATGTTAATAGGTAGATTGTTGAACGCCAGTTCTTTATGTTATTACTGCTAATCATATTGTATCTCTCCTATTTTCAATGATAACATTTTTCAATTAAAAAGTGTTTGTCAATTATATTTCATTATTTATTAAAAATTATATCAAATTTATTATCTTTTGTCAACGGATTATTTAAAATTTACTTTTTATCAATAATGTCCGCGGTCATATTCAACTCTCTACGATCATAAAGCCCTAATCGTTCTGCAATTCTCATCATCTGATTAGGATTATCTTCTCTCTCTAAAAAAATCAAAGCTCCTGCACAGTGTTGTTGTTCGCTTTTTGCAAGGTCTAATGTCTTATGGCATGTAAAAGTCATATCATTGTTACTAATGTCATTTACAATGTCATCTAGCCTCTCCTCAGATAACGTAAGATTAGTAGAACTCCCCTTAATAAAAGGACAATCTTTACATGGTTTTTTCAGATCAAATTTCAATTTAATTTCCCCCTAATTGTGTGTTGTATTTCTTTAAAATTATGTACCTTGTTTTAACAACTATATCTAATCAGTCAATTATTTTAAATTTTAAATTTTGAATCAAAATCACAGACAAATATAAATCCTTCCCAACTGTCTACTCCAATTTTGCAACCATCTTTTAAAATTATTTCTCCCTCACAAGGAAAGCCTTCTTTATCAATCCATGACACTCTGCTCCCGATCAAAAATGATTTTCCTGATCTGTCTTTATGGCCTGTATCAAACGCTCTCATATAATAGCATCCCCTAAAATCAGTTTTATTAATATTTTTCCCATACATCAATATCTCTAAATTCCCATCCCAACATGAATGAAATCAATAAAGCTGACAACGCTAAAATGATTGATTGAGAAAGTGTGAAGATTAGATTAAACATTATAATACTAACTGACGACAAGACAAGGATGATGAGTAGATGCTTGATTAATTGCAACGCTTCCCCAAAATCTTCACTCCTTCATAAAGTCAGTTTTTCTTTAACCATCTATAAATTTTGTCTCCCACTTCTGTATCATTCCAACCCCATTGTTCTGCCAGTAAATAGATGTCTTTTGGTAGAAGTTTATGAATTTGTAGAATGATACTCTCACTAGGTATCTTGCCATAATGGTCATAATATCTATCATGAATCTGATTAAATGCGTCCGAATCAATTTTACCCATAAAAATCCTTTCTCTATAAAATTCAGTGTTTATCAATATTTGTTAATTGTTCCAGAGAAATTCTGAAACTTTACGCCAAATTTACCTATGATAATTACACGTTCAAAGGTCAAGATATAGTTTAACTCATCTTCCGTAATAGGTGTTCCAGAAATATATTTTTCATATAAAACTCTATCAGGATGATTTAGGTCATCACTATAGAATCTCCATTTCTTCAATTTTCCATCTTCGACATATGCACTAGCCATTGTCATTAAATCACGTTCTGATATTCTCATAATATCACCCCTATATAAAATTGAGTTTATCTACTTGCCCTAGGCTTAAATCCTGAATTATTCAATTTTTGCTTTGATTCCTTCTTTTCCAACTCTGTCACCTTGGTACCAATCATGTTTACATATTCGATGATTTCATTTATCTTATTCATCATTTCTTGATTGTTTGGCAATCTGGCTATTTGTGTTCCCTTTTCATCTTCATTTACTATAATTCTTTTTAATAGTTCTATCGACATATTACCACCTCATAAGATTTTAATTCTATTTTTTATTTCTTAATATATTCTACAACTTCTTCAAACTTAAATTTATCTTTTATTTCAGGTTCTATCCAAATTCCCCAAGTGGTCTTATAAGAGTATAAAAGCCATGCTGACCGCAATTTTAGTATCTTTGCAACCTTATCGATATTCATTTACAGCCTCTATTTTTATATAATTCTGGTTTTTGAGAATGGATTTCGAGATATTTGTGGCTAAAATAGCAGTGTGAGGATTGTCTATTCTATTCCTCGCACCTTCTAGACTTCTGAAATGATATATACATCCCCAATAAGGATAGTATCCACCGTCTTTAAAATAAATTTGATTACCTTTATACTCTTCAATAAACCTCTGTTGCTTTAATTCGTTTTCGACAGCTTCTTTACACTCTTCACAATATAGACCTTTTACACGCTCATGATCAACATCTATGACACTGACATTTTTACAATAGAACCCTAAATATTTATTACATCTTGTACAGTTCATTTAAACACCTCACACATTATCTTTCTCAATATAGATTCCGCTGTCATAGCCATAATCTTCTGACTGTGCTTTTAAAATTATTTCCATACCATTATTAAAAACCACTTGCATTCTTTTCTTATCGATAACTTTTATATACTTTACATTTTTCATTTTTTGTTCTTAACTTCATCAATTCTTCGCATTTTAATTATTCTTTCCTAGTCCCATTTCTTCAAAATATTCATTAATATCATCAATTCCTGTTTCATCATCAATCCACGAAACCCATTCATTTCTTTCTTCATCAAATTCTTCTAGAAAAGTTGCATTTGTATAATCTGGTTTAACATTGTTTTCAAATTGAAATAGATCATAATTTGCCAATACATCAAACAGAAGCTTAGCCTCTTCTAGGCTTTTAACTTCAACATAAAATGCTTCCATAGGAAATTGTGGAACATGTGCGACTCTTAGTTTTTTACTCATATTAACCTCTCCTTATTCATTCTTTCTATATGCATTTTACTTTTATTCATCAAGATGTACATCTGGAGGAATGTATCCCAACTCTTCTTCATACACTTTACATATCCACTTATAGGCGTTTTCCCATCCAGAAAAACATGCTATCTCTTTATCGCCTTCCCATAAGTATACAGGCTTAAATCCTCTTTTTCCGCCGCCTCCACGTTTTCCTTTTATAACAACGCCTAAATCTCTAGCCATCGCTCCAACTGCATTTTTATAATGTTTAAACACTTTCCTTTTCATATTGAATGGGGTTTCCGCATCAAATTTTTCAAATTTTTCTATCATTTCATCTAAATATTTAGAGGTGTCTCCGCCTTTAATAAAGCTAACTATTTCTCTTACACCTGCTCTATTCTGAACGTTGATCCTGTATGATTCGCTAATAATCCCTTCACTTTCTCTTTCTCTTCTTCTGAATACATCACCTACAGAAACATTTAATTCTGTCTCAAGCATATGTTTAATATAATTTATATCATCTTTATTCCCACTAATAGAGATGCGCCAAGAAATACTGTTTCTACTGTGATAAGTAAACAGAGAACCTTTAGTTTCAATAATCCCTCTAATAAAATCTTTATTCCACTTAATTCTTTCATTTGCGCTATCTGACAGGAAACCTTGCGATAAAAGATACTCTCTGAATTTTTCATCAGTAATTTCAATTATTTCAAGAACTTCATAGTTTTCATTTTTATGACCTTTAGGAAATTGTCTTCTGTGATTGAAATATTTAATATTATTCTCATCTAAATAGGTCAAGACTTTATCAGATAATTCTTTGTGCGTGGTAGAAAACATAAACCATTCATATCTATCTTTAATTTGAAAATGGCCATCCCCATAAAGCAATCCTAATATATAATTGTCTTTAAGCATTCCTACCACCTCGTGTTTTTAGATTAAAGTTTTACCTACGCAATATTATCATGCCAAAAACAAGAACCTATATTGTTAAACGAAACTTTTCCAATGTCAAAATTATTTTTCAAATACTTTTCTAAGATATTATCGTCTCTCTATATGTTTAGACTTTTATTCTCTCCATCCCATTTCACAAGCACCTGTATTGTAACTATCCCAACAATCTTTCCTAAGACCTTCTAGGAAATCTTCAAACTCTTCGACTGTGTGCTCTATCTTCTTACTTTTAAACGGTTTACCTTCCCACATGAAATTCTGAATCCTTCTAGCCATTATTGCATGGTCTCTAATCATATCCCTAGCTACACTACCCATTCGATCACCCCGTATCTATTTTTCAATGTAACTTCTTTTTGAAATTTCAACGCCATTCGACAATTTCTTCAAATGCTTCTTTCAATTTTTCATCCGATAATTCTGCTACAATTTCTCCATGCTTCTCATAGAAAAACCTCCTTTTATTTATTTTCCATAATTTTCATAGGCAGGCTTAATAGCTAGAAATGCGTAGAAATCGCCATCAATTCTGCCCCATTTTTCAGTATATACCCTCCATCCTTCTACACTCGTTAAATCACTATCTTCCTCTTCCATATTTCCATCAAAATCTTCAATCTCAACTTCGATGTCGCCATCATAAAAAGATTTTAAAAATGTTTTAACTTGTGGATATACTTGTTCTGCTGTTAATGGTGTCACGAACATATTTATTTGTTCACGTTTTTCGGATGTATTTGTCCAATAAAGGATTAATCCTTTATTTTTGTCGATACGAAAAGCTTCGGCTTTGCTATGGTCTGATATTGCAAATGCCAATTTCAAAGCATTTAACAAGTTGCACTCACCACCTTCATATTGTGTGAGTGTACCCATCACATTAAAGATTGTATTCTCCATTCAATCACTCCTGTATAAAATTAAGATTTTATGTAGCTCAACAATAGCTATTTTTCTTCAATCTTTAACAATCGTCTCCCATTCCTAATCTGTTCTATTTCTAAATTTGTAAGTTGAGGAGGCTTCCCACTTCCACATTTCGCGCATCTCCTTCTTACCGCTTGATATTCGCCGATTATATCTTGTTTTGGATTAGCATAATGTCCACATTCAAATGCCTCCATTGGTATTGAGTAAATGTCATCAGATGAAGATTTAACCTGTATTATGCCTATAATTTTCCTTAATGGATTCCGATTAACTCTCATACAACTCCTCCTCTTGTTATTTTATTGTGTTATGTGGATTCGGGGAATCATTATAGTATGATCGTACTTCTCCATCATTACAAAAACCACATATTACTTCTCCTTTAATTTGCTTCCATCCTTGTGACTTGAGTATTTTAATTATACGATCCTTATTTCCTTTGAGAACACCTGCCCCCATATCGTGAGATGCCCAATATCCACAACGATCGCAACAGGTGTCATAATACTTTTTAAGTTTGAAATCCATATCACACCTCTAAATAAACGTATTGTTCAACATACTTTCTATCTTGTGAAAAGATAGGTGTTTCAAGGTCTACATCCCATACACTTCTATTGACACCATTCTTTTCAAAATAAATCTTTTTAATACAAGCTCCGCGTTTTTGCCATGTAGGAATGTCATTCCAATTAATTCCCTTCTCTAAGAATAGCTTATCTTGCATCTGACCGCTATTCAAACCTTGAAGTTGATTATGTGGAAAGTTCGCTTGTGCAACCATTGAAATACTATTCTTTGTTGCGTCCTGTTGTCTCCACAAAAAATAATTACACACTTCATCTTTAGGAAGTACCCACGCTCTAGCATCAAACAAGGCAGGTTGTTTTTCTGGATATTCCTCACGCATAATCTCATTAAATTTTGCTGTAGCTAATGAAGCTGAAACTGAAACTATTTTTTGAAGATTGTTATCGAACCATGATTCTGTTGCAAGCTTATCATAATTAGTAAGTAGTAAGCTAATTTCGTCTGACTGTGTGTAGGCTAATTTACAGCCCATAATGTTCTGAGCAAGATATTTGCACGTTTCCCACATCGCATACGTCAAATACCAATCAAATGGTTTCTCCATTCCTCTTGTGTATGTATGAAACGATTTCCCATCTATTCTAATGATAATTGGCATTCGTTTTGGTAACTTCATTCGATAAGTATTTTCATACCCTTTCATTCTGTCTCCGAACTTATCCATTAACATCTCTCCAATCTTTTAGCTCTTCATATAATTAATTAATGTGTATAGTCCTAACAAGAGCGTTTGCATTAACCAAAAAACAAGTATAAACTGTATAATTTTTATCACTCCAATTCATTCACAATGCATTAGCTACAAAGTAAGAAAGCTCTTTAATCTTTTCATTTTTCTTTCTTTCATTATCGATAAGATTAGTTAAAGCGTATAAATCTTTTTCAAGTTCAGACCCCTCTTTTGCATGTTCACGGATAATTCTCATAACTTCCTGATTTAATTTAACAAAGCTTACAGATTCAATTTTATTAATATCTATGCTCATTTTTTCATTCTCCTTTTCATTGCTATGTATTTATTATAGCATTATTAATTAGTTTTGTAAAAGGAATTTCAAGTTTTTATTTATTAAAATTCCTTGTATCTCGACTTTTAACTTCTATCTTTCTTCCTTTTGAGCATTTCATTCTAATATGAAGTATTTCTAATTTGGCAAGAGGTTGGCTTTCCAACCAAGGTATATCTTCTTTGCTGAAATAAGCTCTAAACTTTAAAAGTTCAAAAATAAGATATCTTCTTCTATCTTTGATTTCGCTCAAATTATTCACTCCAGCTCTATGCAACCATTATTCTATTACTCTTATCGGTTACAGCTTTCATTTCTTTATATTTAAATTATAACATTAACATAGTCCTTTGTCAACAGATTCAAAAATTAATAGAGTCAGCTATAGGCCGACTCTTTTTGATGAGTTACTTTTCCCAATTAATCTCTAATATTTCAAGCCCATTGTTAAGGTATTGATCTAAAGGAATTTTACCTGTCATCTGATGCGCCTCAATCTCTTTGCTATCCCATCCTTGCATATCAAAACCTTCCCTTACTTCTTTATAAATTTCACTGGATGATAAATTTTCATCATACTCTCTATCTCTACCAAGATACATAACTGTTTGCAAGACTTTTACATCTTCAAAACTAAGATTATCTACATATTTTTTTAAAGCATCATTTTCTTTTGTATACTCTTGATCACTTTCGACAAGCTTCCTTCTTTTCTCCGCGAGTTTTATGATATCTCGAAAAATTTCAATCCTGCTTTCCACATCTTTAACCATTTTACCACTCCTAAACAATAACATAATTAAATACCATCACTACCTTTAGATTATAGCAAATTTACCATAATGTTCACATATAAATGATGAATTTCTTTCCAAGACAATTAAATACTGGTTGATCCATAATATATTCATTGTTAAAATAGTCATAGAGGGATTATCCCTCTGTTCAAAATCAATCGTCTTCGTCATTATTTGATTTTGGACTTTCTTTTTTCAGCCCAAAGAGGGAGAAGTTATTCAGCCTTCTCCCTCGAAAATATCCTCCTAAAAATTCTCTTTTGACAACTTTTTAATTTCCTTCTCTTTAAGGAAATCTATAAAATCAATAATTTGCTGTTTTGATTCATTTGATAAGTGTAAAGCTCTTCTTAGGGCACTCTCTAAATTTTCATCGTTAAACTCTTCATTTAGTATCCATTTTTCATTAGAACGACCTAATAAATAATCTACTGTAACATTGAAGAAGTCAGCGATTTTAATTAATGTCTTACAATCTGGCTCATTATCACCTGTCTCATATCTGGCGTATGTCGAACGATTTAAACCTAGATTTTTACAGAGTTCCTTCTGAGATAGCTTAGGTTTATGCTGATCTCTTAAGATTTTCAACCTTTCATTTAAAATCATATTAAAGCTCCTTGATATTTACTTTGCATAAACACTCTTCTATTATATTTGATAATGGGATGTTTTTAAATAAATAATAAGAAAAACGCAGGATTATTCCTGCGTTAATCTTTAGTTGTTACATGTTTTGGTTCTGCGGCAATATCTTTCAAACCGCCGCTTTTATCTTTCTTCTCTTTCTTTGGCTCTTCTTCTTTTTTCTCCGTCTTAGCCTTCACTTCTTTATCTTTAGATTTCTGATCTTTTTTAACATCTTCTTCTTTCTTTTGTTCTTTTTTTGGCTTTTCTTCTAATTTCTCTTGCAAGGCAACAAACTCATCAAAATGCGCCATCATTGCATTCAAGCGGCCAAGTATTTTATTCCGCTTTACACTACCGGGGCCTTGATATTTTTCTTTGTAATCATCCTCAACCTTTACAAGAGCTTTATCTTTCGACCTTTTACCAATTGCATAATTGAAATCTTTAACCCATTCACCAAATATTTCAGGAGAAACCTTCTCATCTTTTGCTTTTTTGGCAACCATAAAAACAGTTGGAAGTTGAAGCTTTTTGAATAATGGGTTGGAAATATTTGTAGAGTAAACGTAATTTAGAATATCTTTGAACTCTTTCACAATTGATGTTAAATCAGTATTTCTCATATCCGTGGCAAAAACCAAAATTTTATCCGCGACAAAGCTTTCAATTTGATCTTTATCCTTCATCAGCATGATTGTCTGTAAAATAATCGCCTCATCATCGCTTCTTCTGCGTTGCAACGGAGTAAACTGTGCAACCTCTTTCATAAATGGATGTTTCAATAATTCTTCGATCATAGTTGCATTTTTTGTACCCATTTTCGCACGTGATTTTTGTTGCTTTGTCAATGGCGTACCATTATTCCATCTAAAGAATAGTTCTTCAATCTCTTCGTCAGTAGCATCTTCAATTCTTTGAACTGGGATATTAGTGGTCATGATTTCAGCTTGTACATCTTGAGGCAATTCATCGAAATATTTACCCGCTATCGTAACCTTTTCAATCTTACCTTTCATTCCCTGTATAAAAAGGTCTGGAGTTTCTACATGTAGAGGGTATGCCTTGTCAGGGTATACTCCTGTTTCGGGATCTCTTACACCTCTAACGAAATTTATAAGGTTAGTGCTACGCTGTTTACCGTCTAACACATATTCATATTTATCTGCCTTAAAAACTAAGATAGGTGGCATCGCCCATCCAGATGCCGCTGTATGAATAAATAGCGATTTTTGTAGCTCATCCCATTGACCACTTGGTCTTTGAATTGGATAGTTGAAATTCAGCTCTCCACTTTCTGCCATCCTGAATAAATCTTTAATGCTCCATGAGGGGCTAGTTGTTTTCATTCTCATCAATCCTTTTCAATGTTATTTTCGTTTTATGTCCAATTAATAATGTTAAAAATATTATAACATTATTAATGGATTTTGTCAAAGGATTTTAAAAACAAAAGTTTATTCTTCTGGTTTTGCTATGGTAAACATTAAGCCTAATTTTTCACTGGAGTAATCCAGAGTATATTTTAAACCGTGGTATTCTTTTGATTTGACTGTCTTATTTTTTATAGTGTTATCAGCATCTAAATCAGTAAATAACAACTTTCCTCTATCGCCTTTAGACATATCAGGATTAAACACATTCATTAAAACCCCAATAACTCTATAATAATCTTCAAGGTCTTCTGATATATCTCCTCTTTTAATGAGAATCAAATCGTTAATCTCTTTTGAATCTTCATCGAAATTTCCCATTAAGGAAAAATTATTATTAAAATTATGATAAAAAATATTTGTTGTTTCTCCTTCTTTTAAAACGGGGTGAATATTCAACAGATCATTTCCTAATAAATTTACCGCTTCTTCATTGTAATGCTGTTGAAATTCTTCGGGTGTAAATTCCATTTGATAATGTTCATCTTCCATTTCGTCAGTCTCATTAGATACTTTTTCAACAGGTGTGTCATTGCTTTTACTTTCTGTAGACACTTCCTCTTTGTTTGATTTCATTGCATTGCCACTTACCCACGCCACTATAAAAACTCCTATTCCAATCGTTAAAGCGACAATGGCTATTTTCTTAAAAAGTCTCATGAATTTCCTCCTTATGCGTTGTGAGACTATTATACTATGTTTTTCCAAATGTTTTAACAATTTTTCTGGATAAATTAAAAAAATTATCTGGTGACATAATAATCTCATCTTCTCCTTGTTTTATTGTAATTTTCCCATCGACCATATAAGCACACACTAAGCCACAATCATCCTCCTCTTCTTCCCAAATAAATTCTTTTTCATACTCACTATAAGCTATCCATTTGCTCTCACGCGGCACATTAACAAAATCTTGATAACTATCGTTAATTGAAGAAAGAATCATTAAGATTAATTTAATTGTATCCTTCATATTATATATCGACAAAAATTCCAATTCTGTATGCTCATTCTGGTATCCTGCGCTCAAATTTATTGTATTGACTCCATTCTTAGCGAAAATGCACGCATCAGATGATCTTCCTTTTACACATGAATAATCTAAACCTATCTCTTTTGAAATTCTTTCAACAAAATCGCCAACCTCATTACAGCAGAAAGGATATTCTGATCCTACAACAATATCTCTACTTCCTTGACGATCTACAACAATCGCCAAATCAACATCCTTATAAAATGACTTGTTTATCTTTTCTGCTCCGACAAGACCTATTTCTTCTTCTCTGCTGAATGCGACTTTAATCGTACCGTTAAAATGTTCTGGAATTTTCTCAATAACTGAAAGGATAATTGCTATTCCTGCTCTATCATCCGCACCTAGAATCGTACGAGAACCATCAGGCAACTCTGCGGTAATAATCCCACCCTTATTAACCACCCTCTTCTCTCTTTTTATCCCGTATACGGTATCCATATGAGCTGAGAGTATTATCGTGGCTCCCTTACCCGTTCCAAATTTTTTTGATGCTAAAAGATTTCCATAAGAATCTTCGAAAACGTCTGTCATTAATTTCTTCAATATAGGCTTTAAATAGGATCGTACTGCGGATTCTGCACCTGATGGAGCATAAATGTTAAGTAATTCAATTAGTCGTTTCTGCAAATAGCCTACATCCCTTCTATATGAAAATAAGACAGCATAAGCTGTCTTATTTCTCTGTTTTTGTCTCCCAATATTCATTGAGTTTTTCTCTAAATGATCTTAATGAGGCAATGTTTAATTCTTTCACAAATTTTTCATCATCATAAATTGCAAGTTCTCCTTGCCGACTCAAAGCAACAATAACATTTCCTGTATTATAACTTTCTAGTTCAGGTAAAAGAAATTCAACATTGTAAAATTGAAGTGTATCTCCTTCAAGGATATCATATTCTTCCCATTTCAATATTTCGACACCCATAATTGTTTCTAATTCCATTATATACCCTCCTCTTAAAAGCCATTCTCTTGCAATACTTGTTCATATGCAGTATCAATCTTTGCTTTCCCATTCTCTAATGCTTTTGCTTCTGCACTTTCTAGAGCTGTTCTAATTTCTTTTAGTTTTTCACCAATAACTTTCTTCTCCATATCTTTTGTTTTTGTCTTTTTGTATTCATTGAGATCATATTTTAGATTTTGATTATTTTCTTCTACTAAATCTGATGCTTCATCTTTTAAAGCACTTTTTAATTTATCTAAGTCTGATTGAAATGCCTTTTTATAATCTATGCTTGGAGCTTGAATACTTGCTACAGATTCACTCTTTAATTGTTCAAACCAATTCGTTGCGGCATATGTTACAGTTCCTCCTACCAAAGCTCCAGCTAATCCGACAGCTAATACAACACTCTTCATCTTTTTGTTTTTCATTAATAATTCCCCCTATATATGTTATCTTCTTTTCTATATTTTTATTATATCATTATTAATTAGTTTTGTCAACTTAAATTCGGTGGCAACATTGTAGATATTCGACCGTAAATCATCTTTACAATTTTGCCAACGAATTTAAGTTGAAAGTATAAAGATTTTTAAATTGCACCATTATTTCTTAAATTGCTCATAAGTTGCGGATTATCATGCTCAACATCATAAAAAAACACTTCATCAACATGCTTTTCAATATCCCAATCTTTTATGCCCCATTCATTTGTTGTAATCAATATTATTTTTCTTGAATTACAATTCTTTATATCATTTAAAAAATTGCTATAATCTTTTTGATTTTGTAAGACTAGTTGAACAGGAAAGTATAGAGTAAATGTATTTTCATTACCCTTCAAATCAACCTTAGTATTGCTTCCATAACTATTTATTCTAATTGTCATATCTCCTATTTTGTAACTTATTGTTGATTTGACTGCATCAGGTAAAAATTTTTTCTTAAAGTCGAAGGCTTGATGTATACGGTATGATATATTGGACATAGAATTTGTTCTTATAATTCCTCTATCAAACATTGCATTTAAACAAGAAAGAACTACTCTTGCTTTGGCATTATGATCATACCCTCTTACCAAGAGTATTTTTTTCGTTTCATCTTCTAAAAACTTTAATATACTATCAATAGCTCTATCTCTATCTTCCATCATGAATCTCCTTAATAAAATAAATATTTTAAACACATTTGCAAATTGCTTTGAAAAAGTCTAAATTATTTCCATGCTGTCCATCATCAAAATCATAAACAATGTTCCCGTTTCGCTTTATAGCATACCTTTGTTTATATTTAACACGATCAACAAAAGAATATAGTTCTAACTCTCCCGATGAGTCCGTTAATTCCCAAGCATTTGTACATTCTTTTATATATTTCTCGTCCATTACACATACTCGTCCAAACTTTTTTGTTCTCCAATCAATTCGAAATTTTCTAAAATAAACTGTTCTACTTCATCTCTTGTAACACCATTATGTTCATCAATTCTATGAGTCGCATACATTAACTTTAGAGGAGAAGCATATCTTGGGTGTTTCTCTTCTACAATTTGCATTACTCTAGACCAATGCTCTCCAAACTTACATTCATAGAATGTATTACTAGCTTTATCGATCACTCCGCAACCAGTTTCTCCATGTCCTCTTTTCTGATATTTAAAAACCAAATCTTTAAATCTTTCAGTTTGGAAAATTGCATCAAACATTCCTCTACATTCTTTTTCCCAATCCTCAAAAGTTATTGCTTCTACATTTTCATTTATCATATATTGATCTATAGTATCTTCTAGTTCTTTATCTTCTATTGTGCGAAGAAATTCGTAACAAGCGTATGTTCTTATATCATCAGATTTGTTTTCGATAAAATCTTCAACATATTTTTGTAATAATATTCTTGTCAATCCTATGCCATCAACCGTGAATGAGAGTGTTTTTACATTCGTCTGTTCATCTGTATTATTATCTAACTCTTCAAGTAATTCATTATTATTATCCATTATGACCAACCCCTTCTATTTTTAATATTTGTAGAAAATCAACCTTTTATTAATATTTATGATATCAACCTTATGATTTCTCCTCATAAATAATTGTATAAACGGTTCGAACGTAGCCTGTTGTATCTTTTGCATCTGATAATTTTATATCGATGATTTTCACACCCTTCTTATGCAAATCTTGTAGAACATTATTTAAATTAGTCTTTTCAACATCAGTCATCACTTGTACGAGACCTTGTTTATTTGATTCTATTTTGGTTTCATTTACAGACTGACTTTGGCAAGCCGATAATAGACATAATGATAACACCACAATAGTCAAGATTTTTTTCATTTTTTAATTCTCCTAAAGGCAATATTATTTTTTCTCTTCAATTATAAAAGTTGATATACGCTGTGGTTCACCGCCACCCGATAAAGTATATTTTAATCCATTTTTTGAAATAGAGGCGTTCCCGCCATTTATTATCCAGTTGCTAAAATTCAGATCATTTAAAACAAGATGATCCCTCTCATCTCCTGAGAGTTTTGAATCTGCAACACCACTTAAAGTCTTTATTAATTCTTGATATTGACCTAATGCAATCTCATTTAATCTGCCAGATTGAGGAGCCAAAACGCCATAAGGTAATATAAAGTTATTTTTCTTATCTACCTTTGCAGTTACTGTAAAGCCATTCCAATCGGCCATATATAAGAATCCTTCATCACTCAGCTTTTCAATTTTGGGATTTGTGACTTGAATCATCCCATCAGACAAATCACTTAGTTTATTTTCAAATTGCTCTTGAGTCAATCCTGAATTTCTACCAAAGAAGATATACCAAATGATTAAGACACCAACGACTCCAACTATCCATTTCTTATGCTTTAAAATTGCTTTCTTGATGTCGAAAGAGGGTAATTCCTCATTTGACACTCTTTTCATTATTTTAATCCTCCCATAGCTTTCATATGCTAATCTAGCTTTTTGATTTCATTTATGATTGATTCAAAGACGTTTATAACTTCCTTATTTTCATTGGCATACTTTCTGTCATATGTAGGCGGAATGTTAAAAGTGGAGACCATTACATTTAAAAGGTTTGACAGCATCAGTTTCTTTTCTGGTTTATTTGCTTTTGCGTACTTTTTTATAAAATCAAGTTCTTCTTTAAAGTTTAACAACAACTCCTCCATACCATTTCAAATCCTCTCTTGTATGATCTTGTTTCCAAACAACTCTTGAAATTATCTTAAACAATTTGTCCTGCGCCGCTTTAATAATTCGCTCATCATAACTTCTCCGCATTCTGTTCCATCATAATCATAACAATTATATTTAACTTTAAATCCAGAATACTGACCACCTGTAACAGTTGTTTGAATAATGAATATATCAAACATTTCTTTATTATCTATTGTTGCATTATAAGCATTTGTTGCATACATTACCGCGCTATATAGAGACTTAGATACCAGTATTTCTTGTGGCTCTAATTCATCATGAATGCGATCCATATATACTGTATAAGAAGTAAGATTCATAAAACCTCCTAACTCCTTTCCTATAAAATAGTGTTACACCTCAAGTGTTACTTTAACAGGAACTATTTCGGCAGTTGGATAATGTTCATGAATTAATTCTTTTCTAGTTTGTTGCACCCCTTCAATCACATAGTTTAGATAATCATCACTTATAATAAAAGCTTTATCGAATACATCTTCTCTTATTGATGGGACAACTCCTGCTGTCCATTGAATCCATTTCGCAAATTTATTGTCGCTCATTTTCACAACATATCTTTTCATAATTATTCCCTCCTTGTTAACTTATATTAAAACACCAACCCAAGTTGTTTTAGATTAATATTCTTCTATATTATACTCTGATTTTAATATGATTTCCCTTTGAATTTCTGTCAACTCTTGCCCTTTATTTATAAGTGCAATTTTTGTTTCTGGAGTTAATCTTACTAACCCCAACTCAAAATGAACTCTTTCCCAAAAATCTTTTGCATATCTATCTCCTAAAACAACTTCGATCATTGTGTGGTCTTCCGTCCTACCACAACCTTCTTCAAACGCCCCGTCAATCATTCTGCCGTCAGTCAAGAGGTATAGAGCGTGGTGAACATTTTCTGTTAATCTGCCACCATTTTCTATAACTTCATTAACGATCATATCATTTATTTGTTTATTCATGTTAACCCCTTATCCTTTTATCTTATATATTAAATATAGCATACGTTAAATCTGTTGTCAACAGATTATAAAAATAAATATGTTACTATGTCACGATTCCCATCATGATATAGTAACATATTGTCATCTTCTCAAAGTATAAAAATTGATAATTACTTATAATAGTTTTTAATCTCATCCACTTCAATTCCTAAGATATCTAACATTTCTTCGATACCAAATTGTATTCCAAACTTGTTATCAGAAACCTCCGCACTCCTGTATAATTCCAATATTTTCTCTTTCGTTTCTTTATCGATTTTCATAACTATCATTTCCCTTCACATGAGATCAGCGCTTTATATTGTGTGATGAAAATAAATCGATTCATCTTTATATACAAATCCAATATCATCATCGTCTTCATGAAACATATCACAAGTCAATTTATTCCCATCTTTTTCATTTACCTCAACTGTCATGTTTTCAAAATTTTGCTTACCAATTTGAACCGACACAACACCATGTCGTGTACGATATTTAAGCATAATGTCTCCTCTTTCTGAACATTTTATTTATACGATCTTACCTCATATCCATCGCTAAAAGGTGTAATCTCTACTTTATAGCCCTTGTTTAAATAATCTTTTTGCAACTAGCGCTTCATGCAATAATCTTACTTGTGTATACATATGTGATATCCTCCACTAGCTAAATCAACATTTTATTAATAACTTGCAAAACGTGGCACAAATTGGCTTCCCATTTTTCTTTCTTCTCTATTAAGGTTATTTTGAATACCAACTATATCATGAGCAAAATTGAAATCATCTGCATTCAATAGGTCTTCGAGCCTTAGATTAAACTCTTCATTGGCACATTCCAAATCCATAATTAAGGACATTCTGTCGAACATTAATAGATTCTTTTCTTCTGCTCTTTTTACAATATCAACGATTTTTAGAAATGTTTCTTCATTATTCATTTTCTTTACCTCCATTTTTAAGTTTGATAAAATTAGAATTTTCTATTTTGACAAATACTCCTTCACTTCTTCTTCATCAACATTTTCTTTAATTATCTTTATGCCCTTGACTTTATTGCTATCAATACGAATGGTGTAATTACTGGTAGGAGTTATTGTTTTTCTTCTGTAATTAATTTTTAAGTTCTTTTTTAAAATGTATCCATATCCTACGCTGTCGATTGTTTCTGCGACATACACTGTATGAGAATTTCCCATTTTATCCTTGAAGCTTACAATACTTTTGGATTTGAGAATCCTTTTATCTTCATTCTGCTTCTTGTTTATCAAATAATCATTAACGAATCGATCATAACTTTTATCATACCCTAAAGAAGTTAACTCACCTGTATAACAAGATGTAACATCATTAAATTCCTCTAAAAGAACCCAATAATGACCTGGGTTTTTATTATCTTTTTCAACTATGTATCCAATGTAGTTTCCACTGATCAACCTCACCTTTTCTGCGAACTTTAACATTTTATCACTCCTTTTAATAAAAGCTCCTATTTGCAATTATTTGGCTATGCTTATGATCTGTGAGGCTTTATTTGTTAGTTCTTTAAGGTGTGTTTCACACAAAATTATTGACCGATCCATACTTCCCATATGAAACAGAACTTCAAAAACTCTATCTTCATCTGTAATTTCACTCTGTTGGCAACAGTTACATTCATTAGTTAATGTGTATACATCTTTCACGTCATTGATAGTTATTCCAAGTGATCCGCTCATTATAATCTCTCCATTCGGCTTTCATTTATCGCTTATCTTATATATTAATAATACCACTTTTGTAATCTGTTGTCAACAGATTATATCCGTGTAACTTCTTTCCCGACCTTAAATTTAAATGGTTTTTGAGTTTTTCATCCCCCATTCTCCTTTTCTAATAAATTTTAAAACATCTCATACATTGCCTTTTCATCATCTCTCTCAATGTGTTTCTTCCATTTAGAAAGAAATCTATCTACCTTATTGATGTGTCTTGAAGAAACGTCTGTATGACCTTCGGTAGCTAAATCACGTTCAGATAAAACTTTAAACAATATACTAGAAATCGTTTTGTCTTCAAGGTTGTCTAGTTCTGGTGCGAACTCATCTATATGTAGTCCCCATGCTTCATTTAAACATTTCTCGAATTTTTCTTCTTGAGTCATAAATTTAATAGCTTTTGCCATTTCATAGTTCTCCTTTCGAATCATCTACTTTTATAATCGGTTTCTTTACCTTATATATTAAGTATATCATTTTAATAATCTTTTGTCAACAGATTATTGATTAATTAAAAAAAGAGGTGATATCTCCTCTTTTTTTAATTAAGACTATCTAATTCATTGTAAAGTTTCAAAGTTTGGTCGTATCCTATTTTAAAGCAACACGCTTCAAAGCCATACTCCCCATTCGGATCAACTTCTTTAAAGTGCTTATCTTTAGTATCTATAACCTTGTCATATAACTCTGGATCATGAAATCCTCTATTGACAAGATCGTTAAATAAATCTCTTGTATTCCTTGCTAAATTAAACAGTTCATTCTGCATGTATATCTCTCCTTTATTTATAACTCGTTATAGCAAAGTCATATCAGTAACCTTTATTTTTCATTTCTTTAATTATATCGACTAATGCGCCAAAGTTTTCACTTTTCAGCGTATGTTCATACATACTCAAATTTCTTAATACATAACTAAAATCCTGCAAAACATCTTCTATTCTATCTAACTCTTCTTCTGAAAGAGTGATGGGTTTTTCTTTTACAGCACAGTCAGTCTTTCTTATCGCTAATATCCGTTGTAACGTCTCTATCTCACCTAGATTGCCTAATTTTTCTTTAGCCATTAAATATCCACCCCTCTATTGTTTTAGATCGCTATTACTTTCAATTCTTTTCATTTTTGATTCAACCTTAAAAAGTCTCTCATTTAAAACAGAAAGACTATTATCAATCTCTTTTGTATATTCTGCAATGTTCTCCGTGAAATCGCCTATTCCGTTAATAATCTGTTTCTGACCTTCTTTTAATTCTGCAATGCCGTTTTTAACGTCAGAAATTTCTCCTTTGATATCCTTAATTTCATTGATATCCTCTGAAATTGTTGTTAACATCTTTAAAATTTTATCTTCCATGCCGTTTCCTCCTACTCATTCATTTCTTTGATAACTCTGTATCGAAATTCAGACGCTTAATGAACTTTCCCCTTTATAAACGTAACTAAAAATCTCCGTTCCATGTGCAGTATTTAACAGCATCGGCCGTACTATGTAGATTATGGAGGGTGGGTATGATTTTATTAAACATGAATTTCTTAACTATTATTTCGTTTTGAGTCAATTCTATTATTATGACACTTCTCAATCAATTGTTCGTTCCATTTATTATATCATCATCTTTAAGTTATATCATGTTAATATTATACCCTTATTATAATCGGTTGTCAACAGATTGTTTGTTAACTAGTATATTTTTCTTTCTTTGAGAATCCTAACCCATATGTTAAATCAATTGCATAATTAATGTATAACTCGATATTCTCTTCTTTTCCTGATTCATATGCAGTTAGTACAATTTCTTTCGCCATTTCTCTGGGGATTCCATATTTCATTATTTTTTTAACATGCTTTCTTACTAAAATTTCATTCATGTTAATCATTCTCCTTTTATGTTCTTAAAATCAATCCACTTTATGTATGTTTGTTATCCGCACGAATTTATATATATTTTCATTTTTAATTATTTTTATAATATATGTTTATTATAACATTGGTGTAATCTATTGTCAACGGATTTAAAGAAAATAATAGGAGGTTTACCAATTTATTTTGATTTATTTATAGGGGGTGGGTCAAATCTTTTTGAAGTAGTTCTCCCTAGATTTTAAACAGTTTTGGGTGCAAGAAATAGCAAATTATAAACCTCTCTAGTTTTGGTAGCTAAACTGAGAATTTAATTGTTGTCTTAGATATCAATGTTTAAAATAAAGCAAAAAACCATGCTTGGTGGCATGGCGAAAATCCTTTCTTTTCTGTCGTATATTTTTAATTTGATTTCTACACTACGTATGATCTCTAATAAATGGTCAAAATCTGCTTTACGAACCACATTTATATACTACTTCTCTATTTTTTCTCTCATCTTTATACTTAATAAAATACTGATTTTATCCTGTGATTAGGGGTTTAAAACATTCTCAATAGAGACCATTTAAAAATGTCTATTTTGTTTTCCCTGCAAGGAATATTTCTTTTCCTTCATTTTCAAGAAACTCAAAGCCTTTATCTGTTATTACAGCACCGAAATAAGGTAATCTCTCTGCGCCAGTTAGTTTAGCTACTTTCGGATCAATTTTTCGTAGTTCATCTAACTCTACAAATTCTATTAAGTCTTTGTCGTATCTACCAATTTCTCTTAATAATTTTGCATCAACATAATCCCATATTGTTGCTCCGTCACCAACTTCTATCATCGCTTCAACATGTTCTGCCGTTAATTGTTTTATTTCTTCCATATGTAATTCCTCCTCTTGATAAAATCTTAATATAATCTGTACCTACATCGCATTTAATATATCAATTATATAGTTCCTTTTATATTAGATGCGATAAACAAAATTCTAATCTGGATATTAGATATTTAATATTTTAGAGTAATCCATTATTCCTTGCAATTAACTAATGTAATTATATCATTTTTAAATTCTGTTTTCAAAGGATTTATAAATTAGTTCAAATACAACTCTTCTATATTCAGTTTGTTATAGTCATTATATATAATTTATATCTCATCTAAATAGTAATTCCTTTAGAATATAATAAATACTATCTCTGTCTTATATTTTAATCTTTAATCTTTTTCTATTTTATTTTTGTTTTAGCAACTTTTGAAGGTCGCTGTCATTTTATATATAAACTTTTGCATTGGCAACTTTATAGACTGCCTGTTAATTTATATATTCAATCCATTTAACAAGAGTAAAATACAATATAAATATCACGTTATCTCAGTAATTATTTTCATATATAACTATAAATAAATTATTGTGTTATTCATTACACATTATTGACAAAATATTTTATATATGTTATTATTAATAATACGAGGATAGAAAGCAACATACTCTGGCACATTTGCCAACGAAAAAGAGTTCTTTTCGGAGTCGTGACCGAATATAATAGAACTCTTTTTTATTTTTCTTCACTTCTCCCCTTCACTTCTTCAAAGTTAATCTCTTTTAAAAACTATTCACAACTTTGTTTTGGCAACTTTTTGAGTGCGCTGTTAATATATATGATATTTGCTTGGCAATAATTTAGGGTTGCTGTTAATATATATGCTTTAGCAACTTTCGAGGGTCGCTGTTAATGTAGTAGTGTAAATACAGGGGTTTTTGAAAATGAAATATTTATACATACCTATTATAACACTCTCGCATACATTTCATTTCTACACTTTTTTACTTATGCCCCTCCCTCTTTTTATATTAGTTTTGTCTATTTCTCATCTATATAATGAAAGAAAAGTTTTTCGTTAATCTGTTGACAACAGATTAATTTTGGTGATATCCTTACATTATCAAATAACGGAGGTCATAAAAATGAAAATGAAAAAACGTGTCGCTCCTATGTGGTTAGCTGATAATGCTTTATTTCATATAAGTGATTATGAAAGAGCAAAAAGACATAACGACAAAACAATTCTTGTATATGTCGGTGTTGATATTGATTATTTCATAGGTACATGGCAATTTACAAATGGTTTTAAAGACTGGATTTTCAAGAGTGAAAATGAAGCTATTAAAAAGTAGAAAATCACAATAAATTTTTATTAGTCTGTTGACAAAAGATTTGAATCGGTGTAACATGGAATTACCAAAGATAAGGAGCGGTTAAAATGAAAACAATTTTTAAGATTGATTTTTATAACGCATTTTTCTTCTGTCTGTTCGTTATTGTTTCAAACCTTTGCATTTTGTTTATTTCTCATTTTTCACACTGACAAAACTAATTAATAATGATATAATAAATTAAACGTTAAATATAGTTGCATTTTTCTACCCTCCCCTATCAAACTTGATATACTAAAGAATACATAAAGGAGAATGAAATCATGAAAAAATTAACAATTAGAGAAGCAGCTCAAAAATGGTACGGAGAGCTTAACGAAATACCTCAAGACCTTATAAATAAGGCTTATCCTACATCCGAAGATTTTGAAGTTCTAGTGACTGAAAAAGAATGCGGATATTGTGGAAGTAAAGACATATACAAAAATAAAAATAATGAATTATATTGCGGATCATGTGAGAGTAATGACATTTATAATAAATGTGAGTTTCCTATATGGGAAACAATGTGGACATTCAAACATAAAAATGATGAAGTTTGGGCAAGAGAAAACCTAGATAAAATGGAAAAGTGCGGTTTCTGGGTTTATGAATCTAAGGAATTAGGTTTATTTTTTGGAATTGATGGCGGCGGTTATGATTTCTATGATAGTCACTGGGTTCCTCTATATAAAGCTAGAAGATTAAAATATCATAGTGAATAAAAAATATTTTTATATTCTGTTGACAACAGACTAAAAACATTATATAATAAAGATAGTTAAACAAAACAAACACAAAAAGGATGGTAAATAACATGAAATTAGAACAAGCAAAAACTTTATTAGTGGAATTATTAGGTTGTGGCTATGGGGACTTGCAGGCATTAGAAAGGATTGAAAGAGACTTTTCCGATATTATTGATCATTACAATAACAATTACGGTGAAAATGAAAAAATAACGCTTAATAGTCTTTTAGATACCAACTTTCAATTAACACTAAGCGAAATTAACGACTTTATTCAAGATAAAATTAAAGAGTTAGAAGATGATGAAAAGTACGAAGAAGCCGAAGAGTTAGAGGCGTTAGATGCTTATGAAGACTTTGTAACGTATACAAACTCTATTGATTCTCATATTTGGTTCAAAAATAATCAAGAAATATATGAAAAATATGAAAAAGAATTAGAACCGATTTTTGATGAATGTGGATACTCTCCTTTTTAAAATAATTGTATTTATCTGCTCATAATTCACATTGTGAGCAGAATAAAAATAATTATTAGGAGAGTGAAAAATGAAGAAAGTAAAACAGTCATTAAATGAAATGGATTTAATTCATGCGTTTAAATCCATGCTAATGGTAGCTAGAGAATACGAAATAAAAATTGATGAGAAGTATGAAGAATTAGAAAATGTGCTTTTAGAAGAGTATGACTTAGAAGTGGTTCATATGATGGATCATGACATGATGGATAGTATGGAAAACGTGTATCAACTATTAAATAAATAAAATGCATATTTTAAACAAAATGGAGCGGTTAAACATGAGACATTTAGATTTAAAAACAATTGAGGAAATTTTAAGAGGTAAGATTTCAACAAATCCAAAACGGTTCGATTGTGCAAACGGAATTGTATTTTCATTGAACAATAGAAATGATAGTGTCTTAGACTATTTGTCATCTAAAGGTATTGAAATCCATGAACTGGTTAAGGGCATTTATTACACTGAAACAGTGATGACCGTTATAGAATTTGAAGGACTTGATTACATTTCACATGTGATTCAGATTGCATAAAACAACAATTTTAAACAAAAAGGAGATTTTAAAATGAAAACTTATAAATTATGGGCAAGAGTTGGGATGACTGTTGAAGTAACGGAGGAGGAAAAAGAGCGGTTTTTATCAAATCCAGAAAAATTTATCCAAGAAAATTTAAACACCAAAAAAGCTTACATGGATGGAGAAACTTATTTCCCCTCAGATGGTGAGGATAATGATAGGATTGGTGTTGGTGAAGATTAATATAATAATCAATAATCTAAAACTAAATTTCTATCTTTAATCCGTTGACAACAGATTTAAAAAGATATATAATTAAGATAGTTAGAAAACATACATAAAGGAGCGGTTAAAATGATTAATCTTAAAAAAGAACCATTTGTTAACTTGACTAAAAAAGAATTGCCTAAAGGTAAAAAAGTAAATATTAATTTTAAAAAACACAACAAAACTAATTAATAATGAATATTAAACGAAAAGGAGAATGAAAACATGAAAAAAATAGCTACTATTATCATTATGAGTTTATTGTCTGTCGGTGTTGTTTACTTTGCCTATCAAGCGCACGAATGGAAAGAATCAGCAGAAACATATAAACAAATCACACTAGACCAGAATAATGAAATTGATTATCGCGAAAAGTTACTAGGAAAGGCATTAAATAAAGAAGTTTATTCCTATAAAGAATCCGAAGACTTGAAAGACATCTTATATACTTATGACAATAAAGGAAAATCTGAAAAAGAAGTTTATCAAAAAACCGATAGCGGGACAGATTCAAGATTTAATCATGTAGACAAATATAGATTCGATAAAATTGATGATGATGGTAACTATAACTTTAAAAGCGTAACTGATGGTTCAGATTATTTCTTGCTACCTGATGAAGTTAAAAAAGCAGGAATCAAAAAAGGTGATACGGTGAATATTGTATCTAATGAATATGGGGAATTTGTGAGCGCAAGGGTAACAAATAAATAAGTTGCCCTCCCCTCCCCTTTCTTCTGTTTTAAAAATATATATTTTTCTTTATAATCTGTTGACAACAGAATGATTTATATTATATAATATAAACATAAGATAACAGAAATGGGGAATAGAAAATGAAAAAAACTGAATGGATGCTAAATAGCGAATATCGTGCAATGTTAGATTTTGAACAACGTGGGACAGTTTTAGCGGGTATTATAGAAAATCCATATGCATCACCATCCGGTTTACTTTCACAAATTTATGATATTGTTGATGATCATTTAGAAAGATATCGAGAAGACAGCTACATTTATTACATTATGGATCATTGGATTGTTTACAATCCGATTGAAAGGTATTTAGGTGTTTATTACAAGGAAGGCCATCATTGCATTTATGATGCTCGTGAAGTGACTCAGAGTAGCGATACCAAAAGATTTTGCAATTATGCGTTTCCTATTTAAAAAGGAGGGCTTCCCCTCCTTACATAAAACCATAAAACACAAAAGGAGATGTTTTTAACATGAAAAAACTAACTGAAATGAATGCAAAAGAATTATACAAACTGGCACAAGAAAAAGAAATCCCTAACCGCTCAAAAATGAGAAAAGCTGAATTGATCGAAGCTTTGAAACCGTTTTTTGCAAAAGTGACTAAAGAAGTTACAAAAAAGGTTAGTCAGTCCGTGCTAGCAAAACAGTTTGCAAAAGCAAGAAAACAAGTGAAAAACAGTCGTGAAGCATATCAAAAGCTGAACCTTCAATTCTTTGCAGATAAAACAGAAGTTATAAAGGAATATTCTCAAATACGAAATGAAATGAAAAAGAAAAGAAGTAAAAAACATTGGAATAAAAACGATCTACAATTAATTATGGAAGCAAAGAAGAAAGATTCCTGGGAAAAGGTTTATAAAAGTGAGTTATATAAAAAGCATTCTGGTGAATATTGTAGCCTGATAGAAGTGTTGAATGGTGTTGATAGAATCATTTATTGATTCGCACTTCAAAACTAATTAATAATGGAATATTAAATAAATGGGGGTGGGTCAAATCTTTCTCCTGCTCCCCTTCTGGATTTTGTTTTGTTTTCGGTGCAAGAAATAGCAAAATCAAGAATTAAGAATAATAGCGGTTTATTGTGAAGGATGAATAATAAAATATAAAAGGAGAGCCTTCAAAATGCAAGATATAAAACCCTTTAATATTCTTGGATCAGGTGTAAAGGTTTATAATTTAAAAGACTTAGTAAAAGTCAGCTTTGAAGAAGCGCAGAATATTTTAGATTATGGAGAGTATACGAAAGATATAGATGCGGAAAGCGCATTTGAAGAAAGGTCAAATCATGGGTTTACTGGAATCTATGAATGTTGTATTGATTCAATTCAAGAATATGATAACTTTGTAAACATGTTGCCTGCTGATGCGGATTATTACCCGTCTATAGAAGAATGGAAAAGTAACAGGATTGTTTATGAAGGTAGAACAATCAGACTCGGGAAATGGTTAAAGAAACAAGGGTATACACAGGATATAATAGACGCATATTCCGCACAGGTTAAAACGGGGAAAGAGAAATATTATTTCACTATCAGTGACTTGCCGCAACACATTGCAGGAATGGCATTCTATTCTGATACGTTTGAATCTTGTCAGCATCCTGATCATGAAGACAGTATACATATTGCAGGCGCATTATATGATAATGGGTTGTATATTGGGATGTTGCATAAGAACATTGATGATCTTGAAGACATGGAAGGTTTATTATTGGCTCGTGTACTGTTTAGGGCTGTCGAGTACCAAGGCGTTACCCATCTGATACCCTCAAGATACTATGGAAGTGTTGAAACAAAGGACATCATGAGCAGATGTATGAAACAATTAGAAGAGAAGCATATACATACTAATGATATAAGATATGATATGTGCATTGATGGTGATGACAAGATAGAGATCAAGCAGAGAGCGAATGGCAAGTATCACATGAACATGATAGAGGATGTTATCCTTTATGAAGAAGTAAACCATGATGAGTATATTGACTGTCCTTTATGTTCAGGAAGCGGAAAATATAAAGTGTGGCTAAAGAGATCAGAAAAAGAAATAGAAGTCCCCTGTCCGATGTGTTTTGAAAGTGGGAAATACAAAGTGAATGTGAATCATGTGATTGATGAAGTTATTGAAGTTGAAGATTGTTTACCTGTTGCACCATACGCAGATGATTACACACACAACGGAAATCATATTTTAATAGATGTAAAGGCGAGTAAAATGCGTGAGCATTTGGAAAAGTATCCTGTGTAAGGGTGCTTTTTATTTTTCCCACATTTTTAGAAATCGCATTTTAGAGAATGGATTTTGTTTTGGGTTTTGTGGTATAGATGAGCGGCCGCAGTCTGTTATTAAACATGTGTACGTGCGTATATGCATATTTTCCCCCACATTTTTAGGAAACCGAATATAGGGACATTCCCCACATTTTGGGAAATCGGGAATATGGGAAAATTCAAAGAATCCTTTTAAAGAAAAAAATAAACCTACAGGAGCAAGCACAAAAATAAAGGGAAAACGCAACAAAGTAATATATAATGTACGTTATGGGGGTACTTTTCACCAAAAAAGAAAAGCCGCATTCCCAAAACCCGTATAGCTCTCCCACCCACACACCCTGCGGGTGTTTTCAACAAATATCCATTTTATTCCACCTAAATCCCTCTATTTTTCACTTTTTTCACACGTATAAATCCTGTCTATAGACACTATTCCAATCCATAAGAAAAACCCCTCTATTAACAGGGGTATGCTTTTAACCATATTAAAACCTTCTCTACAGACAGGGTTTACCCCTGTGCATAAAACAAGCAAAAATTTAGTTCTTTCCATTCATACATAAAATATACTCTATTAACACTATTTGATTTCAACCACTTCCGTACAAAATAAAAAGACGCGAATACACGTCTTAATCTCTAGCACTTCATTCATATATATCAAGGCCTTCATAATTTTGTATAGGTAAGTGAAAGCCTTAATCTTAACCATTTTATACGACACTTACTTGAATCCATAAAAAAATCAGCATACCAAATGGACGCTGATTTTCAAAACCTCTTTACTATTTAGGCCGATCTAGAATACTCCACACAATAAACACCAACCCTATTAATAAAGATATAATACTCAATATCAATAAGTTATTAGGAACATTCTCAAGAAGAACATTAAATTCCTCTACAGACCAAGTGTCACTATTTGAAACACCAATTGAAGCACAAATATACCTAGTCGAATAAAACATAGCTGATATTAATAAAAAAACGGAACCTAAAATACTTTTAATCATAAATTTATTGCTCTTTTCATTTTAGAATTTAACCACTCTATATTGACGTTCTACCCATCTTTGCGGGTACACATATTTAGTAGCATAAACTTTTGAACGGGGATGATACTTTTGTTCTTGTTTAACCTTATACTTTTTGTATACATGTCTATATTCTAAACGATATCTTCCACTCTTATATTCCTTAGACACAAAACCTACTGTTTGCGACCACGAGTCCGTAACATCAAAACCAACCATGCCCTCCAAATCTCTAAACGGAATTTTAAGTGTACCAGAATATCTATTAGCGACAGTTTTAGTATGAGATGCAGTTAATCTTCCCCCACTTACCGTAGAAGCTCCAGCATATTTCCATGAGCTATATGAATGGCCTTGATAAGTTTTAGAAACCCCAAACCACATTAAGCTTCTTACTAATGGAGTAAATGAATTATCGGAATTATCTTCTCCAAAAAGGATCTCTTCACCTATTGTCTCGTTGTCAGGTGTAAAATTCGTGTAAGTATCAACAACTACTTCACCTTCTGCTAATCCAGAATTAACATCTGCATCCAATTCGCTTGCTGACGAGTTTGTAGCAGGAACAAAAAATAGTGTAAAAATCAACGCCACAGATGCGATCGATGACAAAATTACTTTTTTCATACTTACCACCCTTTCAAGTTTATATTAAACTGGGTGACTTGTCTTGATGCAAATGTCCGAAATTTCAGATATAATCAAAAGTATTTATCTTCCAACCCTCCCTTCTTATTCAAATTAACACATAGAAATAAATCATTCAACAGTAAATGTCATTTCACCAATAAAAAATTGGATACAAAGTTACATCGATTGTACAGGAATACAAAAATGGATTGTTCTCAATTTTAAGAAAAAATCACCTTCAATCGGACATTAAATTGGAGTGAACTACAAAGGAGGAGCGAGAACTGTTCCCTTTTAGTATTTCTGAATAATAATGTATAGAGAGTATATGACTGCTAATAGAAGGATTATCCAAAGGTACTTGATACGGGAATGTCTGTTTTTGAAGATAAAATAACATACAGTCAAAATCAAAAGGATTATCCATGCGAGGAAAGGAAAAGATGCATCTTGCAGGACGATTGCTATAACTCCAACAATTGACAACAAGGCGAACAGTATGTTCTCAAAAAGTTTCAAACAACACCCTCCAAATATTATCAATGTTTATTTACACACTATACCATGATTTACTGTATTAAACAAAAAAATCTTACTGACAAAAACAATCAGTAAGATCTAAACCACATATTGACCGTACGGTGGTGACGCACCTGCGGTCTTGCTATCTTAAGCGTAATACCTTCGATAGCCAAAACATATAGTTCACTTTTGGACTCGACTGTTACCACAGTCATCCAGAAAAAAACAGACACTTTCTCAAACAGAGAAAAACCTTTTTTCTTGACTATTGCAGTAGCCAAGAAAAAGCGTCAAAACAAGACAATCAAAAAGTTTCAAACTTATATCTTGACCGTGGGAGCAGTCAAGAGCAAAATACGTCTTATAAAGGCGTATTTAGGAACTCCTCGTACAGCATGGTACGTGAGCTATTATCATAATACCATATGATCCATCTGTTGTCAACTTCTAATCATACTATTCCTCTTCATTTACGCTGATAATCTTTGCACCTCCACCAAATACCCATCCTTTTGATTCAACGAGTTTTGTAAGTTCATCTACAAAAACATCCATCTGAGACTCCGTAATATTTTTATCATTTCGATCAGTGATAACATAATTTAACTCAATACCTAACTGCTTATTCTCCATAATGATCCTCCTCATCTCTTTGTGAACCATTTATCTTTAAATTCATGATACATTTGATTATGTGTAACCATTATATATGTGCCACCAAATGCTATCAATAAGTCAATTGGAGATATCCCGATCCCAAAGTAAACATTTATTGGGATCATATAGACCACTTGGACAACAGTAAAGCATATATGCAATAACTCCCAATAAACTCTGAATTTCAAAGGATTCATACAGACATCCCCTTTACGATTATGTATCAACTATCACTAAATAAAAAATCCGTTCATTGCCAAGCAACTCACGGATTCCTCTAGTACAGCAACTTTAAGTAATGGTTGGTTATCGCAGTGCGAAGTCCAACTTGCTCCTCCTACACTTGGCAGGTAAGCTGTATACCATTATAAGACATATTTCAAATGTTTTCAAGTTTACTTATGTTTATCTTTGTTTTTATTTAATTTATCAATAAGTTCCCAAAATAGATCATTGCTAAACAACATAATGAATAAACTAAAAATGGTATTACCGACAAGAAAATAGAAAATCCAAGACTGCATAAAGATATGATTACCTGATAGTATTAAATACAGCACCAGATATATCCCTGCTACAGTAAAGCAAATATTTAAAATCCCAATATATCCTTTGATTTTATGAAAGTCCATCTAATCACCTCTTAAGCATATCATACAATATTGATTTTAAGATGTGAATATGTTTTTAACCTAGCCCTAGTTCATGTTTTGCATATATAACTCTAGATACAACTTTATCTTCATTATGATTATATATAAGTTGGTACTTTGGATCATTCTGATCTTTTGCAAAATCGCTAAACGCATGTGACACACTATCGATGCACAATATAACTACATCTGCCTTTTCCATCAACTCTTTTGCACGTTTCTCTTTTTCGAATCCTTCTATCCAGTTTGCTTTCAAACCATGCAATCGGAGTCTGTCTCTATATTTCAAACCATTTCTTGATGAGACAATTAATACATTAAAGTCACCAATGTAATGATAAATTGATCGATCAACTTTACTTTTATTAGTGCTATGAGACACCTCTGCCTCTCTTACAAATTCTTTTTTAAACTCCTCTTTATATATGTAGACAATTTTCACAGTCGAATCTGAAACTGGAACTGCCGAAACAGATGATCCATTTTTATATTTATACCTCAGATAATCATCATTATCTACATTATATTCAAACCCATTAATATCAATAAATTTACAACCCTTTTCATCAGAGAACACGTTTCCAAATAATCTATCTTCGTAATACATTTCTCCCTGACTTTCATTTTTTCTTGAGATTGCATTTATTTGACGCATCTGCTTTATTTTACGGGTTAATTCAAACGCAAGTTCATATCTATGAAAATTTGAACGATCTACAGAATCAATAAAGGTTTGCAACATAAATTCAGGACTAATCCCTTCTGCCGCTTCCTTATTTTTTCTCATCATTTCTTGTAAGTCATCTATTTCAGTCAGTCTTTCATTAAGCTCAGTTTTCAGATTTTTAATTGCATATTTTTTTCTTGTCAAACTTTGTTTCATTTTTTCAATGATATCTTTGTGAGTGGTTTCTATTTTTTCAAAATTTTCATGTTTTTGTTTGAGTTTTTCATAGCGATTTTCTAGATTTTTATATCGTTTTTCATTTCGCTCCTCAACAATGTTTCTATGTTTAAGTATTTTATTTAATTCTTTGATCTTTAGCTCTAATTCACAAATTTCATTTTTCAAAGAACTTTCGATGTTCGCCTTTTCCTTTTCAAGCTTTTTAAATTTTCCTTCCAACCCATCATATTCAGAACTCATTTCATGAATAGTCTTTTTAAGTTTAGATATTTCTTTATCTTTTTCCTTGGTTTCTAAACTTAATTGTGATGTCTCTTTAGACTTCTTTTGAATCTCTTTTTCAGCATTTTTTAAATTTTTCTTTGCATCTTTATATAACTCTTTATATTTAATATCGTTTTCCTCTTGATCTATTTCTTCATTTGAATCAAAATTTTTATTAACCATACCTTCCTTTATCTTTTCTTGAATATTTTTTTCTATTTCTTCTCTTTTATCTTTGTTCTTTTTATTTTGTTTTATTTGATTTTTCATCATGGCCTTTTTGGGAAATGCGCTTTTTATATTTCTCGACATTCATACTCCTCCTCTCGCAAGCATTAATAATATCTATATTGGTCAATCATTGCATAGAAGTGCATCAATTCCATTATAACCGAACGTTCCACAGTGTTGAAAGCAATAAAAAAGCGCTAATATAGCGCTTTAACTTTATTCATCCTTCATGCCATTTAAAATCCAGTTATGAAAATTCGATGCAACAATACTGCGATGATAATAATGACCATAGCTCTTGTGAAACCCCATATTAAAATCATCAATCATTAATGCCTTTGCATTATCTAAGTCTTTTATATTATCATAAAATAACTCTGACATTACAATCGATTCCACTCTGTTTTTATTACCTAAATCAGATAGTTTAGAGGCAATCGGAACAGATTCACCTATCCAAACTAAGTTATTTACACTAGAGGATTTTCTACCTGCTTTAACAGAAAGTGTTGGAGAAGCATTTAATCCAATCCCAACTGTAATAGTCGGCAGATTTCTTTCCTCCAATAATTTATTTAACATTACAATATAAGTGTTTATAAAAACTGATCTAACAAATATATCACACAAATCATCTTTAAAAGGGGTTGAATAAATGGCATAAACACAATCACCGCGAATGCCAATCTCTTTTAAATCATTACCTGTGTCTTTCTTCAATATTTCAATAATCTCAGAGGTAAATCCTCTTATAACTTTTGCTATATCTACATCTTCCTTATCTGTAAATAAAGTAGTAGAGTCTCTTAAATCTACAAATATAGCTCCTGCCCATGCTTTATAGCCATTAGTATATGTAAATTCTTCATCCCTTGGGAATCTTTTCACTTCTTTAACCGCATCTGTTCCATCAAGTATCTCTTCTACTTTCTTTTTTCTCTCTTTGTAGTCATATCCTAAAAGTTTCATTTAACTGAATCCCCCTATGTTTACAAGCAAAGCCCCTATCATAAAAACTGATATGATGCTGACAATGCCGAAAAATGAATATTTAACGCCCTTTTTAAAAAATCGATATTTAATTGTACATATCTTTGCGTTCACATAAATTTGAGACAATATGTCGCTTAATTCGTTATCATTATCTTTATCTCTAATTGTAACTTTTCTTTTAAACTCTAAAAAACTGTTATTTGATATGGTTTCAAAATAATATAAAGAATCTTTATAGAGACCCTCTTCCTCTAAAATCTTTTTATCTCTAGGAATCAAAACTTTAACTAAACAATTCGAGCCATAAATAAATAAACACCAAGAAAAAATAAAGAAAATTAAATACAGGATGTTCGAAAAATTAATATTGTTAACTATCTGTTTAAATATTTCCTTTAACATGTTTAATGACTGATCTGACAAAAATAGAGTTAAAAACACTCCAATTATCGCCAAAACAATGGAAGCTTTAGTGTCGCAACTTTTTATCCAGTCTAAATGTCTATCTAAACGATTGATTAAATTATCTTTGTCAATTTCGCTCAAAGCTTCAACCTCAATTCTAAATTAGCAGTAAAAAATCTTACCGATAAAAATCGGTAAGATCAAGGGACTGGCCGCATGATGTTAAAACATCTTCGGCCTTTGGCGCGTAAAAGGATGTCTCGGCAACCCTTCACACAATCATTCAGACGCAATCTGAATACTTGCAAGAACACAATGTTCTCCGAGACTGCAATATAGGAAGTGATCCATGTAATGATTAAATCATTACTGATCAAGTTTTATTTTACCTCATTATCCAAATAAACACAATATATTTTATTTGAATGTTCACAAATTTGTTAGTGATTTAATCCTATTTATTGGAAATGTCTTTAAACGGGGTTATTGAATATGTTAATCTTAAAGATGGTACATCAAGCTACAAGGGGGGAATGAATTTTGATATTTATCTTAAGGGTTTTAGGTATATCACTTATATCAATTTTCGTTATATTTATGATCGGACAATATCTACCATTCTTAGTAGAGCCGATATGGGTTGGTCTAATTATCGCATTATTTATCTGCCTTTTTTTAGTCATAAAACTCGAGTTAAAAAAATTAAAAAACAAGAAGGAATAATCTTACATGTATAGAATTGGTAAAGAAGGCGGGGTGAAATTAGGAGGAAAAAATGAAAAAATTACTTTTCTTATTAGTCGTAGTCACATTAAGTATTTTAGGCTTTAGTCCATCAGGAGCATTAGCCAGACAAACAACTAAGGAAAAAGACATTCAAGAAGTAAGACATTATGTTGAGAAACAAATGCCTATCTTGGAATCAGAGTTGAAACAATTATCGAAAAACTCTTCTTTGGAAGAGATTGAAGAGCTTATATCAAATCACTATAAGAAACACCCTGCCCCAAAAGCTCTTCAAAATCCAGAATTGTCTGTGTTTAATGTTTTCCCTGATAAGGTGAAAAAATACAAAAAATTTGAAGGAAAATCTTTAAACTTGAACAACCTCATGAACGATCCAAGATCATCCTCATTAGGCGAAATGATTACTTTTGAAAACGACAACAGTAAGGTATCAGTTCTTTTAGGGGAAACTGGACATATTAATATTCTGGAGAATAAAAAAGTGTCCTCTCCACGTCCTCAGAAAAATAAAATAGCTTTGGCTACAGGGACAGAAAGGACTACTGGAATAGGTTATGGATTAGGTGGAGCAAAGCAATTTACCGTATGGGCAGAGGGAAACTTCCGCTATGATGGAAAGAAAGTTTCTGTAATAAGCAATGATGGAGATTGGGTAAGACACCTTTTCGGATCGGTTTTCACTTACACACCTAAAGGTATGGGGAAAGTAAGAGATACAAGCATAGGAAAATATAAATATAAAGAGGTTTACTCTCGCTTGTTAGTTGAAACTTTAGCTGGATTCAAGTGGGGAAATGCAGTCTTTGGAACAAAAACAGTTGAGGTCTACGTTGGATCAACTGTAAACGGAAATATTTATGGAGGAACAAAATAATTTTTTAAGTAAAGCCTCGCCTAAATAAGAAAAGAGAGACTCACGACTAAAGTCTCTCTTTTCTTTTACATTTTTGAGCTTATTTCTTTGACAGGCTGTTCTGTCAAAGATAATTTTAGAACTTTTGTCACAGTTTGTCAATATTATTTGTCATTTTCTAGTTTCATACTTATAAGACAGGTAATCCATTAAAGCCATGAACATGCTAGCCCTATACATACCCGCGAAATGAACCGCCAATCCCGCTTGCTTCGCCTCATTATATTTATTCCACTGTTTAGCTAGAGCCACAATGATCTTATGATCTTTAATTCTTTCTTTAATTAGACCAAACATTTCATAGATTTTCTCCTCATCGTCTTCTGTTACTTTTGTAATAAACCTTACTGCTTGATACGTTAGTATATCATCCCACACCTTTAATCACCTTCACCTTGCTTACAATCCAATAAATCCAAAACATAAGCCATCTCGGGTACTTGCAGATTCCTACATATGTATCATCTATTCGAAAAATCAAAAATCCTAAAAACCAATATGTCACGAATACACAATATGCATAAGTGCCTAATCCTAATAATAAATAAAAACCTATTAACAATAATAAAATCATTTCTTCACCATTTTCTTAATACTGTTTTAGGGATGATTACTCCATCCCTATGCTTTACTTTTAAAATTAAATTAGCTACTCGTTCTGCTATCATCGATGATCATCAATTCGCTTACAAAAGTATTGAATACACCTTTTAAAAGTATAATTTTTTCTTTGATCGGACTTACTGATTTAAAGTGATAATGAATTTTTACCGCAGAGAAATATGCACTAGCTGTTCGTCCGACTCCCTCATTAGTAAGCTCATCTTTTATAATCGTAAGATTTTCTTCTGGTGCTTTCACAGAGTCCACTCTGTAATGAATTTTATCGAACATCTCGTCATTTTGGGAAAATGTTAAGATATCTCCAACATGAACTTCCGTTGGATTTGGCACGTTAAGATATTCGTCAGGTACTTCGAGACCAAGTGCACGGTGGAGAGCGATAGCCTTTCCGATATGAACGTTGAAGCAGTCGTCCGGTGCGGCCTTGGCGATTCCTTTTGACCTTACGACACCTCTTCCTACCGATTTGAGGAGAGCGACAACAGTACGTTTCGCTTTATTAATAACGAACTCTACGTTACAGACAATGTTACGATATGAGTATCGTAATTCTCCGTAAAATGTCCGTTGCTTAAGATTTTCGAGATCCGCCTTCGCCTGTTCAACGATTTCATCTCGGCGTTCTTGTGCGGTCTTTTCTGGCTTCCATAGACGTTCTTCTTCTGTTGTGCAAACTGGTGTTGTGACCGTATTAACATCACCAGGGATAATAACAACATCCTCGTTTGTTTTCGCGTAATGAACAACGAATGCATAAGAATACGCCCCACCGATGACAATATCTCCTAATCGAGATTTATACCCAAAATATTTGTCGTCCTTTCTTTCGAACACAGTTTTCGCTTGATCTACTAACATTTTATTCATTTCGTCAGCCTCCTCGTTTTTAACTTCGTTATTGACGATGACTTCGTATTCGTAATGGTTTAAGAATATTGGACGACCGTTCTTGTACGATTCAACACCGTAAATATTAACGTTGTCTACTGTCACAGGTTCATAAATTTCGTAGTCTTTACGGACTGGTTTTTCCGTAATCAAGACACGCTCGCCAACCTCAGCCGGACGCTTTTCTGTGACGATGAGTTCGGCGTCTTCTTTTCTTATTGCCGCTAATCGTCCATCTCCTCTCCGCGTTGTGTAGAAATTAGAATCTCGTTCGATCTCGAACACCTGACCGACCTTATCCACATACCAGTACGAAGGTTTACCCGCCTTCAAAATCCGCACATACCTTTTCGTTTTAGTCATACACAACCACCTTTAATTATTTCATCATTATTAATTAGTTTTATCAAATTAAGATTACAAATAGCAAAGCTCGTTTTCGCTATTTTCTTCAACTTTTTCGACTGTTTTTTCAGACACAAAAGATTTAGTTTTATCTTCATTAAAATCGCTAAGGCACTCTTGCAAAAAGCTTCTTCTCTCCATATTTGCAAATTTTCTAATTCCATGATTAATTGCTTCTGATTGTCCTAAAACCAACATAAATTCTTTAGCACGTGAAAAACCAGTATAAATTAGGTTTGCATTTAATTGATATTTTGATGATTTATCAATAATGACGATGACTACTTTATATTGACTACCTTGAGACTTGTGAATTGTAGTAACCCATGAATGAACGATATTCGTAAGAATTACTCCAAATTTAAATTTAACTTTAATGCCATCAAAATCAATGATAAAAACCTTTTCTTCTTCATTAATGTCTACAATTATCCCTGTATCTCCGTTGAACACATCTGCCAAACCACCATCTGATGTTTCTACTCTATACGTATTCACTGTGTTCATCACTGAGTCTCCCACACGAAATGTTACTTGGTTATCCTTGTTACCTACCCTCTTCTCTTTCTTGTTATCTGATGGAGGGTTCACAATTTTTTGGATTTCTTTATTAAGCTCCATTGTCCCAAGTTTTCCTTTATTTGTTGGAGTTAAGATAACAACCTCATCATGACTAAATCTCTTTAAAACATTTTTATAATTTTTAATTACTCCATCGCGAACATATTTTTGATCTGACAGCCAAAATACGCAGTCTCTGCCAAACTGGATACGACCTTCCGCTTCTTCATTAAGAAATATTTCACCATTCCTAACTTTGGTGGAGATATCTAAAATCCCTCCATCTGCTTGTCTAAAGACTTTCTTTAACTTTGAAATTTTAATACTCAAACTATTAATGCAGTCGTATAAGAAGTTTCCAACCCCCACACTTGGTAATTGAAAGTCATCTCCTACAAATAAAATTCGCGCATTCTCATTTTGAATTGATTTGAAGAGTTTTGACAAAATGAAAACATCACACATAGAGCTTTCATCCACAATAATAATATCCTCAGTGATAGGATTTATTGCATTTTCATCCTCTCCAAACACTCCCGTTTTACGATGAATAGTTGAAGCTTGTCTTCCAGTATAACCAGTCATAACTTTACTCGCCTTACCTGTTGGTGCTAATAATGCTGTGGTTAAACTCTTTTTGTCAATTAACTCTAATAGTATTCTTTGTAACCAGCTCTTACCCATACCTCCTCCACCAACTAAGAATAAGATATTGTTTTCATTCCAATCATAAAAAAACTGTCTTTGATTTTCTTCCAGCTCAACATCGTTATCTTGACAATATTCATCTAAAAATGAATCTAATTCTTCTCTTGAGAACAGTTGCTTAGAAGTTGTTTTAAATTGAATCATTCTTTGAGCTATGTAATTTTCCGCCTCAAAAACAACATCTCTTGTAAATCTTTCTCCATCAACATTTTTTACACCTTTTGCATTTCCATCTAAGCGATTTTCAATATCTTTCTTATCAATATTTAAAAGCTCAATCGCTCTATTTAGGAGTTGTTTACGACCGATCCACGAATGACCATTAGCATTTTCTTCGCTAATAATATATCTCAAACAAGAATCTATCCTGTGATCGGATTTCATATCATACCCAACTGCTTTTGCAATTTCATCGGCCTTCTTAAATCCTACACCTTTCACTTCTGTTAAAACATATGGATTGGAGTTGATTTTATCAATAACAATTGATGGGTTTTTATATTCTTTGATTAGCTTAGCAATCATATTATATTTAATCCCATACTTATTACAGAAGGCTAAAACTTCACTCATATCAATATTGTCCATTACTTTCTTTTGAAGCTTTTGAAAAGACTTTTCTCCTAATCCTTTTACCTTGGTATAATCAAATTCACCCGATTCAATCAGGTTAATAACATCTTGATCCTCTTTGTAAACAGTATAAATATTTTCAATTTGGTTTTGAGTTAGAATCGTAGACAAGAACTTCTTTTGGTCGTTAACTGTTTCAGGTTTGTCTTTTTGAATAGAGTCTACGATATAGCTACCTTTATAATTGCTAGAAGAGTCTTCTTTCACTACAACTGTGTACTCTTCATATAAATTTAGATTGGGCATAACTCCCTTAATTGAAATATTTCCATACTTATTCAGTTTGACTCCAGACTCTAAATAGTCTGGATGAACTTCAACTCCATATATACTAAAGAATGTTTCATCATTAAAAAATACACGCTTCGTTGGTTTTACTCTAAGTTTAATCACTCCATATCATCTCCCTTTAGTTTTGGAACAAATATAATACAATTATTATAACATTATTAATTAGTTTTGTCAATTGAAAAATGCTGTTTAGACACTTATTAAATCTATACAAAAGAATATCTATTTAAAAAGAATCACTCAATAAAATAAGATCATCCCTCTAAATAGATATCAACATGATCTAGATAATCATAACGTGAATACCATTTATAAGAAATGCTTTTCCTTTGATCTTTACTCTTTCTTTTATATACATTTCTTCAATAATATCAACAATGTCTTGCAGTTCAGGATAATCCATTTCTCCTTGAACTTCTGCATCCATATAACCAAACATTGAAAAATCGGACATTGTATAAGATAAATCATTTAAGGTTTTCCCGTCTTCAAAATATTCGAGCATACTTATATGCTCAGCTTTTCTAGGAGTGTCATGCTGTATATTGGAGATTTTAAAAACGGCATCAATAATATTATTTTCAACATTTACTTCATATACTTTTATCAAAATTCTCACACCCTCGTTAAATGACTTTGACTGTAAAATTATTTATATTGTAAACATTTCCGTTCCCGTATTCGATTACTCCTTGGTACAATAAAGATTGAAAAACCTCTTCAAATTTAAATAAATCGGCATAGAAATCTGTGGATATATTAAAAGATACATACCCTATAACTTCAATTTCGATATGCTTTGCATCCAACCCTTGATAATAGTAAGTTTCTACTCGTTCGGTGTCTCCAAAAACAGAAAGAGCCTCTTTTCTTATCTCTTTTTTAACACCTAAGTTGTCAAATTGTTTTATTATAAGTACAATATCAATTTTATTCGACTCAATCATGATCTCTTCCCTTTCGTTAATAGTTCGTCTACCTATGTTTAAAGCATATCATTTATATTCCCCGTTAAAAATGGTTTTAATTATATCATCATTATTAATTTGTTTTATTTTTCGTTCTAAGAAGTTTTTGCTCTTCCGAATACAAATACATTAGAATATATTTAAAACGGCTGTATGACCCCTTAAAATGATTTTAAGAGGCATTTATGTTATTCACATAAAGTTTGCTTTCTTTAATAAACGAATTTGTGTAGTCCGATCTGCTTTTTTAATTAAATCAATTAATTTTTCTTTGGACATGCCTTCTAATCTTTCTAGTGGAATTTTTGTGTCAACGTCCACAGTTAAAAGTTCTTCTAAGTTTTTCTTAGATACGTAATCGTTTAATGTTGTTGTAGCATTGGCATGATCTCCATGGGCTTGCATCAACTTTATATCTCCGCCACTTAGAATACTCACCTCGTTTATTGATGCTTTTTTGAAAGAGTGGAATACAATTCTTCTATGACCAAAATCAATATTATCTCGAATGTAATCCATCATTTTTTGAATAGTTTTAGTTGTTAGCTGAAAAATTTTATCCCTTTTTACCTCTTCTTTGAACTGCATTAATTCTTGATATAGATCATCAGATAACTTCTTGTAAGATGTCTTATTTCCTTTACCAATTGTTTTGATATACCATATATCATCAATGTTGATGATATCATTGAACTCAAGATTTAATATAGACTGCAATCGCCAAGCTGTTGCGTAAGCGACCCTGATAAAAAGAGCTTTTTCTCTGCCTTTTCTTGTTTTAGACACAAGCTCCATTGCTGTAATAACCTCTTCATGAGTCATGGAATCGTAACTTTCTTTATCATGTTCATCGTACCTCTCCACATTAAACCACGACAAATCTACATTAAATCCGTCATCGGCTAGTCTTTTATAGCATTCACGAATTGAAGAAATTACGTTATTTACTGTTGTCCCTTTATGGCGCTCTTTAAGCGCTACTTGATAAGTTTCAATTTGTTTTTTAGTGAAGATAAGGTCTTCCTCGATCAGTTGTTCTAGCTCTTTGCCTCTCATTGTCCTAAAAAAATCACGAATATGCCTTTCATAAGTTGATGCGGTGTTTTGACTGTTCTGCCCCTTACGTATCAAATAAGTTCTGATTGTTCCATAAACATTTTTATCCTCATTTTTTGTATTGAATTGAATTACATTTTCTAATTTAGCCATATGCCCCTCCTCTTCTAAGTATAACATAATTAAATTATATTGTACTTATTCTTCATCTTGTGATAATAAAAGAAAACCCATAAAAACCCAATCATTTACTATTTTTTACAACGTTTTAGGAGGTTGCTCAAACCTACTAAATTATCAATACTATTAATAATATATAAAATATATAATAATTAATAGTATAACTCTTAGTATTATTAATTAATTATTAACTGTATTGATTATTGGTAGGTTTGGATAACCTTCTAAAAAATTGTAAAACATCTTCCATTCACACTCCCAACCAGATATAATCATTCGCCTCCATCTTCTTAAAGTTATCGCCTTTTGTCTTCCACTCTTTATGAATCACTTTTATATAATTCTTTCTCTTTAAATTTTCAAGATAAGTATAAAAAGTGCTTCTGTCGATCCCAACCTCAGATATAATCTTATAAATTGGCACTGAATACATGTTGTTTTTTCTTCCAAAGCACCGTGACTTTAAAAAACCGTATATTAAAAACTCAATGTTATTAAAATCATCACTCCTTAAAAAAGTCAAAAATTCTTTAATTGTTATCTTATGTGTTCGCTCAATACTGTATAAAGTCCCGTACTCTGAACCTTCATAGCCAGAAGTGAGAAACAAAGGTTCTTTCACTACATAATTTTTATTTTTAACTATCTTTTTAAACTTAGCATAATTTACGTCATCAGATTTCAATTCACTAATCAATATAAATTCTCTTAAAGGAATTTTATTTATCGTCTCCTCTTTATCGATTGTGTATCTCACGGGGTACTCTCGTGTTGTCAGTGTAAGGTGAAGTTTGTCTAACAGTCCATCCTTTTTAATAACTCTGTCAATAGTTTTTGTATCTCTACTATAACCAAGAAGCTCTTTAATATCTTTGTTTTGGACATAGGTCTGATTATCAAGATCGACAAAGTATGTATATTTATATAAAAAGGCAACTGCAACAAGATAAGAATATCCAAAGGCAACCTGCTGAATATTTGTACTCCCATTTCTATTCCTAATACATTTAGATAATGTTTTAAAAATGCTATTAGGAAGTCTCACACTAGACAGTACATCCTGATTGTAAATCCCTTCAAAATGATTCATCATATCAAAATCACCATCTCCTTATACTTAGGTTTAAATAACCTCCTTACCAATATAACAAATAATGTTTTTGGTGTCAAGAATGTAACTGTCAATTAAAACCCCTTCGTATAGCCGATCACATTTATCGATCTTGACAAAACCAATTAATAATGTTATATTAATTATAAGTAGTTCGGATCATTCCTCTCTACTAAACTAATTAATAATGACAATGGGGTGAGTTGGTGGGGTCTGTTGCAATTGACATACATAAAAAAGAGAGGGATTTCAAAGTTTTAACTTTGTCAGATGAAATGGTAGTTAAGTATTTAATTTTATTCAGAAGCAAAGTTGATACATCCCGATTGGCAAGTGTGAATATCAATATTGATCAAGCTGGAGATATTTTTGAATTTAATCAGGAGTTAATTTCTCTATATGCCTCTCTAGATAAACTGATTGAAAAAATTTCATTCAAGGAAAAAGATAAACAGTTTCTCAATTTATTATTTGATGGACATTCTGTGTCTGATATTATTGAAAATTTTGATTATCCAAGAATGACAGCCTATCGAACTTTAGACAGAATCATAGCTAGGATAGTTGATACGAATGAAGAGGATTGGATCAAATCAATAAAGGTTAACTTGATTCCAACCAAATAATTAAGGATAACTGTTAAAACGATGAGTTGTAGTGAGAAAATTGTAGAAAGGATTGTTTTTGAGTGAAGATTCAACTCCCCAATGGGATTAAGCTTAATCTTGAAGAAAATATCACCTTAGAACAAAAGCTTAAAAAAGTTGAAGACTTGACTAATGAATGGCGATCTGCTATAGAGCGGAATTGGGATTCCATTACGATTAGGTTTTTCTTAGATGGATTAGCTAATTATCTTGTTTGGCACAAGGATGAAGATGATAAAAACAAGCATAATAAAGATATGATATCAAACTGGAAGATCGAGCAGATGGAAGGAAAAAGAAAGACGAATAGCATTCCATTTTCAAGTCTATCAACAATTAATAAGGAATTGTTAGGGTTGGAGGGTAATAATGATGGCAAAAAGAAAAACTAAGTTGCAAAAATCTACGGCCATTCTAAATAACTCCAAAGTAACCCAATGGTGTTATGTTAATACGGATAACGAATTTAGATTTATGGATAAAATTTTTACTATAAGTAACAAGGTTGAGGAATACAAAGTACATAATAAGGCTGGAACAATTGATGACTACACGAATGAAGCGTACATGGAGGAAATTCTTGTAACAATAGATAGCGATGATAGGCTACGCTTCTATAACCAAAACTACGATTTGATAGATAATAAGTTTGTTAAAATTAAAGAATGAAAGGAGTGTTTGCGTATTGAATCTTTCGAAGCTGATTCATGAAGTATGGAAAGATGACCGTATACGTGAATTAAGATTACGAAAAGATGAAGTGAAAATCTTAGTAGAGGTCTTGATAGATAATATCGGTAAAGGTCTTTTAAAACACGGTGTTGTAAAATTGAAGAATTTACTCACTTTAGAAGTCAGAAAAGCAAAAGGAAGAAAGATCAAAAACCCTCAAACTGGAGAGCACATGTATTCAAATGATTATTTTAAAATTGGTACTAGACTTTCTAAGAAAATGAGAGAAGAACTAAATAAATCCAACAAATAAGAAAAGACATTGACTAAAGGGAGAAACGGTATGAAGTTTATTGTAGATACAAATGTTCTTTTAATTAAGCCAGAGATTATTAATGAATATGATTGTGTAATCCCCTCTCATGTATTAAGAGAAATTGAACATTTAGAAAAGACAAGAAAAAGTGACAGACAACTTCAATACGATATTCGAAAGTTAAAAAGATTTCTAGATGATACATCGTCTCATATTTATATTGATTTGAAAGATTATACTTTTACTCTAGACGAAAGTTTAGATGGGCAATATGTCGATAATATCTTGCTTCAAGTAGCAGTAGATAATGGATACGGGATGATTTCAAACGATCGACTTATCAAAGAAAAATGCAAAATGTTTGAAATCCCCATTAAAAATTTCAACGAAAACACCTTTATTGAACATAAAGGATTTAAAGAATTTTTGATGACAAAAGAGGAACTCGATGAAGTTTATCTTAATTTAAACGTAAACAAATTTAATTTATTGATAAATGAATATGCAGTTATCAATGACGATTTAAACGGTGAATTGATGGATATCTTGAAATGGAATGGTGAAATGCTCCAGTCGCTACGCAATAAAAAAGGTCGTATTAAAAATGGATTCAAAACCGATCAGTTTGGAGAATTTCAGCCTCGTGATGAACAACAAGTTATGGCCGTAGACAGCATTTTGAATAATCAACTAACTTCTATTCGAGGTCGTGCAGGAAGTGGAAAATCAATTATCGCATTGAATACAGCATGGAATCTCGTTGAAAAAGAAGGATATAAACTGGTTATCTTCGTCAACCCTACTCCACTTCGCGATTCTCAAGAACTTGGATTTTATAAGGGAGATAGATTGGAGAAACTATTACAATCGGCTGTAGGCACTATGCTTAGGTCTAAATTTGGTGATGAAGATGAAATCATTAAACAGATTAATGATAATAATCTTGAAATCCTCCCTTTTGTAGACTTGCGCGGTTATGATACAGGAGAAATGAAAACAATTGTTTGGATTTTAGAGGCACAAAATTTAACAGCCGACCTGTTGAAATTGGGACTGCAACGTATTAGCGACAATACAAAGGTTATTGTTGACGGAGATTATTTTGCTCAAGTAGATAAAGATGTATACTCATCAAACAATGGCATGAGACGAATGAGTGAAGTGTTTAGGGGGAATGAAATTTATGGAGAAATTGAACTTCAAACAATTCACAGAAGTAAAATTGCAGACATCGCTGACAGAATGTAAGAATAGCACTTGACAAAACTAATTAATAATGTTATTATAATTACATAACCAATAAGGCGCTCACAGCAAAATTATTTTAGGCTAAATTGTTAATGTTTATAAAATCGTTATTGAAAATTTTGCGCCTTGATTTTTCATCTATAGCTCAATGGTAGAGCACCTGACTGTTAATCAGGGGGTTGTAGGTTCGAACCCTGCTGGATGAGTAGGTGGAGCTTCCACTCCACCGTATTCTGTAATGTAAAGTTTGCACATATGCACCACTCCTTTCTAGGTCTTACTGGTGTGCTAGACCTCAAAAAGACGTAGACCAGAGTTATGCTTCTCTTCAAAAAGCTTAAATCTGGGTATAGGGCAGTCTGGTAGCCTACTCCTCTTGGACAGGAGATGTCGTTGGTTCGAATCCAGCTACCCAGACCATTGCGAAGTAGACAAACTGGTAAAGTCACTAGCCTTTGAAGCTAGGATTTGTAGGTTCGAAGCCTACCTTCGCAGTTTTAAAGACACATACAGCAAAACTACTACTACATATTGTTATGATAAAACAGTGGTGAGGGTTCGAATCCCTCCAGAGACAGACTATCTCTGTGGTGTAACGGGAGCATTTATATACTGTGTCTTGCTTAAGAGGATTAGTCACCCTCTCCCCTTCTATAAAAAATATAGACACCCACAGCAATTTAACTTTCAAAATTTTATTTAGGCGAAATGAGTGTGTCTAGGTTTCGCACCCGTAGCTCGAAGGTCGAGCAGGCGGCTCATAACCGCTCGGTTCTGGTTCGATTCCAGACGGGTGCATAATAAATAAAATAAACCTTTCATCCATAGTTTAATTGACTCTCAAAAATAGATTGACACATTTGAAACTATGGATTATAAATTGAAATTTCTGCCGTATCGACAATCGCGCGTAGGAGGTACGAAGAAAACCTGTTTAGCGACAGCGAGGCAAATCAGTTAGCGCCTCGGTATTCATATGGGATGTAGCCAAGTGGTAAGGCATAGGATTGCAAATCCTAATATCGAGGGTTCGAATCCCTTCATCTCATCTATTATGCCGAAGTGGTGGAAAGGCAGACACGCCAGATTTAGACTCTGGTGTCGAAAGACGTGCAGGTTCAAGTCCTGCCTTCGGTATCAAAAGACACTAACAGCTATTCTAATGCATAACGTGGTCAGTCCCATTCGTAGGTTCGAATCCTACCTGTCGGCAAGTACCGATAGTCGTCAAGTGGCTTAAGACAGGACTTTATAAACAGTGTCTTGATAGGCGCGTACAGCAATATTCTTAATAGTGTAGATTTAAAAATAATTATGGTAATTTGACAGATATTATTGCGCCTAGCTTTGGAGTGTTACTCAAGTGGTTAAGAGGACTGTTTGCTAAACAGTTAGCACCGTAAGGTGGCAGAGGTTCGAATCCTCTACACTCCGTTCATGTGGGCTTAGTATAAAGGTAGTATCGATGGTTTCCACCCATCGGGTATCGGTTCGAATCCGATAGCTCATATATTTTTTATCTAAAAATCAAATTAATAATGCAATAATAGTTTTATTATAATTTCTTAGTTTTACGGAATGTAAAAGAAGAAAAAGGAGAAGTGATATCATGTTAAATCACTTAGTAAATGAATTTAATAAAACGGAAACCCTAAATGGAGCATTAGCCTATAAAAGCACCAAATCTGATGTGCTAGACTTATTTTCTATGGGTGGAGCTTATAGAAATAAAAGTGATGACGAAGTAGTCAAATTGTTCTCAAAAGCACATGCAGAAGATGCAACTTTAGCAATGAAGACTCTCTTCTATCTTCGTGATATCACTCAGGGCCAAGGAGAACGCAGATTTTTTCGCTTAGCCCTTCGACATTTGTCAGTACATAACAAGGACTCTCTAGTGAAAAATCTCCATTTGATTCCTTTATATGGTAGATGGGATGATATGTGGGAATTACTTGAAACGCCTGTGCAAAAAGAAGTTGTTAACCTTGTCAAAAAACAGTTGCTTGCAGATAAGGATTCAGAACACCCATCTTTATTAGCAAAGTGGATGCCAAGTGAGAATGCATCGAGTACCAAGACAAAGAAGTATGCTAAAATTCTCCGAAAAGTATTAGATGTAACGCCAAGACAATATCGAAAACTTTTATCATCTTTGAGATCAAAGATCGATTTAGTTGAAACAAAAATTACCAAGGGAATGTACGCAGATATTGATTATACTAGGATTCCTTCCAAGGCAAACATGGTTTATCGAAAAGCTTTTTCACGAAATGACACTATTCGATATGACTCATTCTTAAAAATGTTATCTGAAAATAGAGTTAAAGTAAATTCTAAAACTCTATACCCTAATGATATTGTCGGAAAAATATTAGGCTCATATTATTGGGATACTCCACATTACACTGAACAAGAAATTAAACTGTTCGAAGGGCAGTGGAATAATCTTCCTAACTATATTGGAGATAAACCAGAAGATTCAATTGTTATGGCTGATGTAAGCGGAAGCATGTCTGGTACACCAATGAATGTTGCTATCTCGTTAGCGATGTATATTGCTGAGAGAAATAAAGGTGCTTATAAAGATCATTTTATGACATTTAGTAAACGTCCAGAGTTGGTTAAGATTCAAGGAACAAATATTGTCGAAAAGGTTAATAATATTTCACATGCAGATTGGGGTATGAGTACCAATATCGAAAAATCGCTTCAAACAATCTTAGATGTAGCAGTGAAAAACAACCTCTCAAACGAAGAAGTAGTAAAGAAGATTTACATCATTTCAGATATGCAGTTTAACCACTGTGTTGATGGAGCTAATAAAAATATCTTTAAAAATATGGAGGAAAAATTCAATAGCTACGGCTACGATTTACCTAACATTGTTTTTTGGAATGTGAACGCGTATAGCAATACGCCTATGACAATGAACGAAGCTGGAGTACAGCTTGTAAGTGGATTCTCCCCAAGTATCTTAACACAGTTGTTAAACTCTGATGGGAAAACACCATATGACTTCATGCTAGATGTCATCTGTGGCGATCGTTATCAAAAGGTTACAGCTTAGGCTGTCCCTTCTGTATATAATTTCTCGCTTCTGCGAGTGGTCGGGAAGGCAGAATGATAAGTCAGAGGCTGATGCCTTTGGCTTATTTTGTATTAATAAAAAGATAAGGATGAATATATAGAATGAGATCATATACAAATAAAGCTGGTGAGCTAATCACTGTTTCAGAGGAGCATTTGATAACTGCTGTTCGAATAAAAAAAGAATTACAAAAGGCTTCCCCATCTAGACGGGCTTCTTGGAATCAATTAGTTAAACTAATGGAGAAAGAAGGGTTCTATGATGCTGAAAACAGCGAATCCTATCGATGCATGATTAAATCATACCAAAAATCAATTGGAGAACTTCCAGATGTTCAAAAGCATGCGGACATGGTTACTGATAATAAACTTGAATCGATTAAAGAATTAGTTGGAGAAATATCTTATGAGAAAAGAGAGAATCAAAATGTCTTAAGAGAAATTAATAAAGGGAAAAGAGAGCTAATTGATTTTAGTATTGTTGCTGAACAAATTGGAAACGCTTTCAAAAATTATGATTTCTCTAGTTTAAAAATTGAAACCTCTCCCCTCCCCTCTTCTGGCAAAAAAATGATTGTTGGATTGTCTGACCTACATATAGGTGCATTAGTAGATACTAATGTAAATCAATATAATTTCAATATTGCACTCGAAAGACTGAGTGTCTATGCTTCTAAAATAATTAGAGAGGCAAATATGAACAATATAACAGACCTTCATGTTGTTAACTTGGGTGACGTTATCGAGCATTCATCTATGAGATTTAATCAAGGATATAATGTTGAATTTCTATTTTCCGATCAAATTGTAAGAGCTTCCGATTTAATTATCAAGTTCCTAATGTTTCTTGCTGAAAAAAGATTTAATGTTTCTTATGCAGGAATTGCAGGAAACCACGATCGAATTGTCGACAAAGAAAAAAATATAGATGGAGATCATGTAGTAAAGTCAATAAACTATTCGATTAAGTCATTTATTCAGAATACAAAAACTGAAAGGATTACTTTTAATGAATCCGATGATTATGAATATCGATTGGAGATTAATTCGCGTAATATAAAATTTATTCATGGAGATAGAGACTCTCTTAAGGATGAATCTCTTTTGGCAAAACATTCTGCGATGGATAATATTGTTTACGACATGATTGTAATGGGTCATTATCATAGTTTTAGAGATATCGAGGTGGGGTTAGATAAAAGAATTGTTACATTAGGATCGCTAAAAGGCGCAGATGATTATAGTAAAAATAAATTAAGGAAACTCTCTTCTCCTTCTCAAGGAATTATTATCGTTGATGAAAATGGAGACGTTGAAATCAAGAGAATTAAGGTTGGATAAAAAAATAATAAAGGAATGAATAGTCATGACAACAAGACCACAGGAGTTAATAGATTATATTAATCTATTGATGAGAATGAGTGATAAGGGTATTTTGAAAGCAGAGGATATGATCGAAGAATCCATTCAATTACTGCATAATCTTTTGTTTCCTAAACAAGAAAAAGAGTCGATTATTGTATTCGAAAAAGATTTCAATGGGGTCTGTAATACATATGAAACGTTTCGAAATTTACTAGGTAAATCCGATGAGTATCAAAGATGTGGTGATGATATCATATTTACAAAGGGGAATACTACTATTACAATTATTAATCTTCACAACACTGCTAAAGATTTAGATACAAAATTACGAGGAAAAACTTTTACCTATGTGATTAATAATACAGATGATGATAAATTAATTGAAAAACTAGGCTTACAAGTTGAAACCAAAGTATAAAAACAACATTTTATTAAAAAGTGGTACAAAAACCGTTTCAAAACACGATAAACTATAGAAGGTATTTTTTCTATGAAAAGAGCATTTCAAAGCGTCTTAGTTTTCCTCCCTTTTAACTAAGACGCTTTAATAATGGTCTTTTTTAAATAAACGAAAGAAAGGAGCGAATGTATGAGTAATTCAAGGCGAAGGAACAACGAAAAACCTAAGAAAAAATGTAGTTCTTGTGGGAAAGATAAAGCGAGCACATTTTTTTACAAAGTAGATAGTCCACTATTCCCTGATGGTATGATCAATATTTGTCGTGACTGTGTTCGTGAACAAGTAGATGTTGATGATATAGAAGCTGTGATTGGTTTTTTAAGACAGATCGACAAACCCTTTGTTGAAAAGATATGGAATGAAGCTGTTCAGTCTGGAAGACACGCCCTTGGTGAATACATTAGAAAGATTAATTCGCTCCAACAATTAAAAGGTAAAACATTCGATGATAGTGATGGTCTACAAGGTATTGGAAAGTCAACAGACCTGCAAACAGCAAAGCTGTCAGATACTATCGAAACCCAACAGGGAAAACTCATTGAGTATTCAGATGATCTAGTAGATAAATGGGGTATTGGATATAAAAAGCATGAGTATCTCCAGATGGAAAAGTTTTATACAGATATGAAGGAGACTCATGAGATTAACACTTCTATTCACATAGACCAATTAAAACAACTATCCTACCTGTCTGTTGAACGAGACAGATTGAGACAGGCTGGTGATTGGAACAATTACAATAAGCTATCAAAAACTATGGAAGATATGACTAAATCCGCTGGGTTTAGACCTGTGGATAGACAAGGATTAGATGATGCAACTGGAATTAGAAGCTTTTCTCAGATATTTGAGGAAGTAGAAAAGCGTGGATTTAGAAAACCTCCCGTTGTTACATTTGAAGAAGATGTTGTCGATGCAATGATAGTTGCTCTCGCTAATTATTACAACAGACTAGTTGGGAAACAAGTCTTGTCAGAGCTTCCAGAAGAAATTGAACAAGAATTAGATGAATTTTATGAAGTAGATGAAACTCCAGTAGAATTAAACGAAAATGATTATGATGACATGGACTTTTCCTTAGAGGATGAAGAAGATGAGCAATAAAAAGTGGAAAACTTGGGATGAGTTAGAAAATGTAAAAGGAACAAACTCAAGTAAAAGTATTCATGAAATGTTCCCTGATTTCGCAGAAATGCTTTCCTACTTTCAAGTCTACCCCGATCGTTTTATAGATTACATTCTTCCAGAAGATAGTACATTTAAGTTATACCCCTTCCAAAGAATCTTTTTAAGAGTAATGGCTAGATATAAGAAAGTATATATCACCGCTACAAGGGGAACTTCTAAATCATTTCTAAATATTTTATCCATGTATCTCAAATGTATATTTTTCCCAGGAATTAAATTATCTCTGGTTGCACCACAGAAAGATCAGGCTAGTCAGATAGCGCAACAGAATATTGAACAGATATGGAATTTCATTCCTCTACTTAGAAAAGAATGTAAAAAATATACTGACGCAAAAGATTATACAAGAATAATCTTTTTGAACAATAGTGTTCTTGACATCGTTGTAGCTTCTCAAGGATCACGTGGTCTTCGTAGACACGGATTGTCTTTCGAAGAAATATGTCAAATGGAAAAGCATAGAGAAGTTATTGGTGAAGTTTTACTCCCACTATTAGCGAACAACCGTAAGGGTGCGGATGGAAAGGTTTCAAAGCATGAAATACATAAGCAACTAATGTATGTTACAACCGCTTCATCACGGCAGTCATACGCTTGGGAACAATTATTCTCGGTAATGGTTGATATGGCTAGAGGAAAAAGCGCTTACGTAATCGGTAATGATTATTCTTTGCCAGTAATGTTTGAACAGCTTGATCCAGACTATATCGAAGAGGTCAGGTCTGACCCTTCTATGTCTCCTCTTCAATTTGCACGTGAATATATGAGCGTATGGACAGGTTCAAGTGAAAATAGTTTAGTACAACTCAAGGATTTAGAAAAATGCCGAGTTCTTACGAAAGCAGAATTTAGTGCCGCCAAAGGTGATCATAAATATGTAATAGCTGTTGATGTTGCGCGTTCAGAGAGAAAGAATACAGCTACCACAGCAATTGCAATATTTAAGTTGATTCCTAGGGGAAACGGAACCTACTTTAAGCAATTAGTAAATGTTCATACCTATAAAGGAAATATGCACTTTGAAGATCAAAGTATTTACATAAAAGAATTAGTGGAAAAGTTTAACGCATCAATGGTTGTTGTCGATGGTAACGGCCTTGGCCGCGGATTGTTGGATTATTTGGTTAAAGAAGATAAGTACCCTTCTTACTCAGTCGTAAATGATGATGGGACTTATCAAAAGTATAAACTCCCCAACTCCCTCCCTCTTATCTTTAATGTTATGTCTAATACAAAAGAAACAAATGCTTCAAATATCCACAACAACTTCATGGCGGTAATATCCAATCATGATTTAAAACTGTTAGTTTCTGATTCAACAATTAAAGAAAAATCTAAAGAAAAAGACTTTGAAAAATTAGCGGATCAACTTGTTCCTCATGTAGAAACTGGTTTGTTTGTGGATGAAGTTATGAATTTAATATATGAAGCCAGAGGAAATAAAACAGTTGTAAAGAGAGTTTCTAAAAGCATGGAAAAGGATAGATACTCTGCTGTTTCTTATGGACTTTATTATATTTATCTTGAAGAACAGAAAAATCAACAAAGAAAAAGAGAAACGGTTGATGCAAAAGGGTTCTTCGCAGTTAGAAAACCAAAAATGAAAATCAGAGGATGGGATTAGGAGGTGAAAGATTTGACCGAGAAAATTGAAGAAGTAGTTAGACCTTCTGTGGTGTCTTTTAAGAAAGAGGAATTTGCCAAATTAATTATTAACGATCTGTCCAGCAGTAAGTCTGGAAGAAAGTTTCTCAAAAAGTATAAGCAAAGTGAAGTTCGCGAAATAATTGAAAATTATAAAGATGAAAAGAATCAAGAAAAACTTCGCGAAATATCTTTATTAATTTGGGCAAAATCACCTCAATATCAACGTCTATTGAAGCATTTTGCTGGAATGGCAACATTCGCCCATGTTGTGCCTCCGATCAAAGAAATAAGAAAAATGAATAAAACCAAAGTGATGAAACAGTATGTAGAGATTGGCGAGCTTGTAAAACTTATGAACCTCAGACATGAGATGACGAAAGTTTTAAGTGTGGCCTTTCGTGAAGATATATTTTATGGATACATACATAAGGAAGGTACAAAGTCTTTTCACATACAGCAAATGCCTTTTGAAATCTGTAAGTTGTCATCTGTTGAAGATGGGGTTTTGAATTATAGTATCGACATGTCTAGCTTTGAAAAAAATGAAGACCAACTCTATAAATGGGCAGATGAGATTCAATACAAGTATCGAGAATGGAAAGCCTTAAAAGAAAAGAATCCTAAAATTTCAAAATGGGTAGAGTTGGATGCGAAGAATACCATTTGTATAAAAGTAAATGAAGATATGCTAGAAATCTTCCCTCCTTTTGCTGGTGTTTTTGATTCTGTATTTGATATCGAAGGATTTAAAGAACTACGCAAAGACAAAGAAAAATTGGGAAATTACATGGTTCTTGCACAAAAACTCCCTATGCGTACAGATTCAGATAATAATAATGACTTCTTAATTGATAAAGATTTCATGATGTTCTTCCATAACCAAGCATCGGATGTAGTTCCTGAGAATGTCGGAGTTATCACTTCCCCAATGGAAATTGATCCTATTACATTTAAAGAAAATAAAGCAGATAATGATGGCGTTGGAAAGGCAACTAGAGACTTTTGGGAAGGAACGGGTGTTTCTCAGCTCCTCTTCTCTTCTGATAATAATTCGTCCGCAGGATTGGCTATGTCAATCAAGTCAGACGAGGAAATTGTTTTTCAATTATTGACTCAAATTGAAAGATGGTTGAATCGATATCTAAAAAGTCAATTTAAAGATTTAATGTTCAACGTGAGCATTCTTCCTGTAACAAGGTTTAACCAAGGCGAAATGTATAAGATGTACTTAGAAAATGCTCAATATGGCGTTCCTGTTAAAAACCATCTGAGTGCCACTGTTGGGTTAGACCCTATCGAAGTTATGAATATGAGCTTCTTAGAAAATGATCTATTGAAGATGCATGAAGAATGGATTCCTCTTCAAAGTTCTCATACAATGAGTGATCCTGCATCGGTAAGTAGTAACCAAAGTGGTGATGAAGGACGACCGAAAAAAGATGACGCGGACATAGCCGATGAGACATCGAGAGACAGAGATAAGCCTAATTCATAAAACTTACTGAAAGGAGGTGAGAAATAAGGGTGAGTAAAAGATTAGATTTTCAAGCAAGTATTAGTGATGTTAAACAGGTCAACCCTCTTTTCTCAACTTGTAGGGTTCGTGTTTTATATACAGGAAAGAATAGAAATATGTCAATAATTACAAAAGAAGCTGTTGAAAAGGCTCTTCCTACTCTAAAAAATATCCCCATAGTTGGAGAGTTTAGTGAGGCCGCGGAAGACTTTAAAGGTCATGGAGGAGCAGTTGACTTAGATTCTTACAAGTTTATACATACGACAAAACCTTATGGTGTTGTTCCTGAATCAGCTACTTATACTTGGGAAGAAGTCAAAGGACGAGATGGATTAACTCGTGAATATCTTTCTATTGATGGATGTTATTTATGGACTGGAAGATACGAAGAAGCATATAGTGTTATCGAAAAAGGTAAAGGTCAGTCAATGGAGATTGAGGTTATCGATGGCAATTGGGATGATACTCAAGAAGCATATCAAATAAGTAACTTCACATTTTCAGCTCTATGTATCTTAGGAGACGATGTAGAACCTGCGTTTGAAGACGCGAGTATAACAGCTTATTCACTAGATAAAGACTCTTTTAAACGGGAGTTTTCCAAAATGATGAGCGATCTTAAAGCGTCTCTATCAAATGATAAGGAGGTAGATAAAATGGATTTAAAAAAATTGCTTGAAAAATATTCAACTTCTATGGAGGAGTTGACCGAAAAGGGACTTAACTTCGAAGAAATTTCAGAAGATGAATTAGAAGCAAAAATTATAGAGGTTTTAGAAACTGAGAAACCTGATGAGGATAATTCAAAAGATGATCAAAAAGACGCTTCTAGCGAAGAAGATAATGATGGAAAAGATGATCAGCCTGAAAATGAAGATCAGAAAGAGCCTGAAAATGTAGAGCCTAAAAATGATCAGAAGGAGAATGCTCAAGTTAAGTCTTTAGAAGATGAAATTGACAATCTAAAAGCTGAACTATCAGATGCACAGACAGAACTAGAAAAACTGAGAGAATTTAAACTTAAAGTTGAAAAAGCAGAGCATGAATCCAAAGTCCAAAAGATTTTTAATGATTTTCAACTCACTGAAAGTGATGTTAAAGACTTGGATATTCATAAGTTCTCAATTGAAGAAATTGAAGAAAAATGTTACGCAATCTTAGGAAGAAAACTTGCAAATAAAAAGAACTTTTCCACAAAATCAAATAGCAGTATTCACTTACCTCTATTAAATGGAGAAAGAAAGCGTGAAGACTCCCCTTCTCATCCATATGGAGAGTTGTTCGATGACTTCAATACAAATTAATAATGAAAAAACAATAAAATTATAGGAGGAAAAATAATGCCTATTGTTCGTAAAGATAAAATGTTGGCAGGTTACAATGGTAACTTAGAATCAGTGAAAATTTATAATAACGAAGGTACACAAGAAGTTGAGTCAACTAACGGTGTATTTGTTGTAGTTGAAGGATTAATTCCAGGAGAGCGTGAAACAAAAAAAGCAAGACTAGCAACTGATGCAGAAAAATCTCTTGATGTTCTTCTAGTTCATAACAGTGAAGTTATGTATGACGAGAGAAAGTATAAAGTTGCAGATTACCGCATTCAAAAAGGGAAAGCCGCTCGTGCTTACCGTTTATACGATGGAGATATTATCACTCTTACCACTGACCTTTTTGCTGGGACTGTAGCAGTTGATGATAAATTGATTGTTAAGGCAAATGGTCTTATTGGTAAACCTGCACAAGAAACAGATTTGGACGCGGCCAAAGTAGTCTTTACAGTTATTGAAGACTGTGGAAATGAGCTTGATGTAAACATGGGTTCATTTGCTGTTCAAGTATCTCGTAATTAATCTAAATCATAAAATCTTATACTTAAAAGTTCCAAGGAGGAAAAAATAATGCACAATGAAGTTGTGAAATTAGCTGTCGATTTAGCTAAAGGTAAAGTACAAAATTTTTCGGCAGATCAAGCAAATGATGCACTGCGTAAAGCTTTTGCAGACCTGATGGAGTTCTCTCTTGAAGGAGATGGAAGAATTGATCGTAAAACTTTCCGCAGACATAAAACAGAAATTTTCGAGATTCTAGAGGAAATTATTAATGAAACTCTTCAAGAAGGATTAAAAAATCAATTTGACGGCTTTGCAGAGTATCGAAACCTTGCATGGGGTGACGCAAATCTATTTAAAACTCCAGCAAATCAAATTTTCCGTGTAGCTCTAGTCTCTGACGGAAACGGAAATATCCGTAGACAAAGATTACGTGATGGTCAAGAGTTCTCAGTAAGTCTTGATACATATGCAATTAAAATCGGTGAAGATTTCCACCGTTTCTTGGCTGGCCGTGTAGACTGGCAGGAAATGATGAACGGTATTGCTGAATCATTTAAGCGTGATCTTACTCAGCGCATTGCTGACGCAGTTATGGGAAGTTATGGTCAATACGGATCAACATATCATAACACCTTCTCTTCTACTGGTACATCAGCATTTACAGAAAATGATCTAATTGAAATGGCTATGCACATTGAAGCTCGTACAGGCTCTAAAGTAGCTGTTTATGGTACTAAACTCGCTCTTCGCAAGCTTAGTCCACAATACACTACTGAACAATTGAACAATGAAAGAAATGCAAAAGGATACTATGCAAACATTGCAGGCATCCCACTTTATGAAATTGAACAAGCTCATGAATATGGTACGGACAAATTTGCAATCTCTAACGACTTTGTTCTGTTGCTTCCACAAAACCCAGATAAAATGGTTAAAGTTATTAACGAAGGTGAAGCAATTATCCAAGAACAAAATGGCGGAATTTCTTCTGACATGATGCAAGAGTATTTCGTTGCTAACCGCTTTGGTATTGCTGTTATTTGTACTAAAGTATTCGGTTTTGTTAAATTTACAAACTAAACTAATTAATAATGCGGTTATAGTTTCATTAACTGTATCCGCATTATTTATATTGAGAAAAAGGAGAAATTAAATATGGCTAAACAAATGAAGAAAGCTGATTTGATTAAGATTTTAGTAGATGATTTCGGGTATTCAAAAGAGGATATTAGTCAACTAACCAATGCAAAACTTCAATCTTTAATTGATCAAGAGTTAAAAGATGCAGAAGCTCTTAAGGAAGCAAAAGAGAAGGAAATTGAAAAAGAAGTTGTATTTGACGATAATGATTTGATTGAAGTAATGAATGGCACAAATGGTGCATTTACGCACCGATCAGGAAGAAATAATCGAGTATGGAAATTCACACAATTTGGACAAAGAGACAAATTCCCTTACTCAGAACTTTTAGCGATTAGTAACTTTGCTCCAAAAGTATTTAAAGAAGGATATCTTATCATTCTAAATAAGGATGTTCAGAAGCAATTTGGATTGACAGAGCTATATCAGAATGTCATCTATCCTGAAAATATTAATGGCATTTTCGAAAAAGATTTATATGAACTTGAAGAGTTTATTAATTCTCTCCCAGAAGCTATGAAATATACATTTATTTCAAAAGCTAGAGAACTTTTTGAAACAAAGAAACTCTATGATATTCGTAAAAAAGAGTTAATTGAAACTAAATTTGGTATCTCTTTAGAGGATAATGCCCCACTTCAAGATGTAATTTAAGAGGGTGTTAACCATGACAAATCTTGCAGAATTATATGATTCTTTTCTGTCAAAAATAGCTGACTATCGGTTATACAAAATGACAGAAGAAGAAATTAAAGAAGATTTATTTAGGTACTATAAATCCGCTAGGGCAAAATTTCATAAATGCAAAAAAGACTTAACAGTTATCGATGAAGTTATCCAATCTGATTTAAGTAATTTTGAAGTCGAGATTATCGTTAGCTTGATGTTGGTAGAGCATATTAAGCCTCACCTGTTGTCGAGTGAAAATCTAAAGCAATCACTAAGTGATAAAGATTTCAAAATATATTCACAGGCAAATCAGTTACGTGAAACTAGGCTTTTGTTTGACAACTTAGAGAGAAAAGTCAACAAAATGATCACTGAATACACCTTCCTCGATTTAAATGAGGAGAAGATGACATGATTGACAACAATACAAAATTAATAATTTATTTAAACAATTTAGTGAACAGCATTTTTAAAATACTGCCCTTATATGAAGAGAAAAATGAAGGTATTGAAATCTATATTGACTCTTTGTTATTTGAATTGTATGGACTTGATTATGCTGTGTCGGTTAAGCATGGTTATGAATACATCGCCCTCCTTTCTACGCTTGAGTCTACAAAAAGAACTGTCTCTAAAGGAGATAATAAAAAGACAATAAAAAGAGAAGTATTTAAATCCATCAATATAGTTAAAAACTTGATTGGGAAACTCGAAGAGGATGAATAATCATGAGCGATTATATTGATAGATATAAACGCAGGATAGATATCAATGGAAAAGATTTGGGAGAAGCGTATTCAAATAACACTAATGCCCTCATTGAATCTACATTTCATGAATCTCCTACCTTCCGCGTGTTAGAAGTTTTCAGTGTCGAAAAACCTCATCTTACAGAAATAGACGCGAGAGTTATTGAAGTCGAAAGACTTGGAACTCTAAGGGAAATTTTATTCAGACCATCGAGTGAAGGGTTAAATATTGGAACGTATGTTAAATTCGATAAAAAAACTTGGCTAGTCTTTGATAAATATGCTGGGAAAGTTTTGGTTGAAGAATGCAATAGAAAACTTAAATGGATTGATCGGAATGGCAATTTAATCTCACTTGATTGTATTGCCTCATCAATGGATTTAGGTTCTAAAGCGAAGCAAAGTAAAAATGAAATTGAGTTTAATAAATATGATGTTTCCCTCCCTACTGGACAACTATTCGTGTTTGTAGAGTTACGCGAAGAGACACTTCAAATTGATCTTGATCAAAGATTTGTATTCGGGAAGAAAGCGTATAGAGTTATCGGTATTGATGACACCACAATGATCAGAGAGTCAAGTAATGGTGCTTATGGAATACTCCAATTAACAATTAAAGTAACCACAATTAAAGAAGAAGATGATTTCGAAAATCATATCGCCTTTAATCAATACCATGACACCTCTACTATTGATCCAGTTGGAGGCAACCCTGACACGGGTAAAGGAGGTAGAATTTGGTAAATGAAGTTAGAAACAATGTCAAAAAATGTTGTCAATATAATGGTTACATTGGCTAGAAATGAAATGTTGGGCAGATTGCTAATGTATGACATTGACAACCCATATGATCTCAGCTTGCCAAAGCCTGAAATGGCAGATTTAATTAAACCTGATTCCAGTAAGGCTAAAATATTCCCCTACCCTTTCGACCCCGAAGCAACTAAAAATGATGGCTCTTTCATTCGCGTCTATTACAACCAAGGAGAATTTAATGCCAATGAGACCATAGCTGAGTGTGATCTGCACATTGATATCATTGTCTCTAAGCAACTATGGTTAATAAATAATGGAGAGGAATCCATTGTTAGACCTTATGATATTGCGGGAAGAGTTGTAGATTTAGTAGGAAGAAATAGTATTAATTCTTTGGTCAAATTGAAGTTTGAAGGATATCAGCACCTTTATATAAATACTCACTTTGATGCCATTAGGCTGTTTGCAAATTATATGTCTGTTGAAACTAGATGATGCGGATGAAAAATTTTAAAGACATGCCAGAAGAAGATTTAATGCTAGAACTTCTTAGTGGGAGTAAGGGTTGTTTAAATGTAGGGAATTTGTGTATACATCCATACACCCTACAGGAAATAAAGGATTATGGATATTCAAATTATATGTTAAATCTCCAATGGTTATCATTAACCGTTGATGATTTTATAAAGTCCGTCTTGGATATTGAGAAAAGAGTATACCTAGAAGCTGAAAAATCGAAATTAAAAACCTTCGACTTTTACATAAAACTAGGCGGAGAACAGATGTTAGATGGTTTACTTGTGGCCTTAGCGATGATTTTTAAAACAGACGATATTAGAGTCTTAGGTGATTCTGCTATTGCTGTAGACTTTGTTAAAAATGGTGTTCTTTTTGAAGACGAAAATGGTGAAATTATTACTGATGAGGATAGATTGGAAGAGTTAGACGAGAGCGAAATTAAAATTATCACACGAGATAATTTTGACGATATAGTCGAAGTAGTAAAACTTCAAAACTATCTTAAAAAGCCAGATAAAATTAAAAATGACGAAATGAACCCTGCTGACGAAGAAACCAGAAAACTGATGGAACGCATGAAAGAATTGAATGAAAAAGTTGAAGAGAAAAAGCGACAGCAGAAAAAGGCTTATGGAGAAGATGAAGAAATAAACATTTCCGACATTGTAAGCGCTGTCACAACTAAAAGTAATTCGATTAATAAATTAAATGTTTGGGATCACACTCTGTATCAATTGTACGATGAGTACGCAAGATTGGAATTAATTGATAACTATGATTTCAGTATCAGAGCTATGATGGCTGGTGCAGAAAAAATAGATTTAAAGCATTGGTCAAGCAAAATTTAAATTGACTTGACACATAAATTATAAAAATATTGGAGGAATTACATAATGTTAAACACACGTTATGGTCTTAAAGAGGTTGCAAATGTTATCTTCTACGATATCAGCACAAACAAACCTGCAATCTTCTTTGATACACTAAAAGTATCTACTATTGAAAATGAATCTGAAAGTGCAGAAGCACGTGGTGGACAAGGTAACAGCAAATTAATGTCTTGGGACTTCGGTCGTACCGCTACTTTGACTATGCAGGACGCCCTCTTGTCAGATATCTCTTTGGGAATGTTAGCTGGTAAAACAGTTAAAACAACTGGAATCAAGGCATATGGACGCGAAACACTTACTCTCGTTTCTGATACTGATCCAGCTACTAAAGTTACACTTAAAGAAACACCAATTGAAAATAGCGTAACTGTTTTCAAAGTTCAAGGCGGAATTATGACAGACGAAATCACTGGTTTCACTGTTACTGATAAAGATGTAAGTTTTGCAACTGGTCAAACAGCAGGACAACAAGTTATGGTGTTCTATGAGTATGAAGTAACTTCTGCTGGAGCAAGTCAAGTAACTTTCTCAGGTAACGCATTCCCTGCAACTTATAAAGTTGTCGGAGACACTGTCGTTCGCGATGAAAGCGGTATTGATAGAAAAATGCAATTCGTCATTCCAAAAGCAAAATTACAATCTACATTCTCACTAACTATGGATGTAGAAAACGTATCCACTTTCGACTTCAACCTTGATGTTCTTGTTGAGGCTGGTACACAACGTCTATACGACATTATTCGTCTGTAATACAAAACCAACTAATAATGAAGTATTGATGAGATTAAGGGTAGTGAACATAACGTTCCTACCCTTTCTTTTTTTGATTATCGTAAGAGTTAAAATTGACATTTTATCAAATTAAATATATAATTCTACTATAGTCATTTTGTTTTGTCAAGCGTTTTTCAAAAGATATCTCTTGGCAAAACAAATAAAATTTATATTAAACTAATTAATAATGAATATATAAGGGGAATTAAAATGGCGAAAAAGGAATCTAGAAAATTAACTACAACTGCAATTAAAAAAGAGGCAAAAAAATTAAAAGACGTTCAAGAGTTTGTTGTTACAGTTGGGGATGAAAATTACACACTCACTTATGATGTTATTTTCAGAAAAACTAAACAGCAAAACCTTCTTGATGATCTAATTAAATTTTATGATGCAATTAGAAATCGACCAGAAGTATTTGAATTGGCTACTCCATACACTTCTCTTCTAATTATCAAACATTTCACGAGTTTAGAAGTTCCAGATGATGTTGATCAAGCACTTGATTTTCTTGAGTTGCTAATTGATCTTGATCTTTTAGTGAATATCTTAAATGCACTACCAGAAGATCAATTAACAAAAGTATATGAGTTACTAACTCAAACAGTTGATCAAATTAGAATGAATATCGAGAAAATGGATGAAGAAGCTCAAGAGGCTTATGAACAAATCCAAAATGATGAACTAAAAGAGTTGATTCCAGAAGATGGCGAACAATCTACCGAAAACGAAGAAGAGTAATTTTTATTTTCAAACAGAGCAGGAAGCTATTAGAGCTTTAGAAATTGAAGGACGAAAATTACAGCGAATTGCTGTAAAAGTGTGGAGAAAATATTTGTCAAGTTATCAGCCTAAAAAATACATAAGAACAAATAATACAGAACGAGGTATAAAACTTGGCAAAGTAAAAATGATCGCACCAGATCAATGGGGTATTGAATTGACATTTGAAAACGATTTAATGTATCACGAATCTGTTTTCGATAAACAAAATGGCACAAGGAGTTATCCAAAAGGTCATTCCATTATGCTTTTAAGTGGAGGCTGGAAAGCAGTAAGACTGGAAAGAAAGATTGGAATTAGACAAAATTTCACAAGGCATAGAGGCATAAACTATCTAGGACAAGTCGTTCGAGCCTACAATCTTCAAAAGCATAAAGGAATTACTTTAGATATTCAATGGAGTGGAAAGTTCCTTAAGAAGTAAGTAGGTGAAATAAATTATGGGATATAAAAAGATTGAAGAAGTAACAGATGAGTTTTGGGAAAATGAAGTTGATGAATTAAACAAAATGTTTGTAGAAGAGTTTCTCCAACAGCAACACCTCTCCCCTGCCACTCTTAAACAATATGAATCTGGATTGAAAATTTTTGCTAAATGGATTCATGACTATTGCATTCCAAAAGGCAAGGTGAAAATCACAGATTTAAAACCTCGTGACGCTCTTAAATACCAAAACTGGCTAATAAGCAAAGGTCTTAGTCCAAATGCTATTAAATTTAAACGATCAGTAGTTTCGAGTTTATGTGGATATATAGAAGTTTACTATAGTGATGACTATAAGGATTTCAGAAACATATTTACAAAAGCAATCCCTAATGTCTCCAAGACTAATGTAAAAGAGAAACAACCTTTAACTATGGGTGAAATTGAAACACTTTCAGATCAATTATATCAGCGTGAAGAATGGCAAAAATTAGCTTATTTATGGTTTACATACATAACTGGATGTAGAAGAGAAGAATCTAGACAGTTGCTTAGGGAGATAACAACATATTCAAAAGCGGTTGACAAAAAAGGAAACGAGAAAAAATACTACCTCACCCACCCTATTCGTGCAAAAGGTAGAGGCAAGGAAGGTAAAGTCAGAAAGTTTAAAGTTGACGAAAGAGCTATGCAGGCAATTAAAAAATGGATCGAATACAGGTCTAGTCAAGTTGACAATGATGATTGCCCATATGTTTTTGTAAGTAAAACAAAAGATGGATATAGACAGTTATCTGCAAATACTTTCAACTTATGGTGTCAAGAGTTTAGTGACATATTAGGAGGAAGACCTGTCCATCCTCACTTATTTAGAAGCAGTAGAGCAACAAATGCAGTATTAGAAGATGGAGCGGATATTAAGTCTGTTCAAAAATTATTAGGTCATAACTCATCTCAAACAACCGAAATTTACGTTGTGAGAGACGACGCAGATGACGATGATGATCTGTTTTAAAGGTTAGGGCAACACCCTAGTCTTTTTGATTAGGGTGTTTTTTTAGCACCCTCCTAGATTTTTAAAGGGGTGAAATGGATGCCAAAAGGCAGTAACGACTTAAATATGCTTTTAAAAGCAAAAGTCGTAAAATTAAAAGTAGAGTTAGATGCAAAAGGAAGTAAACTCCACAGCCAAGTAGATAGAATATCGAAAATGTTGGAGAAGAAACCTGTAAAATTAAAAGTTAAACTTCTAGCATCCGCTTCCGATATTAATAAACAAATTAGAGACCTAAGCAACACTGTTGCAAAATCGAAATCCTTCAAACCTATTAAACTTCAAGTTGAAATGGATGTTAAGGGTTCTGCAAAAAAGATCAGGAAGCAACTAAAAGAAGTTAATGATGCAGTCTCCGATTTTAATAGAAAATACAATCAACAGTTGCGCCAAATGCAACAAACACAAAAGAAAGTAAAAGAAACTCAAGCAAATAATAGTGTCAACATCCCTACTAATGCTGGAGTTCAAAACTTTAATAACATTAAAAGATATGTTAATCAAATTTCAGAAGCAGAAAGACAATTAAGATCAAAATTCGCAGATAAAAAAGGACTATTCTCTACCGTCCAACTTAAAGATGCACAAGGGAATCTTCATGGATTTATTGCAACATTGCAAAGAGCAAATGGTGTAATTGAGAAAGTTCGTTATAACTGGAATAAAGATAAAAACAAATTTGAAGTAATTGATCGCCAAACTGGAACACAAACAGAAAAAGTTGTTCATAGAGCTATGCAGAGTCTTCAAGACCTGCAAAGAGAAATAAACAAGACTGGCAAAGCATCTAAAGACCTAAAGCAAGAATATAAAGAGCTTGAGAAAGCTGGAAACAGTGGAACTCTTACAACAGATGCGGTAAAAGCCTTTAAAACAAGAATTAAAAATGCTCAAGAAGAAGTTCGAACTCAGAAAGAACTAAACAATCTTAGACGTGAAGAAGCTAAGCTTATTCGAGATATTAAAAACACAACAAAAAATACAGGAACGAAATTCACATCAGAAACTCAAGACTTGCTTAAACAAACAAGAAATGCTGGAGATTTAGAGGCGTATAGAAATATTCGAGTTGAATTGAGTCGTCTATCCGACAAAGTTAAGGAGTATAAACAAACTCAAAAAGAAGCCAACGCCGTAGATAAACAAAGAGAGAATGCTTTAAGACAACTTACAAGATATCTTAGAGAAACACATGAGACCGAGGGCGCTCTATCCCGCGACAACATTAAAGCAACACAACAATTAGCTCAAAGAGCTACAACTACTAAACAAATGGCCGAAGTCCAAAGACGCCTAAATAGCATGTATAGGCAACAGCAAAGCAACAAGGATATAGAGTCAAGAGAGAAAGCTTTAAGCAAATTAAAGACTACCATGCAAGAATGGGCAAGAATTATGTCCTACAATGGGGAAACCATCGAAAGACGTTTCCAACAAATAAGACGAAATGTAGGAAGTAATTTAGCTCAGATTGAGGCTGAGGTTGCGAAGTATTCTAAGAAAATTGCTACTGCCCAAAATAAGGCAACAGTAGATACCCTTAATAGAGCCGCAAATTCTATTGTTAGTGGGAACGGTTTTAGAAATTCAAAAATGCTCAATCTCGTCAATGAAGGCGATATTTCTAAAATCAAAGATTATCTAGCCACAACTCAGAAGTTAGATATTGCTACTGCAAAACTTGCGACCAATAGCAAAGGTGTAACAAGAATAACCGCCACCCTCGCAAGTACAGGAAAAACTGCTAAACAAGTCACTTATGAAATCGATCAGTTAAACAGAAAGCTAAGACAAGTTGGAACATCAGAAGTATTTAACCGCAATGCAAACTTGGGCATTTTTGAGCAACTTCGTGTTGCAATGGAACGTGTTCCTATCTGGATGACTGCAATGACGGCCTTCTATGGCACAATTAATTCTGTAAGAGCGATGACATCTGAAATTTTAAGATTGGATGCCGCATTGACAGAGTTAAAAAGGGTTGCATCTGCAAATATATCTATAGAGACAATGTTCCGCGGAGCACTCACCCTATCAAAAGAACTTGGAAACAACGTTCATGATGTAATGCAAGCAGTAAATGAGTTCGCGCGTACATATGGAGACTTTAACGAAAGACAGCTTCTTGCAATTACAAAAACTGTAACGTTGATGTCTAACGTATCTGATTTGTCAGCTCAGGAAGCTACTCAAAGTCTTGTTGGTACAATGAACGCGTTCAATATTAGTGCTTCTGAATCAATTCATATCGTAGATGCTCTTAACGAAGTCGATAATAACTATGCAATTTCTACTAAACAATTAGCAGAAGCGATGTCAAGATCGGCTTCAACCGCACGTACGTTCGGTGTTACCTTGGAAGAAAACGTTGGTAACATTACAGCAATCGGCGCAGTAACAATGGAGTCAGGTTCAATAATCGGGAACTCTCTGAAAACTATTTACTCCAGAATCACAACTCTTTCTGAGGCAGAAGGTGTTTTGAATGGTGTTGGAGTAAGTATCCGAAAACAGAGTGGCGATGTTCGTGAAGCTAACGATGTTTTGAGCGATTTGGCTGAAAAATGGAATGATTTATCAGACCAAGAAAGACAAAATATTGCAGTTAAAGTTGCAGGACGCTATCAATTATCGAGATTCTTAGCACTTATGAACAACTGGCAAATGGCAGTTGAAGCGACAACTACGGCCGTTAACTCCGAAGGATCGGCCATGCGTGAAAATGACAGATATTTAGAGTCATTTGAAGCAAGAATAAATACTTTAAAAAATAGCTTTACTGAACTAGCTCAAGCTGTTGGTGATGCGGTTTTAAGTGGAAGTATTGTGACAGTTGTTAGCGGATTAACTCAATTGGCCGAGGCCGGAATTAAAGTTGTAAACGCTTTCGGTGTACTTCCTACAACTATGCTTGCTGTATGGGCAGTATTGAACAAGATGAAATATTTAGATGGATTCAAAGGTGCGCTTGTTGGCATGTTTGAATCTATGCAAACCGCATTCAGAAGCGCTGAGGCAGGTGCAACTAGATTTGGCACTGCAATGAACAGAGCCTCTGCTGTTGCAGGTGCAGGAATGACAGGACTTCGAGCAAGAGCAGTTGGAATGGCGACTACAGTTACTACAAGCCTTAGAGGCATGATAGTTGCAGTTAAAACATTTAGTGCCACATTCAAAGCGGCATTAGCCTCTACTTTAGTTGGTGGAGCATTTGTTGCAATTGGATTTGCCATTGAAAAATTGATTGGACATTTTGAAAAACAAAAGAAAAAACAAGAAGAGATTGAAAAGCTTAATAATAAAATGGTTACTAGCTATAGGAAGCATGCAGATGGAATGCAGGCTCTTATTAGCAAATATGAAACTCTTTCTCGCAATACAAACAGAACCAAAAAAGAACAAGCAGAATATGAAAAAGTCACTAAAGACCTTGCGGAACAAATCCCTACTACTGTTTCCTATATTGATGCAAATGGTAAGGCTCACTTAAAAACTGCTGATGCAATTAAAGTTGAGATAGAGCATGTTAAAATGCTATCTCAAGAAAAAGCAAAGGTTCAAGAAGCAAAGTTTACTGAAAACATGGAGAAACAGGCAAAATCTCTTGATGAAGTAAATAATAAGCTTAAGGATTTAAATAAAACGCGAAAACAATTAATTGAAGAAGATGGAACAACTCAGTTAACGACTGATTACGTTTCTGCATCGGGAAACTACTCTACATTCACAGAGAAGATTAAAGATAACACTAAAGCAATTCAGGCAAACAATGTAGAGATTCTTAAGTATGAATCAGAGAAAACAGAAATTATTAAGAAAAACATCAAATCAATCCAAGATCAAACTTTGGCCTATTTCGAAGCAAATGGTCAATTAGAGAATCTAACAGATGATACGCAAGCAACAATTGAAAAATTTATTCAAGCCAATGATGCAATTTTGCGTTTTAGTGACGACTTTGACCAAGCTTATACTGGACTGTACTCTTTAGGACAAGATGTAGGAAATGTCTTCGTCGAAGCATTCAATAAATTAACTCAAGGAATTGGAGATAATCCAGAGAAACTCAAAGAAGTTAAAGATCAATTGGGACAAGTGGCAAAAGCTATTCCACAGACGTTTTATTCTTTAACAGATGCAAATGGCAACTTAATACGTACTCAAGATGATGTAGTAAATGGATTAAAAGAAATTGTAAACGTAAGTAATCAAGTGTCTAATGGTGCTGGTGCTGATGCAATTCCTCAATTGACTAGAAGACTTGAAGCCGCTGGATTGTCAGCAGATGAAGCTTCCGCTTTATTGTCAAATTTAGCACGAGAAGGCGACAATGTTGCTATCAGAGCAAAACTCGCATCAGAAGGAATAGATGGTACGACAGAATCTTTAGCAGAAATGAACAAAGAAGTCATAGAAGCGATAGATTTAACCTCCTCCCTCTTCGGTTATGGAAGTTCAGACCTCTCTAGTATGAAATCCCATCTACAAAACCTAAAGTTATTGATTGATTTATATGGAAGTGCCGCAAAAAACACTGATGAGTGGAAAGAATCCACACAAGCCCTAGCCGATAGACTTAATGTAACTGAAACAGAAGTTGGACAAAACATAGATAAATATTTGAGTATGGTTGACGCTCTAGGGAAAGTTAACTGGGGAAATCTTGAAGCTGGACAGTCTTATAAAGATTTGATCAAAGATGCAAACAATTTAACTGCTGCCCAAAAAGAATTATTAAATGAGTATTTTAACACTAATGGAGCAAAAGACATTGTAACAGGCGCGAACAGAGAAATTAAAAAGACCACCGAAGAAGCTGGTTCTGCGGCAAAAAATATGAAAAAAGACATTCAAGATGTCTTTAATGTTCAAACTCCAGATACAAATCCATTTGAGTTAGTAAAAGGATCAATGGATTACATTGGCAATGATGCTGAAAAGCTAAAAATTAGAATACAAGAGATTCTTGACAAGCTGAGCACCGCTGGAGGATCACCATGGCTTGACGGATTGTTGAGCAAAGTAACGACTACCAATGGTCAAGTCGATATCACAGAACAAAACCTAAGAACACTACAAAACATATTGAATACTCCTGGTGTATCAATCTACCTAAATGGTATACATAAAGATTTAAACTTAACAACTGAGAAAACTAGTGAAGTAAAATCTTCTCTAGGCGGATTACAAACCGAGCTTAATACTGATAAGGGTTCAAGTGTGTTTAGTTCTTATAATAACGAAGTAAGCACAGCTAAACAGAATACAAAAGATTTTTCATCAGCACTAGGAACTGCTCAAACATCAATAAGTTCAAAATTTCAAGAAAACACAAAGCCATTAAAAGAAACACTTGAAACAATGAAATCTGGCACAAGTACGGCAAATGCCTTTGCAGAATCTGGAGAAAGAGCGACAACAAGTGTTAAGACAGTGCTTACAACTTCTAGTGGATTAGCCAACGTTAATGATACTATGGATGCAGTTGGGAATAATTCAGTGACAGCTAAAGAGTCTGTTGACAAACTGAATGATTCAATTAAAAAGCTCGGTAAAGGATTTTCAACTGATGAAGTAACAAAAAGTATAAATCAGATTGGTAGCACAGTTGGAGACATTAAAGGAAAAGTAAACTCTTTTGCAAACGCAATTAAGAAAATCAACTCAAATGCAAAAGTAACTACTATAATCAACTATTCTGTGTCTCTAATGGCTTTGGCATCTGTTTTAAATAAAACACAAAGCCTAGCTAACAAAACGGCAAATGCACAAAAGAAAATTGTCTCTGCATTTAAACAAGTTGTATCCAACACTAAAAACTATTCTTCTAGCATGAGTCAAGCTAATTCATATGTGGCAAGTTCATTTGCAAAATTGTCTTCCAAAATAGCAAGCCTTATTGAAGCTATGATTAAAGCCTATAAGAAAAACGCAAATGCAACAAAAAGCATGGCAGACACAACCAACAAATCTCTTAAGAGAATCATTGTAGATTTTGATAAGGCATCTAAGCAAGTTGTAAGTAAAGTTACAAACATGGCAGACAAGATGCACAGTAAATTTAAATCTGGAACTAATTCAATTGTAAAAACTGCAAGTGGACTTCCTAAGAGAATCGGTGATGCCGTAGAGAAAAACATGAGCCAAGCATCTAAATCAATGGATGCTGTGGCAAAAGATATGGTTAGACGATTTAAGAAAGAGCTTGGAATCCATTCCCCTTCTAGAGTATTTACTGAATTGGGTGGATGGGTAATCAAAGGTCTCGCAAATGGTTTAACTGGAGAAGACCTTAAATCCCTCGGTAAAAATGTCTTCGATGATTTCGGAGGCGGTGTTTATGATTCATGGGATATGATCAAAGCTTATGTGTCTGGTGACTTTAGTAATATAGCTGGGAATGCGGGAGCAGGTGTTCAACAATGGGCTGGAGTAGCAACAAAAGCTCTTATGATGACTGGACAATATTCAGAAGCAAACCTACAGAGATTGCTATATCAAATGCAGACGGAATCTGGCGGTAATGTAAAAGCTATTAACCTATGGGATTCTAATGCTAAACGAGGCATTCCATCTAAAGGATTAATGCAGGTAATTGATCCAACGTTCAAAGCTTATGCGATGAAAGGCTACGATTCTAACATTTATGATCCATTATCAAACATTTTAGCATCTATTAGATACGCCGTATCTCGCTATGGAAGCCTGTCCAAAGCTTATCGAGGCGTTGGTTATGAAGTTGGCGGATTTATTGACAAAGAGCATTTAGCGATGGTCGGAGAAGGAGATAAACGAGAAGTCGTTATCCCTCTTGAACAGCACCGCTCTAGAGCAATAAATCTATGGACTAAGGCAGGTCAATTTTTAGGAATCGACCCTAACTTAATCGATATGTTAAAAGCTAATGCTAAGAGAGGCAGAGGCGGTATTGCCTTTGGTGGAGGGGTTTCATTTGGAGCAACATCTGGCGAAGGTGGCGGCGGTGAATCAGGTGGCGGAGGAGACTCTGGATCATCTGGTATCATGCGTGAATCCATCTACTCTGGTCTTAGAACTTTAGATGGTGGATATGAGTTTATTGACTTGGCAAGCAAGTATAAAAGTAAATCAAAATCAAACCCATATGAAGGTCGTTCAGAGGCATTTACATACAATAAGTATGAGCGTGAAGCAAGCGCCATCGATTCTAATCTTAAAGTCTTAGAGACCAGATTGAATGCGATGAACAAATCCACTCTAAAATATCGAGATGCTCTTAAACAGATTATCACCCTTCAAAATAAACATCTATCTGTGTTGAAAAAAGATTTATCAACAACAGAAAAACGCCAAAAGACTATTCAAAAAGAGCTGAAAAAACTCCCTAAAGTAAGCAAACAAACGGCGAAACAACGCGAAAGATATAATAACCTAATGCAGGAATACGACTCAAACATATCTAAAATTCAATCACTTAAAAGTGAAATTGAGTCAGAAATATATGAAATCAAAGATAAATCTTTAGAAATCTTCTCTGACTTCATCAATGAAATTGTATCTAAATATGATGCGGCGATAGAAAAAATCAAAGCAAAAGTTGAAGATACAGAATTTAAAATTGATGTAATGACTCTTGTTAATCCTAATGATAAAAAAGGATTGTTAAACGCTCAAGCAGACAAGGCTAAGCAATTGCAAGCTCAACAAGCAACCGCAAAGAATAAAGTAGATTCATTACAAAGTCAGTATGACAAAGTTGGAAAATCTAAAGGATATGGCTCTGCTCAAGCGAAAGCTGTTAAAGAGCAATTAGATCAAGCAAAGAAAGATTATAAAGATTACACTCTTGCTATTTTGAACGCAGAAAAGGATATTAGAGACACTAGAGAAAGCATTGCTGACGAAGGAATCAAAACGCTTAAAGATTACTATTCAACAATGAAAGATATTGCAACCTCTGCTATTGATGCAGAGAAAGAAGCTCTAGAAAAAGCTCATAACGAAAAAATGAAAATGTATGATGCAGAAATTGAAAAAATCAATTCTGTATATGATCAAAAACTATCAAAAATTGATGAAGAAAACGAAGCAAAACAATATCAAGAAGAGCTGGATAGTAAAAACGCTAAAAAAGCTGAATTAGTGAATAAAATATCTCTTTTATCACGTGATACTTCTAAAGCTGGTAAGAAAAAAGTTGCCGACTTAATGAAGGAACTCGAAGATATCGATAAAGAAATAGCTTCCTTCCAAAAAGATCGTCAGGATAAACTTTTAAAAGATGCTCTCGAAAAACAAAGGCAAGATCAGATCGATGCTGTAAACAAAGAAAAAGAAGAAGAAACAGATAAACACGATAAAGCAATTGACGATCTAGATGCGAAGAAAGAAGAAATCCAAAAACAATATGACGACCTCATAAATAATGATGAGCGTTGGGCTAAGATGCGTGATGATGCGATCAAAGGAAGTTTTAACACAATCTCTTCTGAACTTGACAAAATGAAAAAGAACTTGGACGACATGAATAAAGGTGTATTCGATGGAGTATACAAAGGGTTCTCTAACCTGTCCGAAGAAGTCAAAAAGCAAATTGCTGAACTCAATGCTTTAACTGTAGATAATTTGATCTTTAACTCAAAAGAACCTATTAGCGATGTAAAAGAAGCACAAGGTGCAAAAAGCTATAAAATGACTGACGGGAAAGTTCAAAGTAGTGCTGGAACAAAGATCGCAACACCAAAGCAGACTACTCCAGCAAAAACAACACCGAAGAAGACAACGACTACAAAGAAAACTACCACAACTAAGAAAAAAACAACTCCTGCCAAAAAGACCCCTAAAGTTGGAGGCAAAGTTAAGGTTACTGGAAAAGATGCAAAAGCTTATGTTGATTCGTATGGTAGTAAGGTTAAACCTTGGTCGTCTCAAGCGAAGGCCGCAGGGATTAGCTATGGCGCGAGCCTATATATGGTTAACTCTAAAAATGGCTACGGTGCATTGAGTAAAACAAAAAGTATCAATGGAGCAATTGCATGGGTAAAACTTAAAGACCTGACTGGATTAAGAACTGGTGGGTACACTGGTGATTGGGCTGGAGATGGTGGAAAAGTTGCCCTACTCCATAAAAAAGAACAAGTGTTTAACAAAGATGATACTAAGAATCTATTAGACGCTAGTAAATTATTGAGAAGCATGAAGAATAATCTTCCTCAGATCGGTAAGGCAAATATTAGTGGCAAGCTTGCAACAGCAGGCTCAATCAATAGTACAAGCATATCTTATGGAGATATAAACATTACAGTTCAAGGTGGAGATAAGAAGAAAGCGAAAGAGATTTCTCAGGAGCTATTAAAAGAATTGAAGAAAAATGGAGGGAGATAACTTCTCCCCTCCTCTCTTCTTCTTTAAAAGGAGGAATATGAATGCCAACAATTAAAGATAAATTATATTTTAATTTTGCTGGAGAATCATCAAGGGATTACAATTTAATAAGTATTGTTTTAGATAAGGGAATGTATGAAGAAACCTTTGTTACATCAAGAGATATCAATGAAACTAAAATTAAAGGTGGTAAACCTATTTTAAATAGTGTAGAAAGCTCCCCTTTAGATTTTGATTTAACAATTGCATTTGAAAACACCTTTACAGATAATGATATTGACAGAGTTATCAGATGGTTGTTTGTAGACTATTACAGACCATTATACTTTGAAGGAAAAGAAGATAAAGTGTACATGTGTATGCCCGTAGATGATGCAAAAATCGTCCATAACGGTTTGAACGAAGGATATATTACACTCACAATGAGATGCGATTCATCAAATGTTTACTCACCTCTAACAGTAACCCCTTTAGAAATAGTATCTGACTCCTCCATCATCACAATAAACAATGATGGTCATTTCGATGTTTATCCAGAAATATCAATCAAGAAAAATGGAGCAGGAACAATTGTTATAGAAAATCTAGATGACGGCGGAAGTATCTTTGAAGTTCGAGATTTAACCGACCAAGAGGATATTTATTTGAATTGTGAAAAAGAGATCATTGAAACTGATATTGTAGGTGTCTATCGCTATGACAAAGTAATTGGCGAATTTCCAAGGTTAGTCTTCGGTACAAATAGAATGAAGATCACAGGAGATTGCACAATTCAATTTAGATACAAAAATAAGTATAGATTCTAATCAGTAATTTAACTAATACAATTAATAATGATATAATATTTATATCAATATTTATAGAAAGAAAGGAATATTAGAGTTGTTTATTAATATTGACTATAATAAGCGACCTCAAAAAGCCAAACTCCATTTAGCAAAGCCAAATAAACAAATAATTTCTCATATTAGTGAAAAATTCAATGATAGCTTATCTGTAAAACTAGGCAATATCAACGAGTTAAATTTTTCTATCCCCCATTATATCGAAGATGAAGAAAATAATACACAAATCATAAATCCCCATGTTGAATCTATAAGAGAAAAAATGCTTATTAGAGTCAAAATGGGTGCTTATAAAGAATGGTTTATTGTGGATGAAATTGAGGAAGATGCGGATGATTCAGATACTTTTAACGTGACGGCATATTCATTAGGATATGAATTAAAATCAAAACGAATAAGCGATTATGAAATGGAATCAGGAAATGCAGTAGAGGTCTTGGATGATTTATTGGAAGAAACGATATGGGCTAAAGGCGAAATCGACCCTATGTTCGAAAGTGTATATAGAACTTTTGAGTCAGGTGAAGATTCAAACATATTAGAATGTATCAAGAAATGGGCAGAAACATATGGTGGTCTATTAGAGTGGGATACTGAAAATAGAAAAGTTTCTCTAAAAGATATTAGAGAAAATGGTCGATTCAAAGGTGGAATAATAAATTATGGCAAATTTCTAAAGTCCTTAAAGAGAAGTAGGACTACCGATGAATTGGTTACAAGATTGTGGGTTTATGGAAGCGAAGATTTGACGATCCATTCTGTTAACCCTACTGGACAAGGATATATAGAGGACTTTTCTTACTTCATGTACCCTTTTGAGATGGATTCAAATGGTGTTGTAAAAAAGTCTAGTTATTATATGTCTGATGATTTATGTAAAGCAATAATCAGTCATAAAGCATTAGTTGAAGCAAACGCTCCAGAAATTACTGCGATCAATAAAGAATTGTCCGAAAAAAGAACAGAATTAATAATTGAGCAATCTTCTTTGAATGGTCTAAATCAAGAGTTAGAAAATATTCTTGAACTGCTAGACACCGCTCAAGCAGTTCTTGCAAAATTAGAATCAGAAGTCCCTAGACCTGATACGACCGCTGAAAAAGCACAAGTAAACTCCCTCCTATCTCAGAGAGATTCTAAACAAGTTGAAATAAGCCTACAAACAAATGTTGTAAACGATATACAGACCGAAATCACGAAGTTAGAAAAACAATTGTCAACCCTTCAATCTGAAATCGAAAATCAAGCCAACTTTACTTCTGAGCTTAGGAAAGAATTGAATCCTTTCATTATTGAGTCTGTCTGGAAAGACGATGATTACATAGATGAACAAGAATTATATAATGATGCTCTAGAAAAATTTGAGGAAATTCGTAAACCTAAAGTAGTCATTGAAGTTGATATTGTAAACTTAATGAATGTTATTGAAGAGCAATATTATTGGGATAAATTCATGCTTGGAGATTTAATCAAGATTAAATATCCTCAAATGAATATTGAATACATGGCGAAGATAATTGAAATCAATTATGACTTAGAGAATGGTGAAGCAACGCTAACCATTGCCAATACAAATGAATTATTAAACGATACAGAGAAATTAGCAAAACTATTATATAGCAATTCCAGTGCCTCCTCCCTAATTCAAAGTAACAAACATAAATGGGATAAGATTAGTGCAGTATCTAAGCAAGTGAATAGCATTTTAACGAGTGAATGGGATGCCAACAAAAATAAAATTATAGCTGGTGTTAGAAACAGTATTGAAGTTGGAAACCGTGGAATAATTATTCGAAGCCCTGACTTCCCTAATGAAATTGTAATTATGCAGGCAGGTATAATTGCATTATCAAAAGATGGAGGAGAAACGTGGAAAACAGCAATAAAGCCTGATGGTATTGTTGCAGAAAGATTAATTGGTCAAATAATCGCTGGACAGGAGTTGCTTATTACAAATAGCTCTGGTTCATTTACACTGGATGATAATGGAGCAGTATTTGATGTCAATTCTTTTATAATCAGATCGAATAGCGGAAATAATCTTATTAATCGATGGGAAAATAATTCAGATTTTGTTGAAGCATATAAAGACGACAACCTCATAACACCATATGAGAAGAAAATGCTTAAGATTAAGTGGGAAGAGTTTTCTAAAAGATACGATGCGAACATGGTTAAGGTTAATAATTATTATGAGAATCCCTCAACTCTTTGGTTTGTATCTGAATATGTAGATAGATACAACCAACTTTATGAATATTTGTTTGTAACTGTTCATGGAGATAAACCAATGTTGTCCGATGATAATATGGCCTATACTACAAGAATCGTTGGAACAGAATTTGATGCTATGTTTAGAAATTATGACAATGCTTTGGTTGAACTTGAGAAGCAATTAGACATTAGAGCGAAAGAAATGACTGACAAGGCTATACAAGACGCAAAAAATGCTCAAGATAACATTGATGAAGTTGAAAATGATATTGCATATAAGATTGAGTTACACTCCTCTCAAGGATCGATCTTTAAGAATGGACAAATCAATACTATCATTACTGCCAAAGTTTACAAAGGTAAGAATGAGATTACTTCTACTATACCTAACTCTGGATTCATTTGGAGAAAGAGAGACAAAGATGGGACTATTGATACCTCTTGGGGAAATGCTCATGTGAATGTTGGAAATACGATAACTGTCGATAGGAATGATGTTGTAGAGAGAGCTGTGTTTGAATGTGATATTGACATTGCAGATTAAACAAAGAGAGAAAAGGAAGATAAGGAGAGATTTTACTTGGCTATTGTAGCTTCTGGACAAATAACAATTACTGATTTGAATGATTCAAGACAGTTGATGATGTATATAGGTGCATCTCAATCAAGAACAGTGGTTTTTGATGGTACTGCTACATATACACCTGATTATTCAACTGCCAATCAAGAGCTTATTCCTCAATTATATATAGCTGGTGACAATATTGATATGGCGAAGGATGTTACTGGCTGTAAGTGGTACTACCAAGATAATGGTGCAGATGCGCCAGTTGAAATAATACAAGATGATGAAAATTACACTTTAACACAAATAGGAACAAAAGGATTAAAATCTCTTAGAATTAAGAATAATGTTTTAGTTTCAAAAACCTCTATGACGTATATTTGTGAGTTGATTTATCAAGATATTGATGCAGGCATTAACGCTACAACAAAAGCTGAAATAGAAATTGTCAAGATTACAAATGGTCTCAACGGAACAAGTGGTAAAGATGCAATTGTAGCTGTTTTGACAAATGAAACGGCCAATGTTTTATCAAATTCTAAAGGACAAATAATTTCGTATGATGGTGCAAGTACACAGCTAAATATTTATAAAGGAGTTACAGATGATACAGATAATTGGACGATCTCTCAGGTTAGAGAGAATGTCACGGTATCTGAACCAACATCAAGTAAGACTGCAACAGTCACAGCGATGAGTGCAGATACAGGTAAAGTCATTTTTAAAGCAACAAAAAGCGGATACCCACAAATCACCAAAGTCTTCAATATAAACAAAGTAAAATCTGGCGAGGATGCAACAAGCTATGACTTAAATATTAGCACCCCTGTTCTAGTTTTAAACAAAGAGAAAGATTCATTTAATCCTATTGACCTCACGGTTTCAGCGAGAATGCAAGTAGGGATGTCAGAACCATTCGACTACCCTACTCATTTTACAGTCGAAGAGTCACTAGATGGCGTAAATTTTGTAACAACATATATTTCTAGCAATGATGAATTTTCATTTGTTTATACTCCTACATCATTTGAGATAAAATCATTAAAGATTAAGATGTATTTAGAAGGTGGAACGGAGACATTACTTGATGAACAAATAGTACCTGTGATTTCAGATGGAACAGATGCAGTTTATGCAAACGTTTGGACGCCTGATGGAAACGCAATAAAAAATAGTATTGGAACTGTAAAAGCGAGAATTGATTTATACAATGGAACAAAAACTATTTCTGGATCATCTTATAAATGGTATATACAAGATGGAAATGCCTCTCCTACTTCTGGCGGTGATTCTGATGGAGGTCAAGGATGGAGATTGTTAAACGATAGTTACAATGCTGGAGTTTCAGGCTATACAACTGCTGAAATCACTATCCCTTCAAGTGCAATCGCTAGTACAGAAGCGTTTAAATGCGTTGCTGTATATAATGGAAACAACTACTCTGGAGTGACGACAGTTGTAGATTTGTCCGATCCAATCATAGTTCGACTAGATGGAATGGATAAATTTAAAAATGGTGAAGGATCAATTACTGTAAGAGCAACATTGTTGCAATCTGGATCAGAGCTAGACCCAAATGGTACAGAGGGCTACATTTATGAGTGGTATATATACGACTCAAGCAATAATAAAACATCCTTCAAGGCAACTGGAAAGACAATTATTGTGCATGCAACAGATATAAGCGGTCGCGGAAATTTAATATGTGAAGTCAGCAAATAGTCTCTTTACGTAAGATGTTTTTTGACTAAACTAATTAATAATGTTATAATTTAATTATTCAAGAGAGTATTTTATACTCTCTTTTTTATATTTAAGGAGTGAAATAAATGGCTACACATATCGGAAGAGGTCAGCTTACATTAACAGATTTGAATGATGTTATTGCATCTTCAACCGAACCTTCAAATCCATCAGAGGGTAGCCTTTGGTTTAATAAAAATGATAGTACATTGTATGTCTATAATAATGGCTCTTGGATTTTAGCTTCTCCAGAGTTGCAAATTGGTGGAAGGAATTTAGTAATAAACTCCACCTTTAATAATGGCGCAACTGATTGGAGTGGCAAATATCAAATATTAGAGCCAGAAGATGATAAATCGACTTCAAGAATTATGCACATTCAAGTGGAAGGTAGTGAAGTTGATAGACATTCTCAGAGCTGGAGTAAAGAGATAGATATGAGCATTAATATTGACAAGCAATATACTCTATCTTTTGATATAAAGGTTGAAGATTTGTCAATTATTAATGAAGAAGATGTATTGTTCAGCATTAGAACATTCAGTGAAAAAGGCAAGTATGCTAGTGGTGATGCTGTATTCGAAAAAACTATAAAGAAAAAAGATATCCATGAACTACAGAATGGTAAATGGCATAGATACTCTCTCACCTTCTCTCCTACTGATGGAGAGTATATTAGAGTTGGCACATATCTTACCAGAAATGGATCAGTATCTTGGAGAGAAATCAAGTTAGAAATTGGGGGTAAGGCCACGGATTGGTCTCCTGCTCCAGAGGATGTTGCAAGCTCTATTATTGATATTACAGAGACATTGGGAAATATGGCTAACGATAATATTCTAGATTATAGTGAGAGACAGTTAATTAAAGATAAAATAACAGAAATCATTGGATATGTAATTTTAGATACTGATCAAGAGATGCCACCTGCCTCACTATTAGATCAAGGTATAAACGGTAAAGGTAGTTTTTATTCTGCTCGTAAAAATGCAAGAATGTCAGGTCTTCCATCAGACAATCAAGCCTATGTATCGTTAGAAGAAAAGTATAACAACTTAAAAGCTTATCTTGAAGGTTTAACACCAATAAAACCTTGGGATATTGTTGTTGAAAATAAAAACTTGAATATTTATGTAGAGAAAGATGAGTTTAGAAAAAATTGGTTGGAATATTATAACGCTGAAAGAAATTTGGCAAATGCCACAGCAGATCAATTAAAGAAAAATGTAGATGATATTGCCGTAGGAGGAACAAACTATGCAAGTAATGGTAGCTTCTCTTATGACATCAAAAAATCACTATGGGCTTCACATTACGTTGGAAACACTGTTGAAGTAGTTGATATATCAACTGAAACACCTCCCTTTCATTTTGCTTTACATGTAAAAAATACATACAAAGTTAATGGTGGAATCTTTGCACCTGTAATTTTTGAAGGTGAGGCCGCAAACTCCTTAAAAGATGAAGAAATAACTATTTCTTTTTGGTTGAAATACCAAGATATTATTCAAGGAGATACGACAGCAAATACAGCATACTTTGGAAGATTAATTATTGAAGGTGTAGATGATAACGGAAATAAATTTTATTTATACCCTAGAGTATCATTAACAACCAATACTAGCGGTTATGAAAGAGTCACTGGAACTAATACAGAATGGACAAAATATTATGCAACTCACAAAATATCGTTGCCCGTTGGCGCGGTAAAAATAACTAAAATATCATTCACTCATGGAATGGCAGGATGTACAGGAGAATTTTGGACTACTGGAATCAAATTAGAAATTGGAAATAAGGTTACAGACTGGTCTCCTTGTCCATATGATATAGAAGACAGAATAACAAAAACGGAATTTAAAGTATTAGATGATCAAATCATTTCTACCGTAACAGGAAGCAGAGAGTTCGCGGATTCAATTAGTGATAAAGTTACAGACAACCTAAGTAATATCTCAGTTGGTGGAACAAACCTTGTTAAAAACTCTGATTTCTCCTTTGATTTAAGACACTGGAGAGACTGGAGGTTTACAGCAGGAACAAGAGGAATAAAAGACATAACAGACTTGGCAGGATTCACAAAAGGATTTTATTATTCAACTACTGAGGCAGGACAGTTTGGATATTCACAAGACAATATCAATGTAATTGAGGGAGAAACCTATGTATTAACCGCTTGGTTTAAAGTTACAGGCGGTACTGGAAAAGTAGTATTACAAGAAGGAACTGCCGCTATAGGGTGGACAACAACAGATTATAACGTTGAAAACATTATAGGAAAATGGGTTAGGTTGAAACATGTGTTTACTGCAAAATCAAATATGACAAATGTCTATGCAGGTCAAAGTAGTAACGGTGCTGGGATAAATAGCGCGGAAATAACAGGTGTTCAACTTGAAAGAGGTAATATTCCAACGGATTGGTCTCCTGCTCCAGAAGATATTCAGGATTCAATACAGATTGGCGGCAAGAACTTAATTAAGAACTCAGCAGTACGATTGGGATTTCAAGATTGGTCTAATATCGTTAATGGGTTTACTGTGGACACGAGCTTTTCATTTAATAATATGAACACTATTAAGTTTCAATATCAAAATATAGAATATCCATATGCAGGATCAAACTTTATAAATGTAAGAGAGTTAGGTTTAATAAGAGAATATTTAACACTAAGCACATATTTATATATCCCTTCGGATATTACATTTAAAGGTAACATGATTTATTTTGAATTTGCTGGATATGAAAACACATCTCAAACAGCTAATTATAACATTGCAAGAAGTTCGGTTCCAGTAAGTGAAATATCTCAGTATTCTGGGAAGTGGGTTCGGCTAAGTTGCACAGGAAGAGTTCCTGATTCAAATAAAAATGGGAAAGTAAATTATGTACGAGCTTTATTACGATATGATGCAAGTACAGGACAAGCAACTACAGATGAACATTTTTGGTACGCATTACCGAAATTAGAGGTTGGAAATAGACCTACAGATTGGACTCCAGCACCAGAAGATATAGATTATCGATTTACTACAACTGAAAGCAAGATTGATCAACACTCTGACCAAATTGCTCTGGTTGTCAGTGGAACTACAATTAAGGGAGATTCAATAGCAAGCTCTATTGTGACAACTCCAACTGCAATCAGCTTGTTAAGTGATAACATTAATCTCCAAGGAAAGGTTTCATTCGAATCACTAGACGACACAATGAAAAAGAATATTGCAAATAATGGAGACACTATAAATAAGAATCCTTATTTTACAGACTGGTTTGAATCTAACAGACTTCCTGCTGGTTATTTAAACTCGGTTATCAGTAGTGGTAATAGTTTTTCAAGAGTGTCTTCACCTGATCAGAAAGGATATCTCTTAAAATACGATGTTACCGCAGATAATACAAACGCATATCTAACACCTTATGGTGTGACAACATCCCCTTATTATCAGTATATCACTGTACAAGCTACGTTTATGTTGGAGAGCGGAAGTATTGATGGTGCAGGTGTTCTAATGAGATATGTTGCTAATCCAAGCATTGATTTTAAGATTCATTTTAAAGATTTAGTATCATCCCCTTCTCCTAATAAATGGTATACAGTAACAAAAATTATTAAACAGCCTGTTGAGCCAAGCGGCTTTAATGGGTATCAAGCATATCCTATGGGCGCTTGGCCTTCACTTGGAACAGTGAAGCCAAAAGTAATATACTTTAGCGAAGTTATTGCAAGACCATCTACAGAACAAGAGATCATGGCTTATGAGTCAGGATTAACTATAGATCAATGGAAAGGCGCTGTAGTTAATGGGAAGACTACTATTAATGGTGGTTTAATTCAAACAAATACAGTTGATGCAAGTGTTTTAAAAGCTGGCTCTGTCATTGCAAACAACATTACTTTTACAGGTGAATTGAAAGGTGCTACAGGAACATTCTCAGGCAGTGTAACGGTAAGTAGTGGAGATAATGTTGTTCAAATAAGTAGCGGTAAAATATACTCACAAAACACTGGAACTTCCTATAGCTATGGAGCAATAACCATACAAGGCGGAGAGCTAATATTTAATTCATTCATGGGATCAGCATATGATTGTAAAATATATCAAGATAAAGCGGATGGACTTCTAATGATTGAATCCAAAAGTGGACTATGGATACAGTCTGAATTGAATGGCTTGATGGTAACTGGCCCAACAAATTTCAAAGGTCATATGGAAATGAACAACTATGATATACAAAATGTCAACCATATAACCATTAACGATCCCGGTTCAGGAGAGGGGTTAGAATGGCTAGGAGGAAATGGATGGAGAATTGTTGAAGCTCCAGATAACATGACTAATGCCAAAGGTAATATCCAAATTGCACAAGGTGGAGGAACTTCGAGTAGAAGAATTACGATCAATACAGATGGAAATATTCATTTGTATTCTGGTTCAGGGAACTTAATGGGTTCTGTGACTGGTGCTTCAGTTAGAATATTGGACACAGGAGGAACTTGGATTAACTACTATGTAAATCCTGCGGATAATGGAGAGGTCAGGATTCAAGGATCACATAGTGGAGCTTATAGACCTATACGTGCATCATCCTTCCCAACAAGCTCATCAATAAATTATAAAACAAATATCGAATCTCTAACCTATGAAGATGCGAAATTCTTACTTGATAACGCAGAAATCTTTAAATATCATCTTTTGAGTAATGTGGAGAATGGTATTTATGACAAACCAAAAATTGGTATGATTTCTGAAATGGTTCCTCAGCAACTTAGAGATGAGGATGGTGTAGACCCCTACTCTGCTGTTTCTACACTTTGGAGAATCGTTCAATATCATCAAGAAACTATTAATGATTTAAAAGTTCAAATTCAAGATTTAACAGAGGCTATGTCTCAAGAAGAAAATACAACTGAAACTGGAGGAAATTAAGATGAAAGAATTACAGATTGATATTAACACCATTATGGATGAGTATGATAAAAAAATTAGCGCTCTTAATAGAGATATTGTTTTATTAAGTGTTCAAAACAAAGAGCTTTTAAAGAAAGTTGAGGAATTAGAAACTCAGCTAAAGACTGAGAATAGCTAACACCAATAAAACTAATTAATAATGATAATATAATTTTATATTTATCCTGCCGGGTGTGAGAGTCATCTGGCAGGATAAAAATCTTATTTTATACAGGAGGAATTTTAAATGGGAAAAATCGTAGATATTTCACATCACCAAGGAACTATTGATTTTTCAAAATTTTCAAAGGAGGTAGACCTTGCAATTGTACGTGTCCAATATGGCTCAACTGTTGAAGATAGAACCCACAAGAGGAATCAATCAGAATTGAAAAAGTACGGTGTTCCATTTGGGACATATGCTTATGGACGCTTTGTATCTGTTAAAGATGCTGTTGTTGAAGCGAAGGACGCTATTGCGCGCACAGATAAGAGTGCCAAATTTATCGTCTTAGATGTTGAGAAAGACACTATTGATTCTTGCGGAACAAAGAATTTGGCAGAAGCATCTCAAGCTTTCATTGACACATTAAGCAAAGCAGGATTTAAAACTGGTTTCTATGTTTCTCACGAAATCTACAAAAAATACAATCTAGACAAAGTAAAGGCAGATTTCTTATGGTTGCCTCGCTACGGTGCAGACAACGGTACGAAGAGTAAGAAACCTGACTATCCATGCGATCTTTGGCAATACACACAAAAAGGGAAAGTTGCTGGTGTATCAGGATACGTTGATTTAAACGATGTTAACGGTTCTAAACCTCTTTCTTGGTTTGTTGGTGGATTAGTACCGAAGAAAGAATCTTCTGTAGTGGCCTCCCCTGCAAGTAGCTCTAAAGAAAAAGCAATCGGGGAAGCTGTTATAAAAGTGGATTCATTAAATATTCGAAGCAGTGCCAGTTTAGATTCAAAAGTTGTTGGTACTGCATTGAAGAATCAGAAGTTTCCTGTATATGAGAAAAAAGATTACTTCTTGAGAATTGACAAAGGGAAATGGATTTCAAATAAAGATGGTAAATACGCAACTTATAAATCAAATTCAAGTTCTGGATCGTCTTCTAAACCATCTTCTTCTACTACATATAAAGTTGTAAAAGGAGATACACTGTGGGATTTATCTAAAAAATTCAAAACTACTGTAAGCGCTATCAAGAGTTTAAATGGGTTGAAGTCAGATACTATTTTAGTTGGACAAACTTTAAAAATTCCTGGGACTTCTAAAACTTCTAGCTCTCAAGCAAAGTACCATACCGTTGTAAAAGGAGATGTGGTTTCTAAATTGGCCGTTAAGTATGGAAGTACAATTGATCAAATTAAAGCATGGAATAAACTTGACAAAAACTATACGATTTATGTCGGTCAGAAACTAAGAGTTAAATAATTAATCTTGGACAAAAGGGCTTGAAAAAAGGGGTTGCAAAAAGAATAGAGGAGGAAGCCAGAAATGAATTTCTTAGAATTGCTATCAGATACAGCTTGGTTAACAGCTATCTCGGCTATTCTAGGTTCTGTTTTGACATACTTTGCAACAAAGACAAATAACAAAAAGGAAATGTCAATCAACGACAGAATGCAACTCTCTAAAGACCAATATCAACTTATAGCTGAATTACGTGCAATGATGCAAGAACAACGAGACGAAATTGATCATTTAAGAGAAGAGATTAAGCAGTTACAAGAGGTAAATGTTAGCTTGATGATTGAAAACAAGGAGTTACAAGTTAAGATTAATGCATTAAATAATAGACTATCATCATTTGGTAGTTAAGAGGAGAAGATAAAGATGGAAATGTTATATGACCAAATTTTAAACTTAATAGCACTTATTATTGCTGGATGTGTTGGAGTAGTTACTCGGTATGTTGTTAAATTTCTTAAAAAGAAAGGCGTTATTGCAAAATTGGAAACTCATAAAGAGTTGACAAAAATTGTAGTAAATGCTGTTGAACAAGCATATAATCATTTAGACGGAGATAAAAAACTCGAACTTGCGAAGTCAGAATTAGAGAAAGTAGCAAATAGCAAGGGATTAGCAATTACACAAAAAGAAATTGAATTGCTGATCGAGTCCACTGTAAAAGAAATGAATAAGGCAATTAAAGAAGAATTGTAAGAAGTAGACCTCCCTTGAGCGTGCGAAACTTATAGGGAGGTTTACCGCATTCACCTTCGAGCCAGCCCCTTTTGATGGGTCTGCTTTGTGTATGCCCCGACTGTTGGCGCAGTCGGGATTTTTTGTTTTGAAGCTCTAATGATTACTTTAACTTTGATTTAATCATTACACAAATTATATAACATGTCAATATTTAATTAGATATTTTAATATCAATCTGCAACTTTTCCTCAGAATCTTTTATTTCCTCAATCAAAATATTTAACCTTCTTATAATTGCATCCGCAGAGTATTCCCCATTAAGTTCAAAGTTAAATGTTTTTCCGTTGGCAGATATACTAGAAGAGTGATTAACTTTTTCATTTGATTCCTCATTAGTCACAGAAATAACATCTTTATTAACAGTTTCAACTAGACTGTTTTCAGTTGAAGGTTTCTGAGATAAAGACAGCTTATTAGCACGTTTCTTACTACTCTTTTTATATTGATATTTCAGATTATAAAAATAATCAACATTTGAGCCTTCCCAACTATCTACTAAAGAAGCAATGCTATGTTGATTTTCCATATATTTATTAAATATGATCATTTGCTGATCTCTATATAAAGTTTTAAACTTATCAAAGTCCATATAGTTATTTGGTTGAGAGAGAACTTCGTTTAATTCATCTTCGGATAAATTTGTTTTTTCAATATTACTTGTTCTCCCTAGACCATTTCTCGGAATATCTAGCTTATCTAAAAGTTTATAATATGTGTTGTGGCTAATTCCTAGACCTTCTATTATATTATTGATTTGATAATTTTCTCTCCAATGCATCATTAACATTTTCTGCTCTTCTTTTGACTTATTCTTCAAATCATAATAGTTGATTATTTCATTCATATTAAACACCTCGACTTTGCCGTTAAGTTTCTTCCGTTCTGAGTTATTCATAAATAAATAAGGAGTTCTTAAAGCTTGAGATATACCACCCCTTCTTGTGGATGCGCGCGCAAAAATATTCTTTCCTATTCTTTTCTTCTCACGAATCTCTTCATTAAGCATCCTTTTTACATTCAATCTATATCAACTCCAGAACATACATACTCATTCATTATCATTGTATATTATTAGTGAGAATAATGAAATAAAAAAAGAGAGGGAAATGATCCCTCTCTTTTTTTAATATATTCAGGTTGCATTTCTTTCTGTAACTTTAAAGGATGCATTATCTGCTTTAACATATGCTGATGCACTAACGCCTATAGCCCCTAACAATAGGACAGCACATACTAACAATTTAATTTTCATGTAATAACCCACTCCTTAAAATTTGTCTTCTTGCATTGTATGCAACACGGTAAAACTCACATGCATCATAAGCCTTCTCTTTAGACTCTAAAATCTTTGCCGCAATGATACCGTAGTCTTCCACATCTGCATACAAGCCATTCTCGTTGAAGAACTTGAAGGTCTCTCTAACTAAGTCTACGTCATGAATTAAATACAATCCTTTTAACATTTCGAACTTTGCAACATCATAAGCATTGCGAGCTTTTTCAGCAAACTCTTTTCCTTCAAGATAAAGATCATTAGCCGACACTCGCTCAGATTGTTTTGCTCTAACAAAAGCCAGATTAAATAAAGCTTTTGAAGTGAAAATATGATTAATCTTTTTGTATGCAGTTAAAGCTTTCTCTAGATGATTGGATGACTTTTCAAGTTCTTCAAGCTGATTATAACATATTCCAAGATTCAAATGCGATGAGCCAATTAGATGATCTATCTCCATTTTCTCTGATTCGTTTAAAGCTTTATTCAAACTTGGCAAAGCTTTTTCAGGAATCATTTGATCTCGGCAATTACCAGAAAATATAAATTGGCATCGAACTCTGTGCTCTCCATAAGTGTCATATTTTTTATAAATATCGTATGCTTGTTTAGCATAGTTCATCGAGAAGAATGTTTGTTTCATGTGATAATACACTTCTGATGTTTTAAAATAGAAGTCCGCTTTTTCTAGATCGTCACAATCAAAAGAGTGAAGTTGAATCTCAGCGTTTTTATAATAAGTGAGGGCGTGTAGTAACTCTTTCTGTCTAAAATGATACATACCAGCAAAGAAATTGTAGTAGTATTCAAGCATGCCCTCAAGGTTCTTTAGTTTTCTTAGCTTTCTAAATTCTTCAAAACGACTATCAAGATCGCCTCCACTCGAACACATATAATCAAGTTGTAACTTGTGCCTGAAATCTAATAGGGAGTAATAAATTAAAGCATCTTGGTTTTCTTCCATAGAGTCTATCTCTTCTTTAACTTCATTCTTTATTTTTTCCGCTTCATAAGTCCAATTATTTTTTAATGCTGTATACCAAAAATTCATTTTCGTTGTTACCAAATCATAAGGTATTACATCGCTATTCTGCAAATCGTTAAACTCCTTCCACTTTAAATTCCCGTTATTTTGAATTATAGCACAACAAAGGAATGTTATGGAAAGTGTTTGTAAGAATTTTTTAAAATATGACAATAAAAGACGGTCTTCTAACCGCCTTTTTTATTTCTCAACTATAGGTTTCTCAAACTCTATCAAATTATTCTTTATTAAGTATGTCAAAACCACTGCAAAGCTATCAGACTCATCTTCATTAGCAAATTCAATGTCAACAAAATTATTTTTTATGATCTTCTGAACTTGAGCTTTGGTCGCATTCCCTTTGTATATAGCCTCTTTTACCGTTTTTGGTGGATAATAAATCTGATTAACATCACTGAATAGAAGATTTGTTACTCCATGAACCCTATATATGGTCTGAGTAGCCGCATTAAATCTCGAAAATCCACGTTCTATAGTTACAATTGCAGGTGGATATGATTCCTTAAGATTATTCAACCAATTATATATCTCTTTTAGCTTAATCGCGTTATGATACTGATCTTTTTTCTTTTTGATTTTATCTGTGTTTACACTTCCAATAAAGACAAACTCTTGCTTTTCTAAATCATAAATTGTACACCCTGTGCAGGAGAGTGACAGGTCAAGTCCGTATATATAGTTTCCCAATATGGTTCAACTTTAAGATTAGGTGTGAAGTGTTTGTGTTTTGCTTTTTTTCATATAATTGGTTGTATGCAATTTGACGATTCGTCATAAGTACAACCTCCAACAAAAATTACTAGGCAGAATTAATCTACCTAGTAATTATTATATCATTATTAATTCGTTTTGTTAAATTATCTATTACGTTTTAAGCTTTTTCTGACAAGCTGACACTTGTTAAGATGAAGCTCTTTAACGTTAGGATTAGGCTTCCATTTTCCATTTTCGTTTTTCCAACCATATTTCTCTTCAACATCTAAAACTTTAATAATATCCCCTTCGTAGAGTAACTGGTCATCAAACGTCCAAAATTTCTTTTTGTTTACTTTAACAACAAATTCTCGACCAGTTTTGATCTGATAAAGAGTAACTTTTGGAGTATACTTTTTGTTAATGTCTAAAACCAGCGCATATCTTCCATCCACATTGCTCCATGTAGAAGATGCATATCCGAGACTATCCTTTTCAAAAGCAATCTGATCATACAGGTCAATTTTCTGCGGTGGATTACTCCTAACCGCTTCTTCGTATTCTTTCAGATTTTTTAGTCGTTGAATCTTTGTTTTCTCTAAAAGACCTGCATCGTATTTCAAAGGTTTCTTAATTGTTTTCTCTTTCTCAGTTATAGTGACTTGACCTGTTTTTTTATTCTTTTTCTCTTTTCGGTCAATCACAATTTGGTCATCAAATTCTGGGTATAATTCAATGTTTGCTTTTTTCTTCCCTGACATGCAGAGGTATAATTCCAACAGGACTTCTTTCTCTCCGAACTCTCTAAAGAAATCGAGGCGGATCAATGTTTCCATTTGACGACTGTCTACAGAAGTTTTAAAAATGTCAACCAACAATGATACGAAATCATTCTTATCATAGTCTTTATCTTGGGCTAACTTATAAAGTTCTTCTGCAACTTTTCTATTCAAATATTTGATAGATGCAATTCCTTTATAGATGTTCTGCTCTTTTCTATTGAAGTTGTAAAACGCTCTTGATTGACCAAATTGTATCGGCTTGATTTCAACGTCCATTTTTTTAGCATAATTAACGATTTTTGTTGTCTTATCTTTATCATCATCTTGAATATTTAAGATGGTTGTTAAAAACTCAAGTGGATAATGATATCTTAAATAAGCTCCAATATATCCGATATAGCTATATGGCTGTGAATGGTTTACAGAGAATCCATACCGACTTGCATCGTCAATTACCTTTAGAAATGATTCTAAAATCTGCTCAATGTGCTCCTCAGATTCATTATATTGTTCTTTCATATGAGAAATAAAACCGTCATGAATCTTAGGCAATAATTTTTGTGTTCCTTCTTTCTTTGCAAGTCCACGCCGAACCGTGTCAGATTCCGCTCCAGTATGTTTACAGAAGTCTGTAAGAAAGTTCATAATCTGTTCTTGGAAAATAAGGTAGCCAAGAGTAGGTTTTAATGCCTCGTTCAAAGCTGGATGTCCATTATCTTTTGTCTCCCCAGCCGCGAGGTTATATCTATAGCTGTCACCAGATGGCCTTATTGCTCCATTAGCCATTGATAATAAATCAATATAGTCGATATCTCCAATATTATTCTTTATCCTATTCAAGGTTTCGTCACTAAACAACTGTTTAATATAGGCATGTGCAGAATCAGATTCAAGTTGGAATACTCCAAGAGTCGAATCACGAAGTGACTTCCACACATCCATGTCTTTAACATCGACATTGTCTGGAGTAAGTCTTTCGATATTTGCAAGTTTGCATGTTTCATTGATAAGTTCAATATTTGCTAAACCTAAAACGTCTAGTTTGACATAGTTTTCACCATCAAGTTCTTTCATATTAACCGCAGTAACACGATATTTACTCTCTTTTGTATATAATGTTGAAACGTTTGTCGCCAAATCAATAGGAGACACGATAAATCCAGAAGGATGACTTCCCATAGATTCGATTACGCCGTTCATTACATCAACATATTCAAATAGCTCAGGGTATTTATGTCTATAGCTTTCATCAATTCGATCTTTTCCGTTAAATGTTTCTACAGCCTTGGCAATTGTATCAACCTCTTCTAACGGCATGCCTAATCCTTTTCCTACGAGGCGGATCGATCCTTTTAAAGCTTTAGTGTTAAAAGTGACGATTTCAGCAAAATCAATTCCATCAAGACTAGCAAGATAATCGATTGCTTCCTGTCTTCTAGATGGTGGAAAATCAATATCGATATCAGGAAGAGAGATACGGTCTGGATTCAAGAATCGGAAAAAGTTCAAATTATGCTTAATTGAATCCATCTCTGTAATTCCTAATACATAGGCAATCAAGCTTCCATTTACCGAACCGCGTCCATATCCTTGATAGATATCATTATCGTGACACCAGTCAATAATATTTTTTTGTAAAAGCATATAATCAACAGCATTAAGTTTTACATAGGTGTCAAACTCTTCTCTAATCCTATCGAAGTAAGCTTTTTTCTTTTCACTTGGGAACTTGTCAAAACCTCGTTTCTTAACACCTTCATTTATTTTTTGTTGAAAGACTTCAATAGGGTTCTCGTATAACTTTGGATATTTCGGAGTTTTATCCAAAGTAAACTCCTCGACCATATCTGCCATTACATTAGTGTTATGTATAGCTTCTAAATATACGTTACGTGGCAATGCTCCTTGTCTTTCAAACATCTCAACTAATTCTGGATAGGATTTCATTGTTAAATCAAAAGAGTCTTCATCTCCATAATTAGCACCTTTTGATTTTAGAAATAGCTGTCTTGCTTTTGCGTGCTCAGCGTTTAATGCGTGTGTATCAGTTCCAGCGATAAGAGGGATGTTCAGCTCTTTTGATAGTCGTAAAAGCATCTGATTAAATGCTATCTGATCTGGATGACTGTGATATTGAATTTCAAAAAACATTCGATGACGATTTTTTGCCATCCAGTTCAACATATCCTCAAACTCATTATTGATTGCAACTGCCTCTGTTAGCTTGCCAGCCTCTTCTAATGCGTTATATTTACTATACATTCTCCAGAGTGGGGAAGCCAAGCATGCAGAAGTCATAATAACATTGTCAGATGTAGCCTTTAATTCATCAAAGGTAATCCGAGGATTATAATAAAAATGACCATCTTCACGATTAAATGATTGAGATGTCAATTTATTGATCTCCAATACACCTTCGTAATTTTTAGCAATTAACATGTAGTGAAAGTTGTCACGTTCTAAAATCAGTTTACCAGTGGGACTTCCGTCCACGCCTTCTTCTTTTTTGATCTCTTTAGTTAAATAAACTTCATTTGCGTGTATGTATTTCATGCCAACTTTCTCAATTGCTTGCTTCTTTTTAATCCAATTCATGACGCTTCCATGTTCTGAGATGGCTAGAGCATTCATTCCTAGTTTTTCAGCATAATCTATGTAATCTTGGTATTTTGTTACACTGTCTGCCCCTGTACCAGCCGTAAGGTTACTAATGTCAGAATGGTCATGATACATCACATAATTATCCACGTACATCACTCCTAATTAAATCGTTAACTCTTTTCTCAACTACTTCTGTTAGTTGTAAATAAACTTCATCTCCAAATGTTTTATGCAACTTTTTTAGATCGTTAATTGCATCAAGGCATTCATCAATCGATTCAATTAAGTCATATCTAACTACATCACTGTCGTTTACACCTTTTATACCAATTGCATCTCTAATGGCGAATTTTATTTCTTCTTTAACTTTATTTGAATTAAGTAACACAAAGCAAAATGAAGGATAGCCACCTGTTTCGTGATTATACTCCTTAATTGCTGTTGCAATGATGTCATATGCAGTATCTCCTTCGGCAAATAAAAATACTTCTTCATGATCAAAATCTTTCATATGATTGATAAGATCAGGGTATATAGGATAGCCAAAGTAATAATACTCCTTAAATTCTTCATCATACCGAACATCTGTAATTAGGTAAGCATGGTTGTATAGATTGGATGAACGTAATTTAACAATGTCTCCTATTTGAAAATGCTCCAAATTAATCACCCCTTATTGTTATGATTTTTTAATAGCCTTCTGGAAGCAGGAGTAACAAACGGATTCATATTTTTGCTTCTTGTCAGTAAAATCCTCAACACTAATTCCACTATCATCAATTTGTAGTTGACCATCTAAATATAAAAGGTGATGGGTAGCGTCATTTATACAATGATCACAAGGCATGTCAATTGTATTAATCCTGAATCCACACTCGATTGCGCGTTTAATCGAATCAAACATTGTCCCATTGTATGAAATCATTAATCCATACGCATATATGTCCACATCATGTATTACTGATATTTCTGCAAGCTTTTCTACCTGTTGAACAGTGAAAAATTGCAGTTCATCTAAAAGAATAATTTCTGGGTTGTTATTTTGGACTTCTTTAGACATGATTGAACCATCATCGTTTTTTGGAACTACTATAGCAGGACGCTTAAATGTTAGTGCTCTAGATGCTACAAATTCTCCATCTCTAATGTCTGTTTCAGGTTTAAACGTAAGAACTCTTTTTCCTTGTTCATCTAGTAGGAATCCTTTCATAATTAATTGTGCGGACTTGGCAGATTTCATTGTTCCAAGTATTAAATCTCTAACTCTTAAATCTTTTGACATGATTAACCCTCTTTTTTAACTTTTTCTAACGTATCCATGTAACACTTTTTAAGCACTTTGTCCAAGTGAAAACACACACTAATGTCTTTGAAAGACAGGAAGAAATCTTCGTCTGAAAGAAATTCAGAATAAATAGTGTCTTTTAAGAAGAACTCTTCACTATGTTTAGTTAAATCTCGCATCTCAATAAGCAACATCGTTAGATCAATGCGTTTAATTTTTTCATGCTCTTCGGAAGTCGGCGGTTCGATCCCAATATGTTTACAAATTGCCTCCTCAACTTTAGATTCAATAGAAGAGAATTTAGGCAATAGTTCTTTTAGAGGAGCAGGACAGTCTCCTACATATGCCTCGGTAAAGTCATGAATCAAAGTCAATAGACACTCACGATTCGAATATCCTAATTTTCTCGCCATCTCATAGCAGTAAATTGAGTGTTCCGCAACACTATAAGCTCTCTTAGAATGTCCAACAAATCTATTAATTCTAGTTAAAGATTGGACGATATCATCAATATCAATCATTTCAGGCGTAGGATTTAGATAATCAAATTTAATTCCTTTATATGTAACCAGTGACATTTCAACACTCTCCATTTTTGTTGTTTGTTAGAATAAAAGTGGAAGAATAATCTCCCACTTTTATTATTTGTTACTAAAATTCCAAAATGAATTGGATTTACTTTGGCTTTCTTCTTGAGGTTCTCCCAAAACTTGATCTGCGATACCAAGTTCAACGGCCTCATTTGCCGAAAAGAAGAAATCCCGTTTACTTCTTTGAATTTCATCCATTTGACTTCTCGACAATTTAGTAGATGAAAAGAGGCTGTCATACATTTCTTGAAGTATGCCTACTTCATTACGCATATCATCGTGATCTTTAATTTGTCCCTCCATTCCATAAGAAACAGAATGATACATAAATCTTGCTAAACGATATGCTAGGCGCCGATGTCCTGCAACAAAAATTCCTAAAGCCATTGATGCAACAAGTCCCATTCCATATGTAATGATTGGAACAGCAGATAACTCCATCGCTCCAATGATTGCAAAACCTGCTGTAGCACTTCCTCCAACGGAATTAATAAAAATTTCAATTGGTTGTGACTCATAGTCCTTGATTGTTGATGAAAGGTACGCATCTTCATCGTTAATAGCAATGATTCTATCAATAACATCTCCTGCAAGCGCATCGTCAATTTGTTGAGAAATAATAATAACTCTGTCTGTTCTTGCTGTTTGCTCCATCATCCAACACTCCTAATCATTTTTTCTTTCATATGTAGCAAATGAGAAGCTGTATGGATGATTTTCATCCGCTTCATTTTTAACTGGTTCTCCAACCATTTTCCATTCTTTCGCATCGAAGTCGGGGAAGTGGACTCTAGCTTTGTTGCTAATTGTATGTACATGAGTGATGATGAGTTTATCAGCATCATCAATTAACTGATAATACATTTCTCCGCCACCAATGACATAGATGTCATGTTTTTGGCCTAACTCCAAAACTTCATCGATTGAATGAAGGACTTTAGCTCCAACAGGATCAAAGGATTCGTCCATTGTTACAACATAATTTTTTCTTTTTTCTAAAGGTTTCTTCGGAAGAGAATCCCATGTTTTTCTACCCATAACAACAATCTTCCCGCTTGTGACTGATTTAAAATGTTTCATGTCTCTGGGAAGAGAGAAGAGGAGGTTTCCATCTCCATCTCCGATCCCGAAGTTCATATCAAGGCATGCTACAAGTGTAATCATTATTTCAACTCCTATTTCAATTTCTTATATAAATTAAAGAATTTAAGTTTCTTATATGACCTTCTAAGTTCATCGTTCTCTTCAATCAGACAGCGATATTTTTTATAGTAATAATTGTCAAGTTTATTCACTGCTTTATCTAACGATTTATGATTTAATTTTTCTTCAATAACATAGTCTGTATAAATCCTCAATCCACCATCAATATCTTTAACTATATCCTTGATTTCAACATTTTTATTTATTTCACTTAAGAATATCGTGACACCGATTATAAGTTCTTCTTTTGGTAAATTTAAAAATTCTCTAGTAACAATAGCTTCATATTTTTCTGATGATACTCTTTTTTTAATAGAAGGTCGTTCAAACCCATAAGCGTCATTTTCAAAATAATATTCACACTTTTCGACTTTCCCTAGAAATGTATATTTAATCATTTTTAATCTCCTTAAATAATTTAGATAGCAACTTCAAAATCTAATCTATCTCCATGTTTATAATCGATTAGCTTAAAATCATCGATAGTGAAATCGTAAAAATTATCGACTTCTGGATTAATCCAAATTTGAGGAGCAGAGAAAGATTCTCTACTCATTTGTTCCTTGAGACCTTCGATATGTCGAGTGTAAATATGAGCATCACCAATATGATAAATATAGCTTCCCAATTCTAATCCTGTAACCTGAGCAATCATTCGCTGTAACACGTTGTATTGAAATACGTTAAATGGATTTCCTAATGCCATATCGTTTGATCTACATCGAACTTCGAGATGTAGTTTTCCACCTTTCACATGCCATTGAGTTTCATACACACATGGTGTCAAAGCCATATCATCTAAATCATCTGGATTCCAAAGCGTTGTAATATGTCTGCGTGAAGCAGGGTTATTTTTGAGTTGACTTAACAAGTAGTCAACTTGGTCTACCTTTTCGACTTTGAGAGTGCCTGCTATTGTATCGTCAGAATAATGACTGTTCACAGAAGTTATTGCTTTTCTATTCTTCTTACCTAACTGATAACCATAAGCTTTACCAATCGTTCCATCTTCAAGTTCCCATTCGTTCCAAATCTTAACCCCCATGTCTCGAAGGTCTTGAACGACATTAGATTTCTTTTGCCAAATCCAAAGCAACTCTTTAATTGCTGTTTTCCATGCAACCCTCTTTGTAGTCAAAATAGGTACTTCTGAATTGTCAAACCGCATTGATTGTCCAATGTAGGAAATGGCGTGAGCAGGAGTTCCATCTGCCCACACAGTCCTTACCCGTTCTTCTTCATCGCTATATCCATGATTTAAAATTGTTTCAATAATCTTTCTGTATTGTGTATCTGCTTGATTCATTATGTATTTCCTTTCAAAATCATTTGCTTCTATTAAGCTCTTCACTAACGATATTTGCCATCTTTCTCATTCCCATATACTTACCAAAGTAATAAACTGAGACGAAAAAAATGCCTGCTATCAAACCAATGGTTGGCGTCATGATATTATCTCCTTCTGTATAAAACTACACTTTTATTCATTATTAATTAGTTTTGTGGTATAAATAGCAACTTTCCGATCTGTGTATTGACATGTTTTCTTTCCAATAATTTCAACCAATCCTTTTGCTCTAAGCTCATTCAAGCGCGGATGGACACTATTGCGATCTGATGAAGGAACTAAATTTTTCTTATATAAAAAGACTGCTAGCTCTTTGGCTGTAGCACCATTCTCAAATGAATTATGTAAATTTTCAAAAACAACACGTTGACGCTCACTCAGAGATTCTGAAACATGTGCATATGCTTTTTTGCGTGTCTCCTTAGTGATATCACTTGTTTTATTCTTTCTGAATAAAGACGACAATCCATTAAAAAGTGATTCAGTAAAAGGCAACTTTGTAATCATATATCATTCTCCTATTCTTCTAAGTATTCAAAATTTAATTTCAAGACATAACCTTTTTTAAATATGTGTTCGTTTCCACAGGTCATACAATATGTAGTATTTTCTTCAACTAGATTTACTCTTTTACTTGAACAAGATGGGCAACGATTGACATCAAAATCTCCTTCAATTTTTGTAAAAACTTTATCTGATGTAACCTTTTCTTTAAGTGATTGCCCAAACTGCATGCAAGATTTCTTTACAGTAGTAGGATTAATACCTAGCTCTTTTGCAATAACCATCCTAGGAACTCCATTTAAATCTCTTTCGGCAATAATCTTTTTAAAATCATCTGTAAATGTCTTTTTGTATCTACTATTTTCTTTATATGTATTCAAAACATTTAATACATTGCTACGCGATATTTGAAAACTGTCACTTATAAATTCAATAGGGCTTCCTTCTGCATAAGCAGTTAAAATCTTTTCTGTTAACACATAATTGCTCTCCTTTTAAAGTAAGTGTCGATCATAAATTAATGTTGCTCGTTCATTTCTAAAAAAATCATTTAAAATCTTAATTATAGAAACTTGGTTGCCATCTTCTGATACACTTCGGCTAAACAATAATAGAGCAGTGAAGATATCTATTTCTCTGGCTCCTTCTGGATTATCAGCAGTGGCGTATTCGTACTCTTCAATAGCATCCTTCTCATCTTTGGCTTTAACTAATGAGTAATATGGATCGTCAAACTCATAAAACTTTAAACCATCCATTTTTTTAACTTGATCAAATTGTCGATCAAGTTGTTTCCCTGAGCTAAACAAATGAACCTCTGATACATGATGTCGGAGACCAGTTTCTATATTTGCCTTAGTCGCTTCTTCCCTTGCTTCAATAGGATCATTATGCTCACTCACTATCACACCATCCGTAATTACCCCATATCTCTTTGACAATTCTCTTCATCCTTTCTTTATTATTTGTTTAAAGATTGTTTTACAATTTGATTTACAAGCTTCATATCTGCTCTACCTTTAAGCTCTTGGCTTGCAAGTTTCATCGCCATCCCCATATTTCCTCCAGAGACTTTTACATATTCGACAATAGAACT